TTCTTCTGGTACTCCATGCTCGTTTACTCCTCCATGTCTATTTTCTACAATCAAAGAATAAACTCTGTATCCGTATTTTTCTGCTAGATCATAGTATGGTTGCATTTCCCATTCCTGAGTAAATGTATTTGATACTATAATCTTTTCATCTGGGTTTATTCCATTCCATTTTGACATTGATTCTTCAACTACTAGTCTACACCATTTATGGGCTGCTTTTAAATTTGAAGGATTAAATTCATATTCACCTTTCTCGTTAAGAAAGAAATGATCTGCTTCAAACCATGATCCTCCTATTGAATTTGCTAATGTTGTTTTACCTGCTCCAGGTAATCCTCTTAATAAAAATAACTCTTTCATATTATTTGCTTTATTTTGATTTTACCACATATTTTACATTCTCTTCTTTGATGAGGTATTTTCAAAATTTTATATCCATTATATGTAAATTCCCATTTAGTCCATTTATGAAACCCTAAATAACATAATAACTCTTTCATTTTAATTTCTTTTTTAACATTACATTACTATGATCTCCATGTTTACTTAAAAATTCTAGACTAAAACATTTAGGTTCTGGTATTAAATCCAGACTTGCTGCTGCTCTTACTGTATAATCTCTCTGAGTAGTTATGTTAAACTCTTCAGTATTATAAAATTTATACCATTTAGGTTCTTTTACCTTGGATGGAGTGTATGAAAATATTATGTTCATATTATATTCTTTTTTCGTGGTGATCCTTTGGTAAGGCTAATTTTTTAACTTCTCTATCTTTCATAATTGAAAGTATCTCGTCTAATGAAATTGGATCTAAACCATTTCCATCTACTCCTACATCCATTGCTTTACCCTCTGCTATTCGTAAGTGTGAAGGTAAATGAACGTGACCATGTAAGTGAATTACTCCTTGGTTCATATCATGCCATGACGCAATTGGATAGTGCATACAAACGAATTTAAACTTTTCATTCATTGACTTAGTAAGTGGTCTTACAACTTCTAGTTCTAAGTAATGTTGTACTGAAGAAAATAGTCTCTGTACTCCTTCCTTGTTTCTTTCAATGTGGTGATCATGGTTTCCAAATGTCAAGTGAATGTTTTTACAGTTGATTTGACTTCTGAATTCTTCAATCTTATCAAACCCTCCAAATGACCAGTCACCTAAATGTATTAAGATATCATCTTCACCGACCATGTTGTTAATGTTATCAACTAGTCTTTGGTTCATATCTTCTAATGAATCAAATTTACGAGCATATCCATCATTCACTGACCAGTTTGTAGTAGCACTACAAATGTTTGAGTGTGAGTAATGTGTGTCTGATGTAAAGAACAATTGTTGTCCTTTTTCTAATACTAGTTTCATAACTTTTTATTTAATGTATAAAGATATAAAAAAAGACCTGCGTATACAAGTCTTTTTACTAAAATATTGGATAAAATTTTGTGTCCTATACAGGACTCGAACCTGTGACCTTCTCGTTATGAGCGAGCTGCTCTAACCAACTAAGCTAAAAGGACAAATAGACTAAATGTGTTATCCGGCGAGATGATATCTCGCAGGCATATAAAGCAGGTTCTTCTTTGTACCCTCTGCAGTGGGTGCCTGACACCGCCATTTAGTCCTTTGTAGCGTAGCGTGGACTCGAACCACCCCCCTGGCTTATGAGACCAGGATGCAACCTTTACACCTTAACGCAGTTTATAAGCGGTCCGTACGGGACTCGAACCCGTGATCTCCTACGTGACAGGCAGGCGTCCACTCCAACTGGACTGACAGACCAAATTACTTGTCTATTCCAAGTTGTCAAATCTGTCAAAGTCGATTAAGCTATTGTGGAACCAATGGGATTCGAACCCACATCCTCTACCGTGCAAGGATAGCGCTCAGCCAGTTGAGCTATGACCCCTTATTGTACTGCGTACGGGATTCGAACCCGTGCCTTATCATAGAAAGTGATACGTGTTAACCCCTTCACTAACGCAGCAGATTGTGGGTATATGTTCATCACATATTCTTGGGTTCCCACACACCCTTGAGCGACTAGAGAGAATCGAACTCTCATCTTTAGATTGGAAGTCTAAAGTAATGACCATTATACGATAGTCGCAGTTTGGTAAAGCTTAGGCTATTGAAAAGTGCCATACACCTACTTTACCTGGTAGGAGTTTCTTTATGCGTACCAGTCGCAACCTACAGGATCAACCGTGAGATTAGCTTCCTCCGTTGATAGTCATTGTCCTAGTGCTAATTCAAATGACTGCTGAGCTCCCGGCCAGGATCGAACTGGCTCTATTCCGGGTTACAAATCCGGTGCACCACCATTTGTGCGTCGGGAGCAAATAATTAGAGCCGGTTTTCGTATCCGTTCTGCAGGTTAGCCCCTGCTGCTTTACTATAAGCTAACTCTAATTTGTACCCAAGGAGAGACTCGAACTCTCAGTTTACGACTTCTAAGGCCGCCGTGTCTGCCAATTCCACCACTCGGGCTATTATTGAGGGCAAGGTAAGAATCGAACTTACTCCGCTGAGTTTGCAATCCAGCCGGCCTCCAAGACCATCCTGCCCTTATTTTCTTATACCTAAATATAAGAAATTATTTTTGGTTTTCCAACTAAAAGAATAAAAATGATTCCCATTCTTTTGGAATATCTTGAACCTGTCTTAGTAACATTAAATAATGTGGTCGTTTAGGTTCTGGGATGTCTTTTCCATATTCTTCTAGTGTTAAATCTGCTTTTTCATGGTTGCAAGGTCTACAAGCTGTTACTAAATTATCCCATGAATCTTTTCCTCCTTTTGATTGGGGAACTACGTGATCCAATGTCAATATTCTTTGATTTGAACATCCGCAGTAAACACATTCATAATTATCTCTTTTGTAAATATTTTCTCTTGTTAGAGGCACTTTATGAATATGTTGTTTAACATATGTAAACACTCTAATAATAGAAGGTTTATAAATTTCTAATTTAGGATTTACTAACCCAAATGTTTCTGGGTGTTCAGCTATTATTTCAGCATTACCTTTGTAAGAAATCACAAATGCCCTTTCTGCGCTTATAACTGATCTCGCGATAAAGCTTGAATCCACTACTAGTGTTTTTTGATACTTACTCATGATTTACTTTTTTTAATGAAACAATATATTTGCGCGCCACCAAAGAATCGAACTCTGTCCTATGGGGTTGGAATCCATTTGGCTACCTTAGCCTGTGACGCATTTGTAGGATATCGCTTAACCTACGGGTATTGATATCATTACATACCTTTAATGTCGAACTTATGAGGACATCAGCGATTTTTTTGTACCCCATCCAGGAATCGAACCTAGAATTAATCTTTAGAAGAGATTTGTTATATCCGTTTAACTAATAGGGCGGTTGAGGTCTTAAAAGGAGTCGAACCTTTGTTCTATCGTTCGTAGCGATAAGTTTTTCCAATTAAACTATAAGACCAGATGCAGGACACCTTTTAACCATCTAATAAAGTATCATAAACTATTGAAACATTATCGGATTCAACCCAATAATATCTACCTTCACATTTCCAAAGTCTTAAACCATCAACAGTTTGATTTACGTATTTTCCACCAATATTAGCTGGCTCACATACACCACAAACATCCTTTCCGTGTTCTTTTAAGTATTCAATAGTCATAACATATATTTTTGTACCCCTGACTGGAGTCGAACCAGCAAGCCTGAGCGCCAAGTTTTAAGCCTGGTGTGTTTACCATTTTCACCACAGGGGCATTTTGGGTGTTACCGGGTATCGAACCCTGTTCTCCTGATTCACAGTCAAGCGCTTTACCAATAAGCTAGAAACACCATATAAATTATACTACTTTAATAACGCTTACTCAATTTTACTATTCTAACGCTTTACCTCGTTAAGTCGTTTTTTGAGTAACGTTTCTTAACTTCCTACCTACCCGTATAATTTTGTACCGACTAGTGGTAACGATCCACTCTGAAAATACTTATGAGATATTTTCGATCACCTGATCAAGTCGGTATTTGAGGAAAGAATCAGAATCGAACTGAATCCAGTTACCCGAACGCCTCGCTTAGCAGGCGGACTCAACACCATGTTGATTTACTTTCCATTTTGTACTCCTAGGAAGAATTGAACTTCCATTTCATCCTTATCAGAGATGTGTGCTAACCATTCTACTATAGGAGCAATTTTGCGGGCTTGGAAGGAGTCGAACCTTCATAAAAGAGTTAACAGCTCTCCGTAATAGCCTTTATACGACAAACCCGATTGTGGACCCTGTAGGAATCGAACCTACTCCTCTAGTTCTTCAGACTAGCGTACGCACCAGCTATACCAAAGGTCCAATTGTGGGACACTGTGGAATCGAACCACACCTTCTTACAGAACGATTTTACAGACCGCTTATCACACCAGTGACTGAAGCATCCCTTTTGTACCTCGTAGTAGAATCGAACTACTGCCATTTCCATGTAAAAGAAATACGCTTCCATTACGCCAACGAGGCAATTTTTGTACCCCCACCAAGAATCGAACTTGGATTCCTATATTAAAAGTATAGTACTTTAGCCGTTAAGTTATAGGGGCAATTTGTCTGGTAGGCAAGATTCGAACTTGCGTGCTCTCGCGTCCAAGGCGAGCGAGATAAACCGAACTCCTCTACTACCAGAAATTATTGTTGGCTTACTAGGATTCGAACCTAGACTAAAACAGTCAAAGTGTTTTGTGCTAACCGTTACACTATAAGCCAATATTGAGGAAGACGTGGGACTCGAACCCACAACAGTGTTACCTGCTACGACTTTTCAAGAGTCGCTCCTGATCCAGCCGGATGTCTTCCCTTTTAACTTTATCCAATATGTCAATGAACTCTTTTGTAAAATTACGATTACTGTCTTAGGTAATCAAATTTATTTTAAAAAAAAGACTCGAATCTTTTATTTTGATCCGAGTCTTGATTTATGTTATATATGTGTTTAACTATATCATACCAGATCTCGGTCTCCTTGTTTCGGTTCGTTATTATACGCACTAAAGCCTAAAATGACATCACCACATAACGAATCCGACCACGTTTGTATTGGTCTCAGCGTTGCGCTATTAAATTGATGCATGTTTTGAATCGTTGTCATTTTATTATTTTATGTCTATAAATATATACAGAAATTAAAAACCTTAACTTCTTTTGTAAATATATGAACCTTCTTTTAGGTAGCCAAATTATCTTGGAGAAATAGGTTTAGTAGCTACTAATCTTGCTTCATAATCGGCTATACATCCGTCACAACATGATTGTCCATTAGATGCTGTTCGTCTTTGACACCCACAAGATAGATGGGTTTTACAGTTATCACATAAATTTTCTTCCATTTTACTCTATTACATATACGATAGGAGATGTTATCGCTGCTTTGATTTCAAAATTTCTTTCGTTTCTTTCCACTAACCATCCTGTTATTTTTGCTTCAGCTTCTGTTACAGATACAGCATCCACTAAATAATCTAATTTTTGTCTTTTTGTTTTTCCTTTATCGTCAATAGATTGAAATTCAACTTTAACGATGTAATACTTGTTTTCGTTCATAATCTTAATTTGTGTTTATAAATATTAATGTTTGTATGCTATAAATTCAGAACCAGGTTCTTTAGGTTCTTCTTTTGTCCATAATCCTAAAGATTTCATATTTTCTATTTGTTCAGGACTTAAATCCCAATCATGAGCTACTTCTTTAACTTCAGTATTATCTTCAATATGTCTAACTTGATTTGCTGTTAGTGGGTCTGCTACATATAAGAAATAACAGTTGTAACATACTAATTCTAAATTTTCTAAAAGGTAATTACATTTATTACCGTCTTTAAAATTCAACAATAGTGGTGTTTTATAATCTGTTATCCTACGTTCATGAAACCCACAACTATGGCATTCATCTAATAGTAAAGCTTCAGCAACTAATCTAGATTTTATTTTTTCTGGTGTGAATGATTCCCATCCTGTTCCTGTTTCTATTATATTCCTAACATTTGGATCTTTTCGCTTATTAGGAAGATATTTAGGTATTCCTTTTCCAGATTGGTTTTTATGTAAATCAAATAGATTAAGTGCTTCTATATCACCATCATCAATTTTATATCTTTTAGCCCAAGGTTTATAATGTTGATATGATACACCTAAATAACGAGCGGCAGCACGATTTGATTTAGTATATTTCATCGCACGGACAATATCTTCCTTACTTAATGGTTTAGCTTTGGGCATTATTTTTTCTTTTAGGATTAGTTTCAATAAATTGTACTAAGTTCCATAAGTCTTCTGTGGTTTCCAACATAACTTCATTTCCATTAGCATCTACTATAGGGTTATTAGTCCCATCCGGATTATATCGTTCATAAAGATAAAATAATATAACCTCTGCTGCTTTAGGTTCAAAATGTAGATAAAGTAAACTATCTATAATTTGAAAGAATAATTCGTCATATTTTGTAGGATTAATACCAAAATCACCTTCTAATATTATTCCTCTATTAATAACATGATCTATTAAAGGAATAACATTAAGAAATATACCTTTTTGGATATCTTCTCTATTTTTTTTACGACGTTTTAAAGTACTTTTAACACCTATTATTTGATTAATTTGTTCTTGAAGGTGTGTTATATGTTCGTTTACTTCCATAACTATTAATAGCTTCAATTAATTTTTGTATATCACTACATGTTTCGTATTGTTCTAAGTTAGAATAGTATCTTTGTGCTTTTTCTAATGATTTTACCCAATCATTTCTATGAATTTGAACATAATTCCCACTTGAATGTAATTCAACAATAGTAGCTTCATTCTTTTTAGATGCATTTGCATCTTTTATTCCTGAAACCAGATTATTATAAATTAATTCTTGTACTTGAGGATTTTCATGGAGTGTATTTATATTAGCTCCAAATCCTAAACGTACATTTAAATTAGGAATTTTTCTTCTAGCCATGGTTATACTTCTTCTGGAAGAGTATCACTTGCGTTAGGTGCTTGTGTTCCCCCTTCTAATGCTGATTTTATTAGCATTTTTATATTACTTAATCTAATTAAGAATCCTATTACATTTTCGTAAGGTACATCTAAGTCTACATCTACACTTAACATGTGAGGTTCTAATCCGTTATTTAACTTAGTTTTTAGTTTTTGTGTTAACTCTTCTTTTTGAGATACACTATACCCTTTAGGTAATATAAATTGTACTTTAATACCTTTTTTAGTTGGGTTTGGATTAACATCTAGTTTTAACTTAGGTGTTTTTGGGTTTTGCATATCCGATTCAATTGCTGCCTCTTCAGGTGTAATTGCATCTTCTCCTTCTGCTTCTAAGAATAATTTTAATTCGTCTAATATACTAATACTTTCCATTATTATTGTTTTGATATAAATATTAAATCATTTTGGTATTCAGGCATTGAAGCAATAGTAATCTTAAATATATCTAACTCAAATGTACCAGGTTCACCACTTTCTTTAAGTATTTGAGGTAATTGTTGAAGAATATTAAAGGATTCAGGAGAAAATTTTAATAAATCGAATTCAACTACAATATCATTTTCTAATAATGGATCATTATTCTCTATAGTTAATACTCGTTTAGATAAATCAAATGACGTATTTTCTTGTTCTAATTCAACATAATCCCACATTCTACCAACTTCAAATCGCTCATTAACATATATTCTATCACAGAATAACTCTAATGTTTCTAAAGCAGGTAATTGACAATTATGAACTATATAGGCAATGTTATATTTTACGGATGGTGTTCTTGACCCCCATTTACGTATAAAATTACGATTTGAGTTTTTTTCAATATTTTGATAATCTCCAACACGTGATGTTTTACTTACAAAATGATAAACATGAGCTGAACTTACTTTATGTTCAAATCCTGCTAATTTATATCTTAAATGTAAATCATCATCTTCACAGAACATTTTAAAAGTATCTCCATCAATACCAATATAATCTTCTTTCATACATCCAAAGAATAATTGCGAACCTCCATCGATTAAACTTTCTTCAAATTGAAGTTGACTAAATAATCTTTCATCAAACGTACCTAAATCCGAGCCACAATCTTTAATAATTTTACCAGGGTACGTGTCCATATAAATAGGAGGTTCTATGCGAGTATACGTCGTTATTACGCGTTTACTTATATGTTTATCCATAGTTTCTATAAAACCTTTAGGCAAAACCATATCATTATGTAATAATATTATTTTTTCACCTTTAGCACGAGCAACAGCATTATTGTAATTAGTACCTAAATTGACTTGATCGTTTACTTCAACTATAATTTCAACCTCGTCTTCATTAGGATATAAATCTCTAATATTACGAATTATATTATTTGTATAATGTTGGTTAGAGGTAGTTGCTGGGATTATTAATGATATCATTGGAGTAATTTTATGTCGTTATTAACCATTGTATGAACCATATCTTTAAAACTAGTTTTAGGGTTCCAATTTAATTCTGTTTTTGCTTTAGTGCAATCTCCAATTAATATATCTACTTCAGCAGGTCTCATAAACTTAGGATCAATTTTAACATATGGTTCCCAATCTGCTATCCCTACTACTAAAAATGCTTCATCTAAAAAATCTCTAATAGACCATGTATCACCAGTTGCTATAACATAATCTTCAGGAGTATCTTGTTGTAACATTAACCACATTGCTTCAACATAATCAGGAGCATAACCCCAATCACGTTTTGCATCTAGATTACCTAATGAAATATAATCTGCTAATCCTAAATGAATTTTAGCAACACCATTAGTTATTTTTCTAGTTACAAATTCAAAACCACGTCTTTCTGATTCATGATTAAATAGTATTCCAGAGCAAGCAAACATATCATAAGATTCTCTATAATTTTTAGTTATCCAATGTCCGTATAATTTAGCAACACCATAAGGTGAACGTGGATAAAATGGAGTAGTTTCTTTAGCAGGATTTTCAACCATACGTCCAAACATCTCTGAGGATGATGCTTGGTAAAATTTAATTTTATCAGAACCATATTCGCGAATTGCTTCTAACATTCTTAATACCCCTAATCCTGTTACATCGCTTGTTTGTTCAGGTGTATTCCAACTTTCTCCAACAAATGATTGAGCGGCTAGATTGTATACTTCATCAGGTTGAGATTCTTTTAATGCTCTAAGTAATGAGTTTTGATCTGTTAGATCACCTTTAATAAAATTAATTTTATCCTCAATATGGATAACATTATTTCTGTTTTCTCCAGAACTACGTCTTTCTAAACCATAAATGGTATATCCTTTTTTTAATAAGAAATCAGCCAAATGACTCCCATCCATTCCGTTTATTCCGGTTATTAATGCAACTTTACTCATATTAGTTATTTTGATTTATTCTGTTTGGTGAACCATCCATAATAGGCATAGCTATATATTCTCCTAAAGGCCCATGATTAGGTAATTTACCATATTTTTCTACAAAACGTTGTAAACTTCTTTGTTCATATGCTGCTAAATGAGCAGGTCTTTGTTTTAAATCATCGTCTGGGAATCTGCTAGTTCTAGAAGCAAAATGATATAATACTGATTTACTGGTTAGTTTAAATTTAAACCCTTCATTTAACATTCTAATAAAGATATCTGCATCTTCCCAATACATTGGTGCAAATCTGTCGTCGTTTCCACCAATATAGTCCCAATCTTCTTTTTTAATAACACCACTTACTCCTTGAGGAACATCAAATATTATATCATTTGAAGCAGCGAATTCATTACTCCATTCTGTAAAGAAATCACCATTAAAGTTATGATAAAATTCACCAAATGCATCAACTGGAACTTTTATTACTCCTGGTCTACTGTTAGGATCATTAAATATGTCTGGTTCTACTCTGTAGCTAAACGACCATATTTTATCTTGTGGGTTATTTTCACATACATCTACTAATTCTTTATCCCAATTTTGGGCCATGTAGAAATCTGAAGATAAGAATCCAATATATTTTGTTTTAACTTTACTAGCGCAGAAATTCATTCCACCACCTATTCCTCGAGGTATTTCATTTTTTTCAATATAAATTTCTAAATTATATCGTTCTTTGTTTTCTTCTAACCATTCATCAGTACCATCAGTACAATTTTCAGCATGTATTACAAACGGAGCATCTTTATAGTATCCATTTTCTCTTGCCGAATGTACTGCTAATTTTAAATAGTTTAATGTGTTAAATGTTGATAATGCGTAAGTTATCATATTATTTATTTAAATTTTGTTTATACCATTCATATGCTAATTGAATACCTTCTCTTAATGATGTTGAGGCATCCCATCCTGTTTGTTTTAGTTTAGCACATGAAAATCCTTTTCTTGGATGTCCTTCAGGTTTATCAGTATTATACACAATATTACCTTTAAATTCTAAAATTTCAGCTACTAATTCAGCTAAATCTTTTATAGTAATTTCATATTCACTACTGCAATTGTAAGCCCCAATGTACGAACTATCTATTAAAGAGACACATGCTTTTGCAACATCTTCTACATAAACAAACTCTCTCATTTGTTTTCCACTTCCCCATATCTCAACATCAGTTCCGTTTTGCTTAGCTTCATGAAATTTTCTAATTAAAGAAGCCATAACATGAGAATTTTCAGGATGATAATTATCTCCAGGACCATAAATGTTATTTGGTATTACAACAGCATAATCTAAACCATATTGCATATTGTAAGCTTCACACATTTTTATACCTGCTATTTTAGCTATTGAATAATGTTCATTAGAAGGTTCTAATAATCCTGTTAACATTGCCTCTTCACTAATAGGATTTTCGGCATATTTTGGATAAACACAACCACTACTAACAAATAATACTTTTTTAACATTATTTTCTTTACAAGCATTTATAGTATTACTCTGCATCATTAAATTATCAAAAATAAAATCAGCTCTGTAAGTCATATTAGCATGTATTCCTCCTACTTTAGCAGCTATTAAGAAAACATATTCTGGTTTATGATATGCGAAGTATGCTTGTACATCTTGGGGATTTACTAAATCTACTTCTTTTCTAGGAGGTGTTAATAAATTATTATACCCTAATTCTCTTAACATTCTAACAACAGCCGATCCTACCATTCCTGTGGATCCTGTTATTAATATTTTTGAATTTTTGTCCATTTTAAGTATTAAATATTAATTTATGAATAAGTTCTTTGCATTGTTTTTCGTATTTTTTATATACTTCTCCTCCTCTTGGTGTGCTTGTTCCTAATCGTTTTTTAGGATGTGAACAATTATGTCCTTTTAATCTAGTAGGCATATGATATTGAGGGATATTATTCTTTTTCATAAACAATTCCATATAATAATCATGACCTCCTAAATGAACACCTTCAGCTATAAACGGATAAGGAAAGTTATTAGATACAGCAGCCATAGCCCCATCTACTTTAGGTTGAGATAATTTAATTAAAACAGGTTCATATTGTTTATTAAATTTATTTAAATCTTCTTGATTTATATAATGTCCTACACCAAAAGGTTCAGGAGTATTTCTTTGAGGTTCTTCAGGAGGCCCAGTTCTTGGAATTTGCTGTATGTAAGGGTGTTCTATTTCATCCCAAGTAGAATCCCACATTTTTCTATTTGATAAAGATATAAGGTGTGGGTGATCTATATTAATATTTTCTAATAAGAAGAAATAATCTTCAGGTACTAAACAATCACTTTCTAACCAAACAGTGTACTTTGCTTCATATTCGGGTCCGTAAATTTCTCTGGTCCAATCTCCAATGTTGTAAAAAGGATCATTATCTGTTTTTTTAAATATAATTGCATCTTTTAATACAGGATGATTTAAAAACACATCAAACATTTGTTCTGGAGTAAACCCTTCATCTGGTTTTTCAATATATGTTTGTGAATTTAAACATAAAATCAGTTGTACGGGATGTTGAGCATTTGATATTGCTTGTTGTATAGAGTCAAGAGTTTCATTAATCATTTGACTTTCATACCACATTATATGTAACGTTGCTAATGTATTATACTTCATATGTCATTGATTTAGTTCTTATACTAATAAATTCATTGAATAAATTTTCTTGTTGAAAATATTCAAACATATTCTTTTCAGCTAAATTATTTACACTAGATAAAGTTTCAGGATTTTGTTCTATAGTTTGGCTAATTAGATGTATTATTGGTACTTTATCACATACACCTATTTTCCAGTTATTTTGTTCACATATTATTCCTGATAGATGGTCTTGTCCCCAACCATATTTTAATTTATCGTTAAAAGGGTAAATTTTTTCCACAAATTCTCGTTTTAATAATGGAGCTTGATAATCGACAAAAGGAGCTAGTCTAGTTAAACCAGTATGCCATGGTCTCATTGGTTTCCATAATGTTTGTTCTCCAGTATGTGGTTCTAAAACACAAGGTGATATAATCATAAGATCATTATCAAACATTTCTTGTCTTAATGTTTTTACATAATCTTTACCATGGCATAATATATCATTATTAAGTACCATAATAGAATCATATTGAGGTGATTCCATAATAAGCCCTAAAGCGGCATTTAATCCTCCACCATAATAACCATTTTCTTCAAGAGCATATGTTGCATATTGACTAATTTTTTCCTTATCGGATCCATTATCAATTACAACAAGATCATATACATCTTCTTCATATGGTTTTAATGTTTGGTATAAACTATCTGTAAGTTCATGGGTATTGTATTGTAATATTACTACTAATGTTTTCATTTTTTATTTAATTTTTCCCAATTTATTATAGGAGCTAAATGCTCTATTTCACAATGAGTAGCTAAGCTAGGTATAGGTGATAAAACGGTTCTAGACCTATTATCATGTAATTCTTTAAATCTCCAAAAATCACTTGGATTAGATGTATGAACATCAAAATCTTCATTTAATATTCTTTTTCCAAATATAACACTACCTGTTGTACTTGGTGTTAATCTCCAATGATGAGTTTTAGTTACAAATAAGTACGCTGGTAAGTCAGGGTATATATTAGTATTGTATTTATCAGGATGATCATAAAGGGTAACATAATCTAACTCATCATATGTTTCAAATAATTCTTTTATTTTATAAGGCCATCCATCTACAAAAGCATAATCATTTTCTGCCAAATAAATCAGATCATCATCTTGTAACTCTAACTTTTTAATATAATTCCAGGCATAAACATACGAATTCCAATCTGAACCCCCACTAAAGTTTGTATGGCAGTGAATTCTATCATCTTTTCCTGTAAATACACCATCATAAAGCAGATGAAATTTTACAAAATCTACCCCCTCAATTGTTGATAAAATATTATTTAAACTTTTTTCATAAGAAAACCATGTAGGTCGATTTTTTCCAAATCCACTTACATTACTTGTATGTCTATATATGACGTGTATCATAATTTTTTAGCAGGAGTTCCAATATAAGTTTGTGAATTATTTATAGATTTTACAACACATGCATTCATCCCTATTGTTGCAAAACTATGTATTGTACATTTTTCTTTAATAGTAGAATTACTTCCCATATAAACACAATCATTTATAACTACATTTCCTGATACTATAGCTCCAGGCATTGCACTAAAATAATCCCCTATTGTACAATCATGCCCTATTTGATTTCCCCTATTTAATAAGGCATGTTTTCCTATTTTTATATTTGTAGTTAATATTGAATAAGCTCCTATAAAACTTCCTTCACCTATTTCTATATCATTCATTAATAAAGCTGTAGGGTGAATAAATGTAAAATATTTAGTATTTTTAGGAAGTCTTTGAATAACGTCATACCTAGCTTTAGAAGATCCAATAGCTATCATAACTTCATACTTTGTTGGATCAAATGATGAAAGAGATAATAAATTTTGAGTTACATAGACATCATCTACAAAACAAGGTAAAGTTTCTCCTATTTGAGCCATTACTTCACGAGCATGACCTCCATAACCTATTAATGCTCTTTTCATAGTTTATTTTTATAATAAAAGCAATTATCTTCTACTACTATTTCTAAATTGTTTTTTTCTGCAAACTCATGAGCAGCTCGTTTTACACCAGCCCACATATAATCATCTCCTACTATAGTAGCATTAGGCCATAATTTATAAGAAACCTCTAAATCATGTAATACACTTTCATAATCATGGTGTGCATCGATATAAATTAAATCAAATGGTATATTCAATTTACCTAATTGTGGTAAACCAATTTCAGTTTTAACTTTAAAAGGTGTTAAACGATCTTGATATTCCCAAGTATTTACTAAAAATGTATCAAATAAAATCTCAATTTGATACCATAACTTTTTTATTTCTTCAATACCACATTCTTTTTGAACATAATCATTTTCATCATCACTCCAATGATCAATACACACAAGATAAGCATCAGGCGCATGTTGTAAAATAAATTTTGTCGACCCAGAACCATTCCAGCTTCCCATCTCTAAAATATATTTAGGATTTCTTTCACTTATTACCCGATGTAATATTGATGCATTACCCTCACCAAACCAATTATAGTTACTTTCGGAAACATTTGGTTTTTCAGTTGGCCACGTAAATAGTTTTTTAATCTTTTTCATTATTGTTTATAAATTTCAAATTTAGATAAATCTGGGTATGGTAGTTCTAAATCTTCATTATGTTTAGGAGTACCATCAGTGTTGTAAAATTGATTCATTAAAAGCATTCCTCTAGCTGCTAATTCAGGCATCATATAAAAATTCCACCCAATCATGTCAAAATGATCATCATGATAAGAGCATTCTCTTCTTCCACTATATCTAGCTCGTTTAAACCAAAGATAAGCCTCATAATTATCAGTTAATATAGCTCCACCTTTACTTAGTTTAAAATGTTTGTAAGGACCTGTAAAAGAAATACATGCGTGTGTTCCTGGTTTATACATACCTGCTGTAAAGCTTAATGCTGAGTCCCAAACGTTCGTTGGCTCTAGTTGATAAGCTCCTTTTATTGTTTTCCCTTTTACAGGTTTAAATTTTACTTTTCCTCCAGCATGGATTATTTCACATGGTACTGATGGGTAGGTTCTTGATGGGATAGTTATTTCTTGTCCCTTTACATTTTCATACATTAATGCTAAAAACAGAGCATTGCTTTGATTATCTACAGTTACTACATAAGGAGCACCTGTGTAATCAGCTAATGCTTTTTCAAAGTCTTCTGTTATTTTATATATTCCGTTTGCCATAATAATTTTTATTTTTTCCAGAATGTATAAATTCCTTTTTCGATTTCATAATCATCCCATACAAATCTTTCTCTTTTTGGTTGATTTTGAGCCCATTTCCACATTTTTTCTAATCCTTCTTTTAAATCAGTCTTATGTTCAAAACCTAAAATATCTATAGATTTTTGGAATGTAGGAACAGCTGTGTGGACTTCATGTCTCCCTTCTAAGTGGATTTTTTCAGCACCACCTAATACTTCAGAAAGTGTTTGAGCGGCTTCATTTATACTATACTCATGAATTCCTCCTAAATTAATTATTTGTTTAGATGCTTCAGGTCTAATAGAAGCATTCCATAATGGTTCTAAAGAATCATCAATATAACTAAAAGCTCGTTTTTGAGTTCCATCACCAAAAATAGTAATAGGTTTTCCTTCCATATGATAATACATCCAAATTCCTAATACATTTCGGTATTTGTCCCAAATATTTTGATTAGCTCCAAATACATTATGAGGACGAATAATACAATAATCTAATCCATGTTGTTCATTAGCAATTTCAATATCACGTTCACAAGCTGCTTTAGCAACTCCATAAGGATCGATTGGGTTACGGCGCATATCTTCATGAAATATACCTCCTTCACCATGTCCATATACGGCCATTGTAGATGTAAATACTAAACGTTTAATATCATAGTTAATACAATTATTTACAATATTAGCTGTAGATAACAGATTATTAGTATAATTGTAGTGTCTAATAAAAGGAGATAATCCCTCAGCAGCATATGCAGCAAAATGATATACATAATCAGGATGTGTATTTTGAAATAATGTGTTAAGTTTATGAGGTTCTGTTGCTATATTAATTTGGTGAAATTGTACTTTAGAATTAACATTATCAATATAACCTCCACTTAAATCATCTATCCCAATAATTTCAACTTCAGGATGATTAATAATAATCCAATCTGCTAATCTACTTCCAAGTAATCCTGCTATTCCTGTAATTAGTATTTTCATAATGTTTCGTAATAATCGTTTTGTTTTTCTTGTCTTTCAATTGTTTTAGGATGATATAAAGAACAGGCTTCCATTTGAGGTAAATTTGATATAGTTTTGTACCCTATTAATCTTTCATGTACTTTGTTTATCCATTTAATGTCTGGTGTGTTTTTGTAGATTCTCCATTGAAAATCAGGGTAATTAACCCATCCTTGATTATCTACTACCCATCCCCATTTTTGTATATGTTCTTGGGTTAGTCCTTCTACAGTATTTACTCTAGGAACTAGAAGTACATCTATTCCTTGATTCATTTCAAGTATTTCTGGGAGATGTTCAATTAAGGTTAAGTTAGGGATTTCATCTGCGTCTATTTGAAAGATATAATCTCCTGAGCATAATTTGGACAGTTTGTTTTTCCATTCACTGAAGTCATTCTTAAATTGAGCTTTGTGAAGTAGCGCTATGTCTCCTTCTACTTGGATTAAATAATTCCAAACTTCCTCAGTACCTTTATCATCAAACAAGATTATTATCTCATCTTCTTTTCGTTTGTTTGAAAGGAGGAAAGAAACTAAACGTTTAATTTCCTCCAATTCATTACAAACTGTTATAGCATAACTAATTTTCATTTTTACAACTCGTTTAAGGTAGTAACTGCTCTAGCAAATTCTTCTTTAGGAAAATATTGCATGTTACTCAAATCAACTTTATGTGTTTGTTTTTTAGGAAAACGAGATTTTTCTTCCTTTGTGATAAGAGTTAACGGAGCAACAGCCCACATCCAATTATCTTTATTACTCCCATTAGGAAATAATATTCCTTTTTCAGGAATGTTAATAGTACTTGGGTACCATACAAAATCGTTCTCATCTGTAAATTCTAAATCTTTAATTAATTCAGGTAATACTTCTTTAGATGATTTTACAAAGTCACTATCTTTAACCATATGTGATGTACTACCATACCCACAGTTAAAACACATCCATTGGATGTATTGTGGATTATGGTACTCATAACACATTTCGGCTTCACAATGAGGACATTTTACTAAATTATCGTTCATGTTATTCTATCTTTTTTAATTTTGGTAATTTAATTTCAACATGTTTAGGAAATTCAGGAACATATTGTTTTAACAATTCGTCTAGTTTTTCTGTCATTTTATCAAACGAAAATTCTTGTTTATTTTTAAATGCTAAACGTTTTGCTTTTTCTTGATATGTTTTATATTTGTCAAAAACTTCAGTAAGGGCATGTCCTACTTGATTATCATCTGGTTTAAACCACTGACTTTCTAGTAGAATAGTATTTTGAACATGCGCACTTTGATGAACATTATTTAATGTACCTCCTACTAAACCTGCGAATTCTGAAGGTAAGAAATCTAAATGACCACTCCAACCAGAAGCAATAATAGGTTTACCTACTACACTAAATTCAAGTAATGGTCTTCCAAATCCTTCTCCTTTTGTAAGATTAACCATTGCCTTTACTTTTTGGTGGTTGTATATGGCGTTTATCTCTTCATCGGTTAAATCGCCGTGTATTACGTAAATATTAGCTTTTTTACCCCCATGAACAGTTTTTCTAATATCATCTATTTTATTAAGAATTCTATCTCTATCTAATATAGAGGTAGCTCCTTGTGATATTTTTAAAATTAAGGCAGGTTGAACTTTTTTATATTTAAAAGTTTCTAAAAATGCTTTAATTAAATAACCCACATTTTTTCTATCTTCACCAAAATCACCTTGTAACCAATGACCTACGAATAAAAATGCAAAATTTTCTTTAATAGAATCTAAATCTTTATAAATATTAAAATCGTTCTTTTCAGTTATTTTAAAGTATTTAGTTAAATCTGCACCTTCAAATAAAATTTCTATAGGTTTTTTTAATTCAATAATATTAGTAACTTGTCCTACTTGATTTTTTTGTTCAAATTTACTAGATGTAAATACCTGTTTTGAATGTTCAGATGAAACTAAATTTAAATCCATTTTATTCAAACCATCTATCCAAGAAGGATCACAGATGGTAGTCTCAATTCCAGCTGTTACTCCAAGATTAAATTTACTTCCAACAGGTTGAAATTCATTAGGTACTGTAATTTGAATCCATACATCTGGTCTTGCTGGTAGTTGCATAGTTACTTGTCCTATGATGCGATTTTTTAGATCTGCTTCTTCTTCTATATTTGGATCTAATGCTCCAAATGGAGTTTGTCCCCAACGTTGAGATAATAGTTTAATATCCCATTCTTCTCCTTTAACTTTAATAAGAGATTTTATAAAATCACGTGATCTAGCTCCATACCCACTAAAAGTGTCTACTGGGCTACTGATTATGCAAAGTGGTTTACTCATAACGAAATTATATGTTTGTTTTGTTTTGCTGGTAGTTCATTAATGTGGATAAAATCGTAAGATGGTCTTGGTGTAAATGTTTCTAAAGTCTTATTAATAGAATTTATAACATTGATAGACATATTTTTAGAAGTCATCATAGCTTCATCAGACATTACCCATTTTCTAGCCGCTTTTCCTTTATTTGTTCTTTCTTCTTTCCCTAAATTATAGAGTACTTTAATTTGATCAGCAGCATCTCTAAAATCTGCTCTATCATCAAATATATAAGGTGTTGGTACGGAACCAATTAAACTCATGTTGCTAGGGAATACAGGAAATGCCCATTCACCATGTTTTTTATATTTTCCAAAATGATTAGAACCAAATTCTTCTGTAAATTGAACCCATTCGCCATTTTCGTCTTCGAATCTCATTTGGTCTTGCATACCTCCAGTTACATTAGCAATAATAGGTTTACCACACATCATTGCTTCTGTTAAAGATAATCCCCATCCTTCATTTGAAGATATTAATATACCCGCATCTGAGCAATTATATAGTAAGTTCATTTGTTCAGGTACGAATCTATTTAAACCAGTAATGAATACGTTTGGTGGTGTTTTACCCCAAATCATTTCAATAACAGCATTTAAATCAGTACCATTTTCATCTATGGGTTGAGTATGAGCAATAAATGCTACTTTATCTTTTTTATCTTCAGGTAATCCATCTACAAACATTTTCCAAGCTAATAATGTATCTGGAAATGATTTACGTCTAATGTTTCTTGAGTTAAACATTAATGTAAATTCATATTCTTTACCATTAAATAATTGTTTTTTAAATTGTTGTAATTCATCCCATTTTTCATGATTTTCATCGATAGGGAAGAAAATATCTTCATTAATACCATGAGGAACATAAGTAATTACTTTACTTTTAGCTTTTTCTCCTAATACAACTCTGTTTATATTTTCAGTTTGTTTAGAAATTGCCATTAATAAGTCACATGAATCATAATATCCTCTATTATATATTGGATAAGGTAATGAATCCCAAATATTAAGATATAAGATTGGAACTTGAGAACGTATTTCTCTTTCATGTACCCATAACCATTCCCAATAACGGGGATCAGTGAATAGCATTATTGCATCTGGTTTTTCTATTTTAAGTAATTCTCTTACTCTTTCAATAGTACCATATCCGGATGATGGATAGAGGAAAACACTAGCATCCGTTATACCATTAAATTTGTTTGAATCTCCACTTAAGTCGATTTTTTTACCTTCATCTGGGTTTTTGATTGTTGCTCCTAAATTTACCCAATTGAAATGGTGACATGTTCCTAAAACCATTTCTCTTGTCATAGTAGCAATCCCGGATGTTGTTCTGATGTCATCAGATAGAATAAGGATTTTTTTTCGTTGCTCCTGAGGGATGTAATGTTTTTTCATAACGTTTGTTAAAACTTTTAAAGACTGCCACTCAACACTAATTCAGTGTGGTTGTGTAGTTGTTTGCGAAATTCATCATTATTTAAATAAAGATGCATTGCTCGGTTTGTTAATTTTTGTAAATTAAATTTGTTTTTAATACTTGCTACTTTAAACTCATCAAATAGATCTTCGTGTACTTTTACACTTGTTAAAGTTAATTTTTCGTTTTTACTTGCCATAATGTTATATATTTGGATATAAATATATGTAAATTTATAAAGAATTGATTTTATTACAGAGAGAAGGTTTATCATTAAATTGACACCATTTACATAATGGACTTACAATTTTTGTAAATTCCTTTTCTTGTGGTTTACCTTCTGTATTGAAACAATCTTCAATGAATGTACGAAAAGCTTCTGTAGCATTCAAACGTTTTCTTGTTCCTGATGGAGGGATAAATTCTTGAATTCGAGGAATGGGGAAATCACTTTCTTCCCATATTTTTCGTTTTACAATGAAGAACTCAACATCTATTTTATCTACATCCCAATTAAATATTTTACTGAAATATGATTTGTAGAGTAAGATTTGGGATGTTTTGGTTTCATCTTTTTTATCTTGGTCTTTCCACCCACGAGTTGAAGTTTTTATATCATAGATGTATAATTTTTCTGTATTCTCGTTGTAAAATATAAGATCAATAAATCCTTTAAATTTAACATTAGGATACCCTTCATGTGGTGAATAAGATAAAGGAAATTCTATTCCTACAAGATGTGTTTTACGAGTTGAAAAATAACCTCCTTTTTTTCTTTTAAAGTATTCTAGTATTGTCTTTCCATCTTCAAAAAACTCAGCCATCTCTTCAGCATTTGAAAAATGGACTTGTTTATTTTGCTCAAAACCTTTTTTGTATTCTTCTCTAAGAGTATCTTCAAATAATTTAATTATATCTTCTCTATCAGCAGCTGCCCCACTTTGTTCATACATTACTTTTAAATAATGTTGTATAGCAGTATGCATTGAAGTTCCAAATATTAAATGAATACTTGGTGGATTTTTAAGTTTATCTACATTTTGAAGTTTCCATTTATGGGGACACTGTTTCCAAGTTGAAAATTGAGAGTAAGATACAATTTTATCTGTTTCCCAATTAATTTCTTCAGCTTTATGCTCTAGAAGAGGTTTTAGATGCTTTGGTACTTTTTTCATAACCTAATAATTTTTGAATTTCTTCCTCATTTACTCCTCTACCAATTAAAACATTTTTTATTTCATCTTCACTTAATATATGTAGATAAGATTTTATCTCTCTTGTTGATAATTGATAATGATTAGCTAATATAGTAACTAATTCTTGATTTGGTTTTGGTTGATTTGATTTAATGTATTTAGCATATATAGAGGTTTTAGGTAAATAACCACAATATACGTCATATACTTGTTTTGGAGTTAACAACCAGAACTTTTGTAAATAGTTTGCTAATTCAATGTAAGGTTCATGCATTGAGATAACCTTATGAAGCATGTAGACATTAAAACTTTCTTTATCTTCTTCACTAAAATTATCCCAAGGCTCCCTTATGTACGTAACCTGTTTTAACCAATCCCAAACTGTCATTATTCTTTATCTTTAGGCATAAAATGCTCATTTACATGTCCACATTTAGCGCAAGTAAATACAGGTATAGGCATTAAAGCATTTTGTGCAGTACCTGTTAGGAATTTTGATACTTGACGCAGTATAACGCCTTCTATAAACACTTCATGACCACATTCATCACAAGTAATAGGTGTAGTATCTTGTAAAGATACATTCATGTTTAATTCTTTTTGATTCATTATTTAATTTTTAATAGTTGTGAAATAAAAGCCATAAAATTCAATTCACGATCAGCAATTGAATTATTTTGCCACATATACTGAGCAGCGTGGATTGATACATCTGCTGGTGATTCGCTAAATTCTGATGCTCGTTCATATATTCCTGTAAATAAAGGAATAAAATCATTTATATCATCATTTACTACAGTTTGACGTATATTAGCCCAACTTTGTTTATTTGGTGATTTTAAATATTGGATAACATTATTTAATGTATTTTCTATATCAGCAATTAAAGCATTAGGATTTAGATTATTATTATCATCTATAGATTGTTGAGATGCATTTATTATTTTTCTAATATCTGGGTAGTATGCTTTTACTAAGCTTGCTAGTACTGATAGTTCATATGTCATATTCTCTTGATCTAAGATCCCTGCTAGATGTTTTGCAACTTCTCCTTTTGCAGGTGGTTCAATATGAAATGATTGACATCTACTTTTTAATGGCTCAATTATACGCTCAGCATAGTTTGCTGTTAATATAAATCTAGTTTTAGCAGAATATGTTTCCATAACATTTCTTAAAGCCGCTTGAGCTTGAGACGTTATATAGTCTGCTTCATCTAATATAATAACCTTGATTGGGTTAAAACTATTTACAGAGGCAAAATCTACAATTTTATCTCTAATAGTATCAATACCTCTTTCATCAGACGCATTAATGTACATTACATCACATTTAATGTTTTTAGTAATTAATTTAGCTAAAGTGGTTTTTCCGGTTCCGGCTTTACCATAAAGTAATAAATGAGGTATATCGTTTTTTGTAATACATTTGGAGATGAAGGCTTTAATGCCTTCATTCCCCACGTATGTATCTAGTGTTTGACTACGATATTTCTCAACCCATAAACTGTTGTTGATCATCTTTGTCTTTTTTAGGTTCGTTATAAATTGCACATTCAGTTAATAAAATAGTTCCTGCTACTGATACTGCGTTTGATAATGCGGTTCTCACTACTTTCATAGGATCAATAATTCCAGCTTCAAACATATCTGTTACAGTTTCTGTTTTAATATCATACCCAAATGTACGACCTTTTTCCCCGTTATCCAATCTAGCTTGTCTTAAGTTAAATAAAATATCAGAAGTATTTTCAATACCAGCGTTGGTAAGGATTTTTAAGAAAGGAGCACTACATGCAGAATATGCTATTCTTTTTCCTAAATTAAAATCGTCGTTATCTGTTTTAGTTTGAGTAATTCCTTCTCTAGCTTCTAGTAAAGCAATACCTCCACCTGGTAATAATCCTTCTTCTAAAGCAGCTTTTGTTGCTTGAAGAGCATCATCAATACGGTCCTTTTTCTCTTTAATTTCAGTTTCAGTAGCACCACCAATATTGATTACAGCTACACCACCTACTAATTTACCTAAACGCTCTTGTAAATGCTCTTTTTCAAATGATGAATTAGCTTTTCCAATTTGCTCTTTTAATTCAGCTACTCTATTTTCAATATCACCTGTAGCTCCAGTACCATCTACAATTGTAGTAGTATCTTTAGTTACGGTAGCAACACGTGCTTTACCAAACCAGTCTGAGTTAAAACGATCTAGTTTCATTCCTTTTTCAGGTGACACAACAGTACCTCCCGTTACAGTAGCGATATCTTCTAAAACGGCAGTACGTCTATCTCCAAAGTCAGGAGCTTTAACAGCTACTACTTTTAGTAAACCTCTCATTTTATTTACAATTAATGTAGATAATGCTTCACCATCAATATCTTCAGCAATAATTAATAATGAGCTATCTGCTTGAGAAGCACCTTCAAGAATTGGAAGTAATTCTTTAACCGCTACTAATCGACCATCATATATTAAAATTACTGGGTCTTGTAGAGTAGATGACATTGAGTTATTATCTGTAACAAAGTACATTGATTTGTATCCTCTGTCAAATTGAATACCTTCAACTGTTTCTAATGAAGTTTCACCTGTTTTAGATTCCTCAACAGTTACAACACCGTCTTGTCCTACTAAATTCATAGCTTCTGCTACTAGTGTTCCTAATTCTTCATCATTATTAGCTGATATAGTTGCTACTTGTCTAATTTGTTCTTCAGAGCTAATCTCACGTTTAATTTGTTTTAAACCTGAAACAATTTCTGTCATGGCTGCTTCAATTCCTTTTTTAACTAATACAACATTTGTATTTGGTGTAATACTACTAAATGCTTTTTGTATTAATTCATTTGCTATTACAGTTGAAGTTGTAGTACCATCCCCAGCTTTTTCTGCTGTTTTAATAGATGCTTGCTTTACTGTTTGTGCTCCCATGTTTTCTAATGGATCTTCAAGCTCTTTTAGTTCTTTTGCTACAGTAACACCATCTTTTGTGCTACGTACACCCCCAAATTCATCGATAAACAATACATTTCGTCCATATGGACCTAAAGTAGAACCAACAGCATCTGCTACTGTTTTAATTCCTTTAGCTAATTTTTCTTTTACTTCTTGATTAAAAGCTGTTTTCATATTTAATTTTGTTCTACAATTAATGCTAATACTTGTGCTTCAGAAACGGCGATGTATTCTACACCATCCCATTCTAATTTAGTAGGTCCTACTTGAGGTAATACTACTCTATCCCCTACTTTGAAAGACATAGGTATAAGGGCATCTCCAGCGTTGTTCCATCTTCCAGGCCCAACATCAATAACATTCCCTATAATTGCTTTTTCTTGAGATAAGTCAGGGATAATAAACTTACCATGCATTTTTTCTGCTTTTTCGTCCACCTTTACAATAATGGCGTCCCAAACGGCTTTGATCATAAACTTCTTGGTTTAAATATTAATATTAATTTTCTATAATGTTTGCATCCTCTATCACTTCACAAAAGTACATTTGGTTATCTTTTTTAAATACTTTGTTAGTGGGAGACAATTCGTTCCATAAATGAGCAAATCGTCCGTAATGTTCGCCTGTAACGCGTTTTACTAAAAATAATTCGTCGTTTATTTTAATTATTTGATTCATAACTGTAATGTATAAAATATTTTTGAGAAAACCTAACTTTAGGGCAATATTTTTATTTGATTTTAATAGTTTTAGGTTTAGCTTTTTCAGTAATAGGAATAAAGATTGTTAGTAAACCATTTTCTAGTTTACCATCAGATTTACTTAAATCATATTTACTTGAAATTTTGTAACCTAAATTAAAGGATTTTTTAGATAAACTTCTATGGATTGTACCAGGATGTAAAAGTTCTTCAGGTTTGTCATAACTGATTTTTAAGATATCGTCTTCAATATCTACTTTAACATCTTCTTTAGTTAGACCAGTACATGCTACCTCAAAGTGAAGGCCTGTTTCGTCATAATAGATGTTTAATGGATGTGGTTGTTTGGTTGTGGATGCTGATCCGAATCCGCTTGTTGGAAAGAAAAAATTGTGAAATAGGATATCCCATTCGTTGAATTGTGTACTCATTTTGATTTACGTTTTGTGCGTCCTAAGATCGCGTTAATAATTTAAAAACTGTATTGCCCTAAAGTCTTTTGTTTATTATAAATATATTAAAATTTTAATTCCGGTAAGTAATATACTGATTTTCCTACTCCTGTAATAAATTCTAATTTAAGTAACCCTTGCATACTGATGTATCCTTTAGCACTTTGAATATTTTCTTTATTTACTGATAGGATCTCTTTTATATGAGATGAATTAAAGGTAAGTAATTCTTTATGAAATACTTCATAAGAAGCATCACATGTAAATTCTACTTTATTTGAATGAGATGTAGGATCTCCTAATATAAATTTAGCTTGTTTAACTCCATCTTCATGAACGAAATTAGTTATTCGCACTATGTCTTTAGTATTAGAACCTAAAGCATTTTTAGCTTTGGTAAATCTAAGAATAAACTCAGCATCTATATCAAACTCAGTATTGTATTCAGGTTCATCAATAGAAGGTGATGGTGGTATAATGTATGGATCTGCTAAAGTATATTGGAGAGAAAAATTAGAATCTTCAATAAGTAGTTTAGTTGGAATTTTATGAGTTGTTTCTATATTAACTAATATATCATGTTCTAATATGCTTAACATTTTTAATAGAGCACTAGTATTAAATATACCTATAGTTCCATCTTCTATATTAAGATCACATTCTATATGTCCTACTAAGTCTTGATAAGGAGATACAAAATTTGTATGTAATTTACCTCCGGACACATTCCATTTAACGCTTTCAATAATACCTCCAAGGTAATATTTTTCAATACTTGCTACTAAGTCTAATTTTTGAATCATATTTTAAATGTAATAATTGTTTTTTGGTTATCCAAATTTAAAGAATTTATTTATATTACTATTAAAGATAGGTTTACCCCATTTTAGATCATCATATAAACTTTCTAATTTATTCCTTAACACAGAATCAAATAACTGTGTTTTGTCTAGGTATTTTTCTATAAACTCAGTAATAAATGGAGGATCGTCATATCCATTAAAACCTATAACTTCTATATTGTATGGATTGTCTTTTAAATAAGCTATAAACATTTTATCTCCTATCTGAAATGTATTGTATTGTTTATCTAGTTTTTTAAAACGTAATATATCATTGTAATATATAGCCGATTTAGTGTTAATTGGACATTTTAATCCTAATTTAGAGAATATTTCACCGGCTTTAGGAGGAGAAGCAATGTATCCTCCTATGTTTTTTAAACCTGTAGGTTTTAACAGTAATCTCCAATCTACAGTATCTATACTTTCTCTAAATGCTAGTATTTGTTTATCTATATCTGGTTTAGGTTTTCCAAACATTATGTCTTGAAGTAGTTGTTTACTAAAGTTTCGGAAATACGGTGGAAAATTTGATTTCATCAAATCTAATCCCTTAATATCTAGTTCTTCTACAGGAACACCTTCTTTATTTACAATAAATTGAGCATAACGTCTTTTACCTGCAAAATATCCTCGTTCAAGTACAACCTCTTGTTTTAAATCGAAATAATGTTCTCTATCATGTAGATTAAATAATTCAACTACTAAACTATGTAAATTATCATTTGCAATTTGTTGTACTTCAGTAGCAATTTCTAAAACATACTTAACTGTTTCTTCTCTATTGTTTAAATCTAGATCAGGATATCTTTGTCTAAGTAAATCTTTAACTTGAATAAAAAGCGAATCTGTATCAGATGTTACAATGTAATCTATACCTTCTGTATTAATTTGGTTGTTCATCCATTTATTCACATGTTTAATAGATTCTTGAATTAAGCGTTGTCCTGTAAGTGTAATAGCTTTTGATATAAATTTATGACCATCAGTATATCTCCAACCATTAATAGCATAACATCCGTAAACATCATTTAATTTAATTTTATAGGCATGTTGACGTCTATTATAAAAGTCTCCTAATATTGGGTCTTTTTTAACTTTAAATGCATCTTTCATTAATGCTTTATATTCACTTCTCTTATTAAACCAGTCAGTTAATATTTCACATACTACACTTTCTTTATCTTTTCTGAAGATAACCCCAGGTGCTGATATTATGTAGTTTCCTTGTTCAATAAACTTTATTATTTTACTTACTTTTACAGTTGATCTAGTAATGCTTTTATTTTCATTTACTTTTTCAATAGTAAGATCCATTTCTGGGTTTAGTAGTTTTAATTCTTTTAATGACCACTGATTATCATATTTGTCTCTATTTACAATACGACCTACTAAAGTCTCAATACCCATGTTTAAGGATCTAATAATAGAAGGATACAATGATGTAAAATCTAAGTCAATAACCCACTCATATAAACCAGGTACAGGATCTTTTAAGTATCCACCAGCATACTCTTCTTTAATGTTTCGTAATTCAGGATTATAGGTTGTAGGTTTATTTGGTGATATTATACCTTTACGCTTTAAATAAGTTAAAATAGCACCTTCATTTAGCATAGTTGACATATAAATTTGATCATATGGAACATGACATAAATGACATACAGTAACTGTTAAATCGATAAATTTAAGTTTTTTCTCTAGTTCAATTATAATTTCAACATCTCGAATGTTGTAATCAATGAACTTTTGAACATCTTCTTGGAATAATTTATCAAGTGAACCTAAGTATTCTATTTTTCCTAAATTAACATATTTTTCACCTATGTTTCCTAAGGCATAAGATGGTTCTTGAGTTGTTACATATTTTTTAAATAGTAACATATAATCCAAATGATTTAAACCAGCTATAGTTGTTGTTTTAACTCCTAAAAATTCATTGCTATCTACTTGTTTTAACGGCGATAAACGCACGGCCTCTTCTTTTCCCAATACCTTGGCGATCCTATGATATAAGTACGGTATATCGAAGAATTCGCTGTTCCAACCGGATATAATTATTGGGTCTAATTCTTCCCATTTATTAAGAAATTGGGATAATAAGTCTTTTTCAGATGTACAAGATATAATATGTTTGTTATCTGTTTTAGATGATGGTAATTTTTTAGCTTCATCTAATACATAACAATAATACTCTTTAGTAGTGTTATCATACACAGCAATAGAAGTTATTTTACCTTGAGGATCACGAACACTATCTTGAGTAAGTGCTCCTGCTATTTCACACTCAATATCTAAATAAACTATATTTTGGTAAGTAGGAACATCATCAGACTCATAATAGGCATCAACTAGTATTCTAGTATATTTGTCAACATCACTTTCAAATACATTTGGGTCTTTATACCCATATTGTAATGTAGGAGATACGCGTTGTCCATCTAATGTTTTATATTCACCTCCCTCATTGGGTATATAACATGTAGCACGATAAGGGAAGGTAACCCATCCCTTTTTATCGTCGCGCACATGATATTGTTTAGTAGTTCTATTATAATAGATACTTTGGTACATAACTTTAATTTTTTGTAAATATAATAACCTTTTATTTAATTCTCACGTCTTTCTTCAGGTTTATAAAAAACTATTCTATCATGAAGTACAGGTGAAGCTAATAATACTGCTGGTTTTATATTTCCTTTAACTGTTTCTTGGAACATGTAACTCATCCAAGTTTGTTCAAATGGATGTTCCCACTGAGTATCTAAAAACATTTTTTGATTACCTTTTTTATTTACAATCATAGGCCAGTTAGCATAATATACTTCTCCTGAGATGTAAGATAATTCATTATGAACATCTATTTTATCAAATTTAGTTCTAGGGGCATACTGGTCTAGACCACTTATTGGTAGTTGATCATAATCAGGCCACATATATGTTCTAACAGATTGAGGCACATTATACCAAGATACTTGAATATTATTATCCATATAAACTTCAGTAAATGATAGTTTTAGAAAATCAAAGTCTTCTTTAGCCATTATTTCATGAATAGTTTTGTATAAATTAGGAATATAATTTTTAAATCCATTTCTACAGAATCCTTGTTCTGTACTTGGATATAATCCCATATCATCTTCAAAGAAGAAATAATAATCACTATCTGATTCTTGGAAATGTTTAGCAGCGAATAATCTACCACCATTTATACCTACATTTCCTTCCATTGGTATATATTCGAAATTATATTTTTTAGCTAATTCTTGATTTTTTACTCTGGCGTTTTCATCAGTTGAATTGTCTAATAATACTTTTCTAGGTTTAGACATCCAATCAGATGAATTAGCTTCCCAAGTAGTAACAGTATGTTCTATTTGTTCTGGGAAATTAAATGTCAGCATGTATAGAGATGTTTTAGAAGTATTTGCATTATAGATTCCTTTTGGTAATACATGAGATCTACCTCCATTATTTTCTAATCTTACATTATCTTCTATCAAATCTTGAACAAATTTAACTATAAGACCATTTCCCTCTAAAGCATATCTTCTATAAATGTGTGGTTCTAAATGAGCCATTATACTAAATAATGATTCTTCGGTTCCCATTAATCCAGATGTTAATGTATCTTGAAGTAAATGATAATAAGTTCCATTGGCTTGTGATAAGAAATCTTTATGTCCACCAAATAATCCACCTCTACAAACATATTTTACTTCTTCACGAGCATATTTGTTTATAGCTTTAAAATCAAATCCATGAATTTCACTATCAGCTTGATATGGATAACTTAAGAATAAAAATGTATTTAAATGGGGTATTAATTTATCTAAACATTTATTTTCTGTAAAGTATTTTTCATATACTGTATTTGTTATTCCTGCATCTAACCATATAAAATAATCTGTGTCAAACATATTTAGTAGTTTAGCATCATGCAGCATAAACATTTTTGATTGTACAATTGGGTTGTACCATTCATTTGATGCTTGTGGTGAACCTGCTAACCATCCTGCTTGATTAAGCCATTCTGGGTTTGTTCTGATTTCTTGGGTTTTATCCCAGAATTGTTGATAAAAATTATTTTTAATATCTTCTAATTCAAATATTCTAACATGAGTATTTGATCTGCTACGTTTTGCCCAAACTAAATGTTCTAAATCTTTAGGAACATAAATGAACATATTTACAGGCATTTCTAAAAATTTATTAAAATTTTCAATATAATGCTCAAAACTTCTACCTGCGCGACTAATGTCCCATAGTCCTGTAACTACTGTTAATTCTTTATTTTCAATTTCTATTGTTTCCACTGTTTCTACTTTTGTCTTTTGTATAACAATATGATTTCCTTTATTTACAACATCATACCCTTTAGTTAATTCTTCAAATTCGTCACGATATTCAATTAATAACTCTTCAGTACCTGGGTATCCTCCTAAATCTTCAATAACATATATTCCTCCTTCTTTTAATTTAGGGAATAAATTTCTTAATGTTTTAACTTGATATTTAGGATCGTGATTTCCATCATCTATAATAATATCAAATTCTAAAGTGTCTAAATAATAATCACAATATTCTTTTTCAGAAGAATCAAATAAAAATGTTTTAATTCTTTCTTCACTAAACATACAATCTTTAGCTATATCAATACCATATACTTGAGCTTTAGAAAAATAATCTCGCCATACACGTAATGATCCTCCTGGTTTGTAAAAATCAAAATGTCGAACATTTCCTGCAAACGAGCTAGGTATTTCTGGATTTAATGTTCCTAAACCTATTTCTAGTACTGTTGTTACTTGGTCTTTTATTGGTTTAAATAAATCAGAATAAGTGTGAGTATAACCACTTAATGTTTTATCAGTACCATATTTTTCTACTAATTCAAATAAATCCATTTTTTAATATTTTTTAAAATAATAATCTTCTATAATTAAACAATCCATCTCTGTTTTTTCAAGTATTGTAAAAGCATCTTTACAAGTAGATAATATAGGTTTTCCATCTACATTAAATGATGTATTTAATAACACCCCAACACCCGTTTTTTCTTCAAATTTAGTTAATAAATCGTATAACCATTCATTTTGTTCACGAGTTACAGTTTGAACTCGTGCAGTATTATCTACATGTGTGATAGCTGCTAATTTTTTTCTCCATTCTGGTTTTACTGTAGGGCAGAAACTCATCCATCTAGATTCACCTTCCCATTCAAAATACTTAGATATATCTTCTAAACGTACTACTGGGGCAAATGGTCTATACCATTCTCTATGTTTTACTTTAGCATTTAAAACATCTTTCATTTCTGGTATTGATGGGTTACAAAGTATACTTCTGTTTCCTAAAGCTCTAGCTCCATGTTCTGATCTTCCTCTAGCTACTCCTACTATTTTTCCATCAGCTAAATCATTAACTAATGTATCTTGATCTAAAAAGCTAGATAAAAATCTAGTATTACTGTTTTGTATATAATAAGATAAATTATCTAGATCTAAGAGCGTTGTACCTGAGTAAGTACTATCAAATGCTTTTTCTGGTTTTAAATGGTTTAAAAGTATACCTAAAGCAATGCCACAATCATTTGGGTCAGGAGCTACAAATACGTCTCTCTTAAACTCAGTTACTAAACGTGTATTTAATAATATATTTAAACCACATCCTCCTGTTATACCAATTGGTAAGTCAGAATACTGGTTCATATATGGTAGTGTTACTTCTAAAAAGCTATCTTCAAAAGCTCTCTGTGTTGTTGCTGCTATATCCCAACCTAACTTACCTTCTATTCTATCATTTATATCAAACTTAACACCTATTTTTTCTCCTAATTCATCTACATGTTGTTGAAAATCTAAACCATTAAGATTACTTTTATAAAAATCCATAAAAGCAGGTAACCATTTTTTCTTTACTTTACCGTATGAAGATAAACCCATCATTTTACCAGGATATACAAGATTACCTGTTCCTAAATCTTCAAAATTAATGTCTTTAAGATAATGACCTAACATCATATAAGGAAATCCTAAATCATAATGAATATGAGGACTATCAGATAATGGACTTGTTACACATTCTAATAATCTTGGTGATTCACCTCTAACACAGTGATATACATTAAATTTTCCATCATTTCCTCCACCATCAAATGAAAAAATTAACATTTCATTATGTGGAGATTGATAAAAACACCCAGCAGCATGTCCTTCATGATGTAAACAATGTACGTAATTTTTAGCAGGTATATATTTTTCTAAATCATGTTTTTCATATATAATAACATCAGTATTTAAATGATAACAGTTTTCAAATTCTGTTATATTTAATTTTTCCATTATCCATTTAGGAATATATTGAGCATAAAATAATAAATCTTCTGTTTTAGGACATTTATATTGAGCTAAACCACTATTTTTATAATTAAGAAATCTTTCTAATTCCAATACTAAGAGTATCTCATTATTTTCTTCCACAACATAAGCGGCGTTGTGGGAACCGTAAAAAGCTATATTTGCCATATTAAGTTAAAGGTTTTAAAAAGAAATGTGAAAAGGATATTTGTCCTGGTGTGAATATGTTACTCCAATCTTCATGATAAAAAGTATCAAAATACCAATTTTTAAACCATTCTTTATTAGTGGCATTTATGTAAGCCATTATCTCCTGTTCTGTACATATTTCATCTACTTGAAGTATTTGTTCTATTACTTCTTTAGATTTATTAATATATTGTAGCATTAAATCTGAGTTTCCTCCAAATATTCCTGCTATAGGGTAGATAGATTCATAATTTGTATCTAGATTTAATTTTTCATTAAATTCATGTAAATTATCATCAGTTGAATGTCTATGTAAGTTAATGATTTTATCCTCAGCATACACATTTATTTTGTCTAATATTTCTAGTGTGAATGCTTTGTTGTAATTGTATACTTTATACTCGTTTGCCATATATTCATTTCCATAAAACGTAGCAAACTCAGATTCGGCACTATATTGATTGGCCGAAGAAGGAAATAATCCACTATGAGATAAACCAGCATCAATCCAATACAGTTGAGTATTAGCTTCGTATTCCATTTCTAAAAATGAATATTTCATCCAATATATAACAGTAGGTCTAGTATAAAATCTAACATTTTTAGGATTATTATATAATTCTGATTTGTTTGTTCTTATTGTATGTACTCTATCTTGATAAGGATTATTTTCAATATTATATATTTTAATAGTTAAATTTTTAAGATTAAATTTCTCTTTTAATTCTACTAATTGATTATATCCTTTATCTTCAGGATCAGTGTAACATACAGTATTTACTCCCAAGCCACAAATTGTAGCTAAGGAGTATTTGTACCATCTATCTCTATTTAATTGACCCCAGTAAGGCTCTCCATTGTGAAATGGATAATATGATGTTACAATTTTAGTTTCCATAATTCACTGGTCCTTCTATTCGTTCTGCCCATTCTTGAGATTTACTATGAGCCCAAATAACCCATTTTGTTGGTACTCTATCTGTTAAGAAGAATTTTTCTTCATTATACCAATCTCCTTGAAGACTCATTATTTGTTTAATTTGATGCTCATTATAATCTTCTCTCCATATTTCATTTCCATTTTCATCATCAAATGCTACAACCCAAAAATCATAATCTGTATGTTTAAAAGTAGTTTTATTAAATTGTAATAAATGATAAAATGAGAACATAAATGAATCTTCCCATTCTTGATCATCTTCAATAAATGGATTTGGTGGGTACTGATTTTCTAATGTATATCGTTGTACTGCACGTTTCTTAAAATGAATACCAGCATATTTCTCATAATCTTTTAATGTACGCTCAGTTCCTAAATCATAACCAGTTAAATTAAATCCATTATCTTCTGTTTGAAGTAATTGTCTAATTTTAGCTCTAGCTATATTTTGCTGAGTCCACCAATCTTCTCCACGTTTAGATTGATCATCCCATACTAAAATACCATCTCGTTCTTCACGCATTGTAGCATGCCATACAACTAATTTATGTGGATGGAACATATCATAACCGTGAGTATATGAACGTACAGTTAAATTTAATTCTTCACCACTAAAGTATATATCAGCATCATGAAGAACAGTTTTAGCCCAATGACTATCAGCAAAACAGAAATGTCCTGATAAGAATCTTGACGGTGCTGGTTCTATCATATCTTGCCATCCATGTAATAATCCTGGTCTAATGAATATTGTTCCATGTGGGTAAAATGAGGCAAATGTTTGTTGCCAAGGTTCCATAGTACGCTCTGTAGGATCATTAAATGGATTATAGTAAGGTAAATAAGCAGCTAGTATAGGTTTTTTATGTCCTTTAGCTTTTAATTGATCATGCATTTCAATTAATGTAACGTCCCAATCTTGTGCGAATCTATGGTGAGAATCTAATTGACAAATGTAGTCTTCATTTGTAATTAAAGTATTGATTTGATAACGAGCATAAGGTAATCCTTTAGCTTCTGTATATGGTATATCAATAATTTTAAAGCGCTTGTCTTTTCTGTAAGCATCAATATTATCAAATCCATCCTCATTATTGTATTGACGGCATATACCGAATACTAATCTTTTAGGATATTTTGCATTATTTAATGCAGATTCTATTGTAGGAATTAATTCAGGTTCTCTATACGCTGGTAGATGAATGAATATTTTGCGGTTTTCTGCTTTTTTCATTAATAAGGTATTTCGTTTTGTATTATTTCGTGATTCCAGTCTTTAGATGGACTGTGAGGCCATAGTAACCAACTTGTTGGATATTCTACACAATCAAATTCTCGCCAAATATCATAAAATTGTCCTGGACTTCCAAGTTTTATTCGTTTGATTTCATCAGCATCAGCATCTTGTCTATTAATTTCAACACCGTTTTTATCCTTGAAGGCTATCACCCAACAATCATAATCTTCTTCAGTAAGTGAACCTTTATAAACGTTAATACAATATTTAAAACGTCGAGTCATATTAGCTTCCCATTCTTCTTCAGTTGTATATGGTACTGGTAGTAATTTGTGTTGAGATGTGTAAATATGAACACGTTTTCCTTTAAAATCAACACCTATATAATGTTCAAATTCTGCTAAGGTGCGTTCAGTTCCTAGATCATATCCTACAAAGTCAAAATCTTCTCTGCTTTCATCATCTATACCAAATAATGCTCGATATTTTTTAAATGAACGTTTATCTAAAGGTGAAAATTGATGATCATCCCAATGACGTTGTTTTCCTTCTCTAGTATATTCATGCCATATAACAGGAATATGAGGATGAAACAAGTCATACCCATGTGTATAAGCACGAGCAGCTATTGATGTTTCTTCTCCATGGAAATATAAATCAGGATCGTGTGGTACTTCATGTACGAAACTACCTAAAGTAAAGGCAAAGTGTCCTGAGTATAGTCTGGCAGGTATTGGTTCTTTAATGTCTCTCCAATTTGGTACGTAGTCAGGAGTAATGAATATAGGACCCTCAGGCATAAATCTGTCATAATTCGTATGCCATATTTCTATATTTCTACCTTCAGGATCATTTTTAGGGAAATATCCAGGCAAATATGCAGTTAATAATGGTTTTTTATGACCTTTAGCTTGAAGACCTTTCAACATATCAATTAGAGTCTCATCCCAATTCTTATCGAATCGGTGATGAGAATCCAACTGTAATGTGTATTTTTCTCCGTTATACTGTCGTTGAAGTTTATTTCTAGCCCAACATACGCCTTTTGCATCTTTGTAGTTTATATCTAATATATTAAAGCGAGGATCGTTTTTATATTGGTCTAAAGTATCCCATTCATCTTCTTTAGAATGTTGCCAAGCAATACAGAAACGTAAGTTTTCTGGGTATTTAGCATTAGATATACAACTTTCTAAAGTAGGTAATAATTCAGGATCTCTATACGATGCAATTTGCACAAATATAGTTTCATCGGAAACCTTTTTTTTAGACATAACTAGAATTTATATTATTTTTTCTTTGGATAATATTTTCTTTTTTTCTTTGGCTTGTCAATAGGGAACTCTGATTTTGTTTCTTTTTTAACCTCAGGTTCTGTGATGCCTACTACTTCTTTAACAGCATCATTTACTTGACGTGTTGCAGTTTGTTGAATAACTTTTCTTGGTTGAAATTTTTCTTTTGGTTCTTCTGTCATTTCTTTTAAGGTTGGTTGTCCTTTAGTTAAAAAATAACCTACTCCAGCAGCCATAGCTACTATCAATCCTATTAAAATAATAATTTCTAATCCGTTCATAATAATTTGTTTAAATGTTAATAATTTGTTTTAAATATGATTTTTGTATTTCTTTATCAGTAAAGAATTGTTTTAAGTTAGGTTTAAAGTAATTTACATTTTTCATTACTTTTTTATCTCTTGTTCTATAAACAATAAAATATTCCCCAACTTTTTCGTAATGACACTCCTCACCTTGCTCACTCGATCTTTGAAGGACAGTTGCTTTAGCTTCTTCTTCTGTTTGGCAAGCTTTAGATAAATTTGACGCTTGAACCTCTTGATAGGCTGGCCATATCTTATCCTTAAGGCCATGTAGCATAGTACCGTTCCCAGTGGCAACATAAGTAATATCGCAAAGAGCGTCCAAAACCTCAACGATGTCTCCTCTTTCGCAAGCTTCTCTATATTCTTCAAGTTCTTCAAGGATGAAATTATATACAAATTCCCATTCTTTTCTTTGGGGTATGTTTGGTTCATAACTGTTTGGTTTGCCCATTACGGCGTTAAATTCTTCTACCTCATCAATAAAAGGTACTTTTGGTTCTGTTATCATAACTATTATAAATTTTTGTAATCTTGAATTGTTTGTGAATCTTTTCTTTCCCATGGATAAATAATCCATTCATCTCCTTCATGTATAGATGCCCATAAATTAGGAATATGACATGAAGTGTGAGGTTTATAATGTAATACTGCTGTATAACCTCCAATGCTGTTTTTTAATGTTAATCCAGTATCAGCAATATCATCTATAACTAATGTATTAGGTAACATTACATCGGACCAAGGTAATCCTAATTTATGAGATACCATTACGGCAGGAATTAACCCACCGCGCTTAATACCATAAATTGAATCAATATTAGGAAGTTCAGTGATGATTTTTTCACATAATTTATCAACTAAATTAATAGTATCATCCCAACTTAAATATATTTTATTACTTACTTTTAACATATCTTAAATATTATGTCCACCATTATTAATCTTTAATGAATCAAAGAACTCTTTACGAGCATTATTGGCATCATCTCTAAAAGCACCACTTGCTTTAGTAGTAACCATTGCTGCACCTTGATGTTTAACACCTCTACAAGACACACAATTATGAGTACCTACTATAGTTACAATAACACCTAAATTACCTTCTGTAATTTTATCCACAGCATTATGAATAGCTGATGTTAATTGTTCTTGAATAGCTCCTCTACGGCCAAATAATTCTACAATACGATTTAATTTAGATAAACCAATTACTTGACCATTTTCTCCTGAGATATAACCAATATGAACTACACCTCCAATTGTTTGATGGTGATGTGAGCACATTGATGTTAATGGTATATTTCTTTCAATTATAATACCATCATAACCATCACTTGGAAATGAAGTAATTTCAGACATTGCAGTATATCTACCTTTCCATAAATCGTGAACGTAAGCTTTAGCTACACGTCGTGGAGTTTCCATTGAATTTGGATCATTTCTCCAATCACATTTTAAGGCATCTAAAAATAAACCATATGCTTGTTCAGCATCATCGATCATTTTTTCCTTTTCTTGATCGGTAAAAGGGAAACCAGGTGCAACACCATTAGCAAATCCTACTTGTACCACTTCTAGATCAGTGTGACTCTTTCGTCGTTTGTTTTCCATAACAATAAGTTGTTTTTTTATCTTTACTAAATGTAATAAATTTTATTTTAATATCCAAGTAATATTATACTTCTCTTTGATCTTCAAACGCAATGATATGTGGTCTCCAAGTTAATCTATAACCATTATCTCTCACCCAATCAAACATTTTAGGATATGATTTAAATAAAGCCTCTCTTGAATCACCAGCTGGCATGAACCATACTTTATCTTGCGGTATATCTAATACTTTAATACAACCCATAATTTCATCTAATGCTCCTTGATCTTCCCCATCCCATACTGGTTTTAAGTGGTAGTCGGAATGATAAGCTATCATTTTAGACATAGCATCATAGTTAAGTCTTAACTTGTTGTGTTGCTTGATCATTTTTTCATCCGTAACCGCTCCTTGAGGTGTAAGTACTCCGATTTTAGGAACCGAGTTACTAAACTTAGGTGATATGGAAAGTAAATTAATAGGATAGTCAGTCTCCAGAAAATGAGAGCCCTCAGTTTCGATTGTAATGAAGATTTTTCTTTCATGTGCAAAATGTGTTAGTTCATTTACTAATGCTGGGTGCATTGTAGGTGATCCTCCAGTTAACATCATTTCTGTGATGTGAGGATTGGCATCATACATGTTAATAATGTCTTGGAAACTAATATGTCCTTTCTCAGGATGAATACTTGTATACCAAGAATCACACCAACCACCATCACCAAACCAACATCTGTGAGTACAGCCTGTTGTTCTGATTACTACCGTTGGATAGCCTGCTCTACTTCCTTCTGATTGTACAGCTGTATAAAGTTCTACAATGGGAAGTGTTTTGTTATAATCTTCTATTCTTTTCATAACTTTAAATTTTTATAAAGATAATAAAAGGTTGGGAATTATCCAACCTAATATTATTCTATTTTTACGACTTTATTGTCTTTTTCCTTTATGTTTATCTAGTTTATCTAAAATTTGAGTTAGTAGTTCGTTTTTAACTACTCCTACCATTGATGCATTTTTTAAAATAGAGATTAACTGGAATACCAAGAATGGAGCCATAATTGTCTCACTTAACCATGATGTTCCAGTGAATCCTCTTTCTATTGTTAATATAGCTGAAAGCATTACTGTCCAAAATACAAATGTTTTTAGTACACTTAATGCTTTACAAGTTTGGAATCCCTCTCTTTTAATTCCAGCCCAAACACCGAAAAATCCGTCAGCAAATATTACAAATGCTACCGAAAGGTATTGTTCTATGTTATCTGCTGTTAGATTCATAAAATATGAACCTATAAATGCGCAAGCTGTTGTCAATGATAATGTAATTAAAAGTGAAGTTTTCATCTTATGTTTTACTATTTAACGTATTCGTAGTATTTTTTAGTTTTTTGGTTTCTATCCTCTAACCCGTGAGTACCACCGTTAATTCTTTTTGTAAGAGCTAATATAGCTGCATCGTTAATTCCTTTGTCGCATATCTCCCACAATTTGTTTTTATCAAAGAAGAACATTGCTGATTCAAATGAATATTCTGTAGCTACTAAATCAGGGTTAGTCATGATTTCTGGTTTTTGTAAATACTTAGCGAATGCAGCATAATTATCTTTTCCAGTTAATTGTAAAGCACCTCTACCTCTGTATTTCCAACCATCTCCTGATTTTTCATCACCGTTACCCATCCTAGATGCGTAAACTCTGTTTGCGATTTTTTCAGGATTTCTAGCATAAGACTCTTCTAAAGTACCTGGAAAATATTTTCCGAATATACCTTGAAGACCTTGAGCTGAGTAGTTTAAGTTTTCAGAAAACAATTTATAACCACCTGTTTCGTGAGCGGTTTGTGCAAAGAAGTGAGCTGCTCTAACTGGTGTTAGTTTATAAAACTCCATTGCTTTTTTCATAGTACCAGGACCGAATGCTCCGTCTGCTGCTACTCCTATTTTAGCTTGTAAACTTTTTAAGCTCATAATTATTCTTCTTTTTTACCGTTTTTAAATCCTGCAAATTTTTCTAATACATCTGGAAGGAATGAACCTAATGTAATGTACATAAATGCGTCGAAGATGTACTCGTTTAATTCTAATGCTTTACCCATGTAACCTGTTACAAGGTCTACTACAATAGCAATTACCATTACCATAAATGACATGAATCCAATTACAACTTTTTCATTGTAATCATTTGATTTTTTAAAAATACTGAAAAATCCCATAAAATAATTTTTTAAGTTAGTTAATTAATTGTATAACCTACTTTCAAAACAAATTATATAACATTTGTCGATAAATATTAATTTAAAGCTGATTCTAATGCTTTTTTGATAGCTGATGCAAATGAAGTTTTATTGAATGGTAAATTATCATCATTTAAATCTAAAAACATAGATTGTGTTGATGTTTCGGCTAATCCTTCACCTAATAATTCTTTATCACCTAATAATACTTTTATTTTTACTATAGTTTGTTTTTTATTTTTAGCAAATGGCCCTAATGACATTCCTTTAGAAGGCGCTTCTATAGAATAAACATCAATAATAACAGGATTACCATCTTGACATATAGAATATTTGTCAGATATTAATTCTTCAGCCATTTGTTTAATACCAAATGTAATTCTTTTTTGACTCATTTCTTCGATTTGAGCACTTGAAGTTATTTCTTTAACAGTATAACACTCTTGTGAAAACATGAAAATAGGAAATAATAAAATAAAAATTAATTTTTTCATATTGTTTAATAATTTATTTTCCAAAAAGGAAATTAGAAATTTTATCGTAGAACTTTTCAAATAATTGATTTAATGTTTTCATATATTAGAAATTTAATTTACCTCCTGTGAGTACTTGATAGTTTAGGAATGATTCACCAACTTGGTATACTCCTGTAAAGCTTACGTTAAACTTGAATGTTTTTGTTATTTTTATGTCCCAGGAATTAAACGGTACAGCTAATATCCCAGCATCCCACCATTTACCTTCATAGAATTGAGTGAATGGAGAATAAACTCCTAATATAAGTATACTAGTACTAACTCTATCACTTACTTTAAAAGTAGTATGAACACCTCCTACGGCAGACATATTTAATAGAGATCTTTCTCCCATTTTACCTGCTGTAAAGTTTACACCAAACATACCTGTTAATTTTTTGTTTACTTTATATGATTCTAGTACTGTAGTTGTACTAAAGAAGTTTTTATCGAAATCCATCATAAAGGATTGAGCACCTACTGTATTTAATTTTCTAGATTTATTAACCCAAGATTTATAAAAAGTAACATTTAAGTTATTAACCCCTGATGTGAAATTAAATAATACTCCTTTAATCCTAGTTCCTCTTGTGTTAGCATGAGTTATACTTCCTACAAATCTAAAGTTTTGAGTTTGATCAGTATTAGCTATTGCTACTATATCTCCAGAAGCGATTAAACTTCCTGCATTTTTTGTAGCAGCATTAGATTTTTTACCTCCACCTCCAGAAGTGCTCCCTCCATCTGCTGATCCACCGTCTACAGCATTTGATAAAGAGTTAGCTAAGTTGCTTCCTCCACCGCTTGATCCTTCTACAGATGACTCAGACGTTGAACCTCCTGTTGAAGTTGGTTGATTTGGATTTGTAGTTTCTCCTCCTTGTTGAGGTGTTCCTGATGGAGGTTGTGAAGGTGTTCCTCCAGAAGAATTAGGATTGGTTTGGCCTCCTTGATTTTGGTTACCTGTTGGGCTTGTTCCAGCAGTTCCTGTATTCGTTCCTGCAGATGTATTTGAATTTGATTTTTTGTCATCTTTTGAGTTTTGGTTAGTACTACCTTCTTCATTTTGTGAAGAGTTTGTTACTCCTCCTGCTGTAGCTGTCATAGAATCCCCCATAGATCCTCCTACAGATGCTATTGATTGTGCAATGTTAGTTACAGATATTACATTTGTAACAATGGTTAAAGTATTAGCAACGGTAATGTTAGTTATACCATTTACAATAGCTGTAGTTACAGATTCGCAAGGTGAGTTTGTGTTTTGTTGAGATACTGTATTTAACCAGTTGTCAAATACTCCCGAAGAAAAATCATTAGATGTAAAAGTGCTATGATTGTCGAAGTAACTTACCATTACCCCTCCACCAGCTGGTACGTAAATACTTTTTGATACTAGAGTGCAAGGGTCTTTGTAAGTATAAGTGTACTGACTCCAAGAAGTCAGGGCTGAAAATAGTGAGAATAATAGTATCCATTTTTTCATTAACTACGAAATATCCCCTTTTTAATCATTTTACTTACTACTCTTGAAGAAGCAGTTTCTAATGACTTTTTGGTAGATATTCCGATTGTTGATTGGTTAAATTTTATATCGTCGATTCCGTCTAGTAGATTAGCTTTCTTCACTGTAACCGCTTCACCAGATCCTGATCCAGTAATTATTTCACCAGTTTGTGCATCCACAAATCTTACTTGTAATCCTAATATTGTTTTTTGTTTTATTTCGATTCCGTTAGTTGCAATTTCTTCATCCTCACCTACACTAAAATCATATACTTCTATGTAAACGAAGTATTTTGCTAGAATTACATTTCCTTTAACAACTATTTCATTTGAAGAGATTCCTTTGGCTGATGCTTTATGTTGAGCAATCATTTTTTGTTTTATCTCTTCTTTATCTTCTGTGAATACAAATCTATCTGTAGATTCTAAATATTCAAGTACTATGTTAGCTACACCTAATCCTACTCTAGCGTCCTTTAATTCAGGATACATTTCATATAATTCTGCATTAATACCAATTTTTAATACAGATATTGGTATTTGAATAGTATCGGTATAATTAGATACAACTTCTAAAGACTGTTTCTTTTCAAAATCAGCCTTATACTCCTCAGTTTTAGTAGAGCCTATTTTTTGTGAATAGGATACTAAACTAAGAAATAAAGTTATAAATACTAATATATTTTTTACCATGACTCTTCTTCTTTTTTAACTGGAGTAGGAGCAGGAGCTGTTTGTACTGGTACTGGTTGTTGCTTTACGTTATTAGAATTAGAGTTATTAGATTGTTGTTTTTGTTGGTTGGTGTTATTGTTTTCCAAATTAACATTAATAACAGGCGCTGCAGCTGGTGCTGCTACTTCGGTTTTTGGTTCTTCCTTATCTTCTGGGTGGCCTCCAAATAAAGTTGTTGATACCCAAATACCTGCTCCACCGATTACTGTAGTTAGAGTTCCAATAATGGTTTTTTTCAATCCTGATAATCCACCTTCGTTGTTTGTTTCTTCTGACATAGTTTAATTTTTTATAATTTTAAATGTTTTTACAAATTTAGTATTTGTTATTTGTAATAAATAGACACCACTTGGGTAAGGGTGTAAGTTTTCTTGAATAAAATTATCTCCTTTTACAAAACGTTGTTTTTTGTTTTGTAAAACATTACCATTTAGGTCATAGACTATTATATTATAGTCTCCACTTACAGGAAGAGATAAATCTAATGTTACAGTATCATTTGTAGGTACAGGATATGCTCTACCATTAATACCGTCTTCATCTAAAGGAGCGGCATTTCTATTCATGTTAACATACCCATCTGTATTAGTTACAGCTATATCCCATCCTTGTACATCTCCCGCTGTCTTTCTTCCTACTGTTATAGGAGTTGTAGTCCAGTTAGGATTAAGTACTGTAAACTTCAATATAAATAGTTCTGTAGGGTTTGTAATAGAATATTGTCCATGTGTTCTATCATATCCTCCCCATCTTACTTTTCCATTTCCGGTATCCATTGTATAGGTTAACCAGGTTTGTGCTTTTTCAGATAAGATTATTTCTGAGAATTGTAGAATATTTTGATCATAATTTAAAGCAAACTCTAAACTCCCTAATACATTCCCGTTTGTTTGAATTGTTACAGGTAAATCAATAGTATTAGATAGAGACACTGTAATCCCAGGTACTTGAAATTGTACCTGAGAATATAGTGAATTTATTGATAACAGTGCTATGATTATATAGCGTAACATATTAATTACGTCCTGTTCCGTTTGCGTCTCCTAATACTAATAAATAATAATTAGCAGCTGTTGTATTATTGATATTAGCTGAAGTAAATGTTGATACTCCTGGTATTGTAGCTGATAAACTTGTTGAAGCAGCTGCAATTTGAGTGTATTGGGCTTCTGTAAAGAATAATACATCAGGATTGTTTGGATAAGTTGTTAAACCTTGAGCTAATCTTGAAAATAATGTATATGAATCTGAAATTGTAATTCCATTTGCTTGGTTAGGGTTAGCAGTATAGAATTGGATTCCAGTTGGTGTTTGTAATCCTGTAGCAAGTTGAGCCATCATGTCAGCATCTGCTGTAGATAAAGCATCTGGTGCAGTAAGACCTGGTGCTACTTTTACTCTAATTTGCCAGTAGTTTTGGTCTAAGTTAGTTGTGAATGATGCTACCCCTGTTGTAGTTGCTGTGTTAACAGTTATTACATCTACCCAAGTTGTTCCATTTGAAGATTTTTGTAAAATAACTGGGACATTTTCAGCTGGGTTAGTGGGCGAATTTAAGAATGTAGCAGCATAGTTAAATACTGGTTCTGTAAATGCTCCACCATAATTTTGTAATCCTAATGTTGTATCAGTTCCATTTGCTAAAGTACCGTAAGCTGGGTAAGCTGTTCCTCCTGTAAATGCCATTGCGGTTACAGTCCCATTGGTGTAACCTGATTTGAACGGTAAAGCTACGTTGAACATTTCTCCATCTGCGATGTTGAAAGAAGCATTTGCTCCAGTGTAAACCCATGTAACTGTTACATTTCCTTCAGTAGCGTTTACTAATGTTTGGAAATAGTTGTTTGTTTCAGCTCCTGTGTAAGTTACTGTTGGAGAATCAAATACGTTTTTGTCATACCAAAATCTGTACTGTACGGCTTTGATATCTGTAGAACCAGCATTATCATAATAAATTGCAACGTTTGTAGGTGTTGCTCCAATTGGTGCTAGATTATAACTAGCGTCAAAGATTAAGTAAGGCTTAGTAGCATCAGGTGCTGTAGTTTGTGCGAATCCTGTTAATGATACTAAAACCAAACTTAAAGCTAAAAGTAATTTTTTCATTTCTTTTTTGTTTAAGTAATTATTAATTCAAAAACCAGGTGTTTTTACACTTTCATGTCTATAGATAAATATGATAGTTAATTACTATACCCTAATCGTGTTATATAGTAATTAGAAGTTCCACCAGATGTTGGATTATTTATTGTTATTGATTGTACTCCAGGATACGTTGTTCTTAAATCTGTAGTCGATGTTTTTAAAGCGTTAAATTCTACGGGTGTAAATATTCTTAATACGGGTAATGTTCCACTATAAGATGGTAATACTCCGTTTCGTCTCATAAAAATTGAATATACATCAGATACTGTTATATTATTAGTATTGTTAACATCATATCTATAATAATCTAAAGAAGTTAATCCACCATTTAATACTTTATTATTACTATCAGTAGCATCTAATACAGCTAATGCGTTAGTTAATGTTGGTGTATCTATTTGAATATAAAACTCATTTGATGTTGTGCTTAACGCAGTATTAAAATTATAATACCCTGATGTGTTTGTTGTAGATGTTGTGTTTAAAGTCCAAGGTCCTGCGGGTGTTCCTGATATACTTGTACTAGAACCATCTGTTACGAATTGTCTCCAAACTACTAATTTTATATTAGGCTGATTTTTTACAAAATATAAATCCCAAATAGTATCAACTCCTGATTGGGTATATTTTGAATTACCTTCATATCTCACTCTAAATACATCTCCCCAAAAAGGATCAGTATATGCTTCAGTTGATACAAACGTCATATTATTATCCGAAAAACTATTATCAACGGATCCTATGTGAATTGTAGGCGCTGGTGGGTTTGTTGCATTTCCTTGATACCCACTACTATTTGCCGTTCCAAAAGTAAACCAAGAGTTTGCATTTACGTGTCCACTTGAATAAGTGCTTCCTAAGAAAGAAGTTGTAAATCCTGCAGGGAGTGTTATAGCTACTGAAGCTTCATCTGCTTGAGAAGAATACAATACAGATGTTCCTCTATTTCTATTAGCAGGTATGTTTGATGAAAATGGAGCTATTGTTGCTGATCCAGCAGCAGTAGTTACTATAAAAGCGTTTGTAGTAATATAGTTATAGGTTGTACTGTTGTTTGGAGAGGCATTAAATACATTTCGAGCTAGAAATGTAGATCCATTAGTAACACCGAATTGTTCTGATCCTGCTGTTACAGCTGAATTACCTGATGTTCTAGTGAATAATTTTACTGCTATCCCTTGTACTCCTATTTCTTTGGTTCCATAAATGTAGCCAGAGTATGTAAAATTTTGTCCATAGGACAAAAAAATACCCCCTATAGTGAGAATAAGGGGGTATAACCATTTTTTGATATGTTGCAGACCAAGTTTCATATCGATAAATATAAAAATTTATCTATTTTTTTGCAATTTGTGTAATGTATTTCTCACTAATTCTCCTAATTCAGCATCGTTAGGAGTAGTTAAGATAGTATGGTATGATACTTTAACATAATCAATCATACCTAATTCTTCACTATAAGAAACTAATTCTAATTGTTCTTGATTTTCTAAAGCATCATCGATTAAGTGGTGTCCCATAACTATGCGCTTAAAACACTGTTTTTTACTCTTTTTTTAGATAAATCATACATAGCAGTTGCTAATGTTTCATTTATTCTTCTTTGTCCTCTTTTAACATAACTAACAAAGCTAGGAGTAAATCCTGTTTGTTCTGCTAAAGTAGTGTTGTCACCTTTTTGTTGACGAGCCATGTAGAAAGCTAATTTAGCTGTTCTGTTCAATTGTTTGGTTTTTGTTCTTTTTGTCATAATAACTCTGATTTTAAATTAATAATATTTTTACTACCGTTCTTTGGGTTAATTTATCCTTTTAATAATTTTTTAGTTGGTTCACAACCATCCTTATCAACTAATAAGATTTTTGCTTCTAATTTATCTACTCTAGAGTCAGTAAATGAAATACTGTCTTGATGTAGACGATCTACTCGATCAATTTCTTGATCAATTCTACGATTTACTAATTCATCGTTTCTATGAACCCATTGTTCTATATTTAGAATACTTTGTTCATTTTGTTTTGCTAACTTTGCTGTCTTAAACGCTACCACAACTCCCCATACAAGAAGAGCTCCACTAACACCTAAAACAAATGCTAAAATTTGTTCCATAATTTATAAGTTTTATTTCAAAGAACGGTAGTCTTAAAATTTGGAATCGGTGAGGGACTCGAACCCTCATCCCGCATAGAAGCGGTGTTACCCTCTGCCAGCATTACACTGATTACACTAACCGATTCTTGGTAATTTATTCTACTATTGTAGTGTCAACTGATGTTGAATCTACTTGAACTGAATCAACCGCTACCTCTGTTGAGTCTACTGTTGATGTTTCAGCTGTTCCTGCTTGTTTACAACTTGTAACTGTTAAACCAGCTACTAATGCTAATACTAAAAATACTTTTTTCATGATTTTATTTTTTTAAGTTAATTCAATATATGAATAATTTTTTGGTTCTCCAAACTTTTTATTAGAAACTTACTGTTGAAAGTACTTTAATAATAGTTGTTTCTGGATCAAAATCTTTATCTAATTTTTTAGCAACTAGTAAATCAATTGATGTTCCGTTCTTTTGCTCAACCCATAATTCTTTTACAAATGTTGTTGAATTGATTTCATTTGTATCTTTATCTCTTTTGATTGTGAATACTGCTACGTGTACTTGTTTTGGTGTCATGTTATTTGGATTAAATGTGTAATCTGTTAAGTATGTGTTATTTGTTCCGTTTAAATTTGTGTTAAGTGTTGTTCCTGAATATCCGTTTATAGTGGATATACCTGAAATTGTGAGACTGCTTACTGTTTTGTCCATAATCTTATTTATTATGATTATCTAATACTTTTGTTACTTCTGTTACTACATATTCCCATGTTACTGGTCCTGTTTCGTCTGCGTAAGGAGCTGGATCAGGTCTTCCTAATTTAATAAATGCTTCTACTCTTTCAACTGATGAAGCTGATTTATAATCTGAAAACCATTCTTTTTTATTATCCCAATAAGTTACTCCATCTTTTGAATATGTAGTTTCAATATCTAGAAGGATTGGTTTGTAAGATGTATTAGTTCTTTTATAAACTTCATCAAAGTCTAAGTACAACTCTTTACATAACACTTCTCCGTCTTGAAGGATAGTAAATTTATCTCCTTCTAAGTAAGGTGTAAAATAACCTACTCTTTCAGCTTCCCAGTTTCCAATTCTAAAAGCTGCATCATCTGCATCTCTAAATTCTTGTCTACAGTCTGGATAGATAGCATGATCTCCAGCGTGAATACCTAAAGCAATATCACAATTCTCTCCTGTACGATTTGCAATTGATAAGGCTACTGCTTGAGTAATAGAAGCAAATATTTTGTTTCTGTTAGGAACAACTGTTGCTTTCATATTATCTTCTGCATAATGACCTTCTGGTACATCTTCACCTCCTGTTACTAAGGCTGAATCTAATAAATCAACTAACCCATTTAATTGGATTTGACGATAAGTAATAGGAGATAAATTTGATGCTGCTTCAGTAATAGCTAAGTTTTCTAATTCAATATCTCGGTTTTTCATAACCCATTGAACTTTTTCTTCAAAACTTAAATTACTTAAAGTAGAATTAACATAATCTACCAATGATTGAGCTCTTTGTAGCTCTACACTATGTTTTTGACCATAGTCAAATGAAATAGCTGTTACACTATCATATTCTTTTAGACATCTAAGTAATAATGTACTTGAGTCCATTCCTCCACTTAAGGATACTACAACATGTTTTTTAGACATAATTTATTTTTTATTTGTACCAGGTATTTGAAACGTATAGGCAAACGTTATTATTATAATTGAACATAATTTTCAGGATCTCCATTAGAAGGTTTTACTTCACCCTCATATACTATATTCCCGAAGTAAGTATCAAGAAATTCTCTACGATACATTAATATTTCCCCTTTATAACGAGTATTTTCTATATACTTTTTATGTATAGTTTCTTTTAACTTTACAGCAGTTTCTGCTACTTCTTTACCTAATTCAGATCCAGCAGCTTTACCTAGATACTCATAAAGAGACATCATGTACGGTTTTTGTTCTTGTTCCATGTTACATAACTTTTTAAAATGTTAAACTTGTATTTAATATATGAAGATAATCCTACAAATCCTAAAGAAGCGGCTGATATATTTAGTATGTTAGGGTGCCAATGTTCTCCACAAAGACCAAAAGCATGTCTTAATGCTTCAATCATTATTTAGCTCCTCTTTCTTTATAATAATCAGCTTTGCTGAATTTTGTGGATTGTTTTTCTACTTTAGACTTTTTAGATTGTCCTAAAGTTGGTAGCCAAGCCATTAATTGCTCGTACTTACTTTTTGCAGATGTTTTGCTCATAACGTTTAATTTTATTTATGTAAATATAATAAATTTATATTAGTTTTCCAACTATTTATTGCAGAAGTTTTTAAAGCCTTGTATATTATATTTGATGTCTTCTAATTGTTCATCTAAATTAGACTCCATAAATTCTTCAATTTTGTTTGATGGTTTTTCTAATAAACCTACTTCATCATATCTAATACCTAAGGCACCACATATAATTGGGTTTGAAGTATCTACTGAATTAATCATTCCTGGTTCCCAATTATCTCTGTAGTGAGTAAATTCTTGAGGTACCGAACATCCTAGTAAATGGATATAGTGATGTGGTTTAATTAATTTTTCATCTTTCATATTTTCTAAAAGTAATACCCTTCCAACTGTTTGATTAGCTAGTTTATTTTCTGTAGGGCATAATTCTTGATATAATACAGAAGAATGATTAAATGCGAAGTGAGTATAACCTAAATCAACACACTGTTGGTATAATTGATGCATTTCACTTATAGTTCTACCTTGCATCACTATCATTAAGTTAGTGCGTTCTGGTAAGTCATATTGTAACCAATGTTTAGCATTTTTAGCCGTTATTGCTTTATCATTCCATTCATCAGGTACAATAAAGATATCTGGTTCGATTAAATTGATTTTTTCTAATAGGTCTTGAGTTGTGTGTGTTACACCTTCAAATAACCCATTATCCATAATAATAAAACGATTTCTTTCTCTTGAATCTAAGAAAAATTGTCTATAATCACTATGTTTATCTAATAAGTGAGGTAAACAGTACTCATAATCATTCCACCCAAAACTATATGGAAGTAATGATAACGGTAATTCGTGTGATATTTTCATTATCCAATAAAGGCTTTTAGTGCGCTTGCACTCATGTTTCCACTTTGTTTTCTTATAGTACCATTTGCTTCAATTACTACAGTAGTAGGAACGTTTCTAATTCCATTTTCCATAATAGATTGATGTCCTGAATCAACATCAACTGTTTCAAATTGTACTCCTGAAGTTTCTGCTGCTACTTGGTTAAATGTAGGAGCAAATAATTTACATGGTCCACACCATGCTGCTGTAAATCTAATGACTTTTTTCATAATATAATTTATTCTTGGTAAATACTTGAATTTTTAGGTGCTTCCCAACACTCTACTTTTACTACTTTTACTCTACCACCACCACTCTTAGACATTACATCATTAAACTTGTCATAAACCATTTTAGCAGCTGATTCAGCTCCAATTTTATCCATAACTCGTAAATGACATAATCCTAATTCTTGCATATATTGGAATGTTTCTAATTGTGGGTCATCTTTCTCAATTAATAGAGTGTGGTCCCACATATAGTCCATCCAATCTTTTAAACCGTTACCGGTTTTCTTTAATTCTTCGACTGATTCTCCTCCTTTTGGAAGTGGTTTAAATCCACCATAATCCATAATCCAGTTCATTTCATCTAATTGATTTTCCTCTAAAGGTTCAATTGATTCAAACCATACTTTGAATTCTAATGCATAACCGTGTAATAATTGACAGTGTGAATGTTGTGCTTTCCATTGTCTGATAGCTACTGAGTAGTTATCGAATAATTTTGTTGATTGGTACTTTCCCATAACTTATTCTGTTTCTTCTTCTTTACTTAGTAATAATAATTCAGAACCTAAATTCGCTAAAAGCGAATCTAGTTGTTCTTCATATTGTGTTATATTATTTGGATTGGCTTTTATCTGTTCTTCTATAAATTTAATATCTTTTTCAACAGTCTCCAAATATTTTAGTATTTTATTTGATGTATCCATATTAACCTTCACAACTTACGCATTCAGCTTGACGTGATCCTAAATCACCTTTAATTACTGAATCAGTTCTTAAATAATATAATGTTTTAATTCCTAATTTATGAGCTTCCATATGAACCTGGTTAATCCATTTTGGTGAATCTTGAGGATCAAATGATAGATTTAAAGATTGAGTTTGATCAATATATCTTTGTCTAATTGCTGCTTGTCTAACTAATTCTAACTGATTAATTTCAGGGAATGTTAAAAATAATTCTTTTTCATCTGGTGATAATATAGTGTCAGGTAAACCTAAAACACTACCATTATCTCTTAACATTTGATCCCAGTATTTATCTTTATTTTGACCTTTTTCTTCTAATAAGTTTTCTAATACCTTATTTTTACGAATAAATGTACCTTTAGCACCATTAAATGTGTAAATATTTGCGGGTAACGGCTCAATTCCTGCTGAAATACCGCCTGTTATGACACTGTTAGATACCGTCGGAGCTATCGCAAGTAAATGCGTATTACGCATACCAGTTCCACGACACCATAATGGTTCTCCATATTCTACAGCTAATTGACGAGATGCAGCTTCTGCTTCGTTTTTAATTTTACTAAAGATATTGTGAGTGTGAGCAGTTGAAGCAATTGAATTAAATGGTAATCCTTTTTGTTGTAGGAATGTATGCCACCCCATTACTCCTAATCCTAATGCTCTACCTTTTTTAGCGTGAGCATTTGTTCTAGTCATACTTTCTTTACCACTTGTTTTTTCAATAAATTCTTGCATTACCCCATCTAAAAAGTAAATAGATAATTGAACGGTGTCTGTATCTTTCCATTCATCATACTTAGCTAAATTTAATGAAGATAAACAACAAATAAATGAATGTTCTTCATCTGTATGAAGAGTAATTTCAGTACAAATGTTAGTCATTGAAACATCAAGATTATGCATCATGTAAGCAATAGGATTTGCTTTATTTACATTATCCTTAAACATAATATATGGTTCTCCAGTTTCCATTCTAGCTTTTAAAATCTTAGCCCAACGCTCCATTGATGGTTGATCTCTTGATTCTAATTTTCTCATAAACACATCATCTACAACAACACATTGATGTAAATTTAAACATTGTCTATTTGGATCTCCTTTTGGTCTTCTGATTTCTAAGAATTCATCAATATCTGCATGGTTAATATCTAAATTAACAGATGCTGCTCCTCTTCTAACATTACCCTGATTAGTAGCGATAATAGTTGAGTCATAAATTTTAGCCCATGGTACTACTCCTTCAGATTTACCATTACCTTTAATTTCTCTTCCACGTGGTCTAATGCGAGATAAACTAATACCTACTCCTCCACCAACAGATGTCAATTTCATTAGTTCTGCGTTAGTTAAACCGATTCCTCGTATAGAATCCGGTGTATCTACACCAAAACATGAAATAGGTAAACCTCTATCTGTACCCATGTTTGATAATACAGGAGATGCTAATCCTAACCAACCATTCCATAATATTTTAAAGAATTTATTCTCTAAATCAGGTCGGTTTAATCTTGTCGCAGTAGCAATTGCTACTCTTCTGTATGCTTTTCTAGGTGTTTCTCCAGGTAGCAAGTATCCCTTGCTAATTGTTGCTAATGATATTTCGTCGAAATATTCAGGATAATCTTTACCCCTTTCCCATTGCGTGTAATCTGCTATTAAACTATTGTTGTCCATATATTAAAATAAATCGTTTGCGTCCCAGTTTTGAACTCCTTTTGAATAATTTGTTACTCTTGATGCGAAGAAATCTGTATGTTGTTTACCAGCTGATAAACTATCAAACCATTTCATTCTTTTTATTGAAGCATCATCAATTCCATTTACTATAGACTCGTAACCTAAATCTTGCATTTTAGTGTTAACTCTATATTTAATAAAGCTAACTAAATCATATTTTGAACAACCATCTAAATCTCCCATTTCATAAACTTTATCAATAAAGTCTAATTCTAATTTTAAAGATAATAAAGCTGCTTCTTCAATTGATTTTTTTAGTTCAGGTGTGTTTAATTCTGGTTTTTCTAACATTAATTGTCTAAATAACCAACATCCTGCTTCTGAATGTAATGATTCATCTCTAATTGACCATTCTACAATCTGTCCTACTCCCTTTAATAAATTTCTTAATTTAAAAGACAATAAAATTGCAAATGATGAAAATAAATTAACTCCTTCAGTGAATGCTGAAAATATAGCTAATGATTTTGCTCTTTTACTCCAATCAACTTCACCATTGTGTGAATCTCTTACATCCATTAATCCCTGAATCTTAGCCATTGTAGCTTCATCTTCTAAAAATTCAGAAAAATTATCTAGTCCTAATTCTTCATTTAATAATGAATAAGCTTCAGCATGAATAGTTTCAAATGCTCCAAAAGTAACAGCCATTTTAATAATTTCTGGTTTTCTAAACCAAGATGTTACTAAATTTGTCCAGTAATCATTTACTACTGTTTCTGTTTGTGCGAAACCTTTTAAAATAGAACCAATAATATTTTTTTCAGTTTCTAATAAATTTTGCTTCCAATCATTTACATCAGACATCATAGGAACTTCTGTATGTAACCAATGTGCTTGTTGCTGTTTTAACCAATAATCATGTGCTTCGGGGTATTCGAATGGCTTGTAAACTACTCTTTCTTTTGTAATGTCTCTCATGTTTCTTTTTAAATTTTAAAGATGGGTCTATAAATAGGTAACATTACGAATTAAGAATAAAATTTCTCAAAAAGTCTTTTTCATCTCTATCTACTGCGTTATAATCGCCTGGCTTTTTGTCTGTGGATGAGGTATCGATTTCTAGGAAGTCTTCGAATATCTCGATTTTACCCATGGAAGTATCGATGGTTGATGCGAATGTCATACCATCTCCTCCTAATCTATTTTTCATAACATGCCAACGGCCTGTACCTTCTAATTTATCTTTTCTATTTCTAGCTAATGATAAAACAATATCACCAATCATTAATTTAGAATATGAACCTGCTATATTATCTCCTTCAATAATATCACTTTTAGCACCTGTTCTATTAGCTTGTGATGGAGTTACAATTGGAAGACCTAATTCTGTTGCTAATCCTCGAATACTGGTGTAAATATCTTCAGTACCTTCTAATCTATCTCGTGATGAATTTTTAAGTAAATCAATGTAATCAATAAAAATAACATCAGGTACAAATTCATATTGCATTCTTAATTGCTCAATATGTTGTTCAATATTGTCTAATGTAGTTTTACCTGCAGGAAATTCTTTAATTTTAATTTTACCAGGTATTTCTTGAGCCATTTTCTCAATTTCTTCACGATGTGCTGTAATTTTGTCTACAGGAATATGTAATAAATTAGCATCCATACGTCTTGCTACATAAGTTTCACTTAATTCAAGAGTATAATATAATACATTAAATCCTAATTTAGCAGCATGTGTTGCCATATCAATAATAGCCCATGATTTACCACCACCAGGATTACCAAATATAATGACTAATTCACCTTTACCATAACCACCTTGTGTAATATTATTCATAACATCCCAAGGGAATGGAATTGGTGATCTATTATCATCACGATATCTAGTTTCAACATCTTTTTCATACTCATGACCAATAGATCTTATTTCACCTACTTTAAGTGCATTAAGAATTAATTGTCTAATTGAATCAAAGTCATTAATACTTAATAAATTTGTAGAAGCAATAATAGCTTTTTTCATTTGCTGATTTCGGCAAAATCCTAAAAATTCATCTTTAATGTATTGAGCATCTGTCTGTTCCGAATCTCGATATGCTTGTACTAATTGTTCTTTAACTGCTATTTGTAATACATCATTTTCAATTTTTTGTATTTCTACCTTTAGTGCTTCCATTGAAGGCACAGTATGGTATTTATGAAAATAACTTAAAACTTCCTTAATAATCCATTGGTGTGAAGTATTTTCAAAATAATCTTCAGTTAAAGCATCGGATATAGTAATTAAGAAATTTCTATCTGTTAATAGAGCGCCTATTACTTTGATTTGAAATGCTGGTCCGTATTGGGACAGTTTTGATAAAGTTGTCAATATATAACCTATTTAATTGTTAATAACCTATTTTTGTAAATATACTATCTTAATATGAGAGAGCCAAAATTTTCTGATAACCATCCGTGAGTATTTGGTATAGAATTTACTAATCCATCTGACTCGTATAACACCATAAACCCACCAACATTTAATGAAGTAATTTCTTCATTTAATAGATTAATTATATCTTCTTTGCTATCGTCTGATATATTAGGTTCGCGTATATTCATTAATTGATAGTTGATATTTAATTGATTTTTCGTTTCTAATATACTTGCGTACATTGGACTTTTCTTTGCGTTATCTGCGCTTATCTTGTAAATATCTTCTAATTTGTATTCATCTGCACTTTCTAAAGAAAACAACTTAACTATTTTTTTAGGACCTAATCCTCTAACTCCTGGAAGATTGTCAGAGTTGTCTCCTAATAGTGCTTTGTAAATTAAAAAGTTATTAGGATGTACATTAAATTCTTCAAGAACATCATTAACTTTATATACTTTTTTCTTAATTGGTGAATAAACTTGAATTTTATCGCTAATTAATTGATAAAAATCTTTATCAGCCGACATTATCGTTACTGTTTTACAATCTTCATCAGCAGCATAATGGTTTGCTATAAGACCTATACTATCATCAGCTTCAATTTTATCTATTGATACTAAAGATACTGGTAGTTGCTTTAAATATTGAATAAGGCGAGTCATTTGATTGCTCATTGCTTCGCTTTCATCATCTTTATCATCAAATATATCCCAATTTGTAATACGAGATATACTTCTATTACCTTTATATCCAGGGTATAGATTTTTCTTATTAACTGTACTTCCATGCCCATCAAACACTAATATTACTCTAGTAGGACGAAATGATTTTATAGCATATCCGATACTTCGTAAATAACCTACGAGACCACCTATATGGTGGCCCGCTGGGTTAAGTGTATTAACTGATGAGAAATTTCTCATGAACGTATTCATAGAATCTATGATAAGAATACGACTATTTTTAGTAGGTTTATCTTCTACTATTGAGTCTAATACCTGGAGTAGAAATTTTTTGTCAAACATTATTCCTCAATTTCTAACATTGGTGATATATTTTGACTTTCATTCCACTCACTAGCATCTTCAGTAATTTGTAAACTGTCTACATCTGTTATTTCTTCAAACCATTCGTGAGCATACGTTTTCTTATACTCTTTTACAGCTTCTGGTGTATCAGGAATAAATCCGTGTGGTGTTACAATTACAGTTGAAGCTGTAGCAATACCGCAATCAGCATGAATTTTATCAATTGCTATTTTAGTACGTTTAGCAAATTCAACTTTTTTACCTTTATGCTGTACGTTAATTTTAGAAGTACCGCTATTTGTAACGTTTCCAAATGTAATTACAATGGCAGCATCCCAATACATTGCATTCCCACCTTTATTTGTCATTCTTGGTTGTGACATTGGTGTTAATGCTGGTTGTACTCCAGTTTTATTAATTACAAAGAATGTATTTGTGTAAGGATATTTCTCTTTACGTGATAGTGGGAATTGTTGGTTAATAAAGTTACCAAATTGAGTAGCCATAGCACCAGCATTCCACATAGGATTATTATTTCCTTGTTTAACACTCATATCACATGGAATCGATCCAACTGAATCCCAAAGAAATAATAAGTCGTAAGGTAATTTACCTTTTTTCTGTTCATCAAGTATATCAGCAATAAATGCAGATACATCTTCAATAGTGTTTAATGAAGAACGGTCAACATATAGGAAAAATCCTTTATAATCAACATCTTCTCCGGTTTCGGCATTAGATACAGCTTCAATTTCTAATCCCATCTTTTTAGCATGGGCAAAATCCCATTTCATCTCAGTAATGATAAACACAGGTAACACTCCAAGTTGTTGAGCAGAAACTGCTGCTTCAATCATTAGTGTAGTTTTTCCTGTATCAGATCCTCCTCTAGCTATAGTTACTTGTCCCATTGGCACTCCCGGGATAGAGAGTGCTTCGGCTACTGCATGTGAGAATGGGATCCATCTTTGTTTTTTAAACTTTGATGATTCTGATAGATTTTTAGATTTTTTGAATGAATCTAAATCAAATCCTTTGTTAGAAGATGACCTGATGGCAACAGATGCTGCATCATTTATAGTGTTTCTTTTGGCCATAATTATTCTTTATCAAATAAATCTTCGAACTTGTCAGCTTTTGGTTGTTTTGTTTGTAGTGTGTATGGAGATGCTTTTTCTTCTTTCTTTTCCCAAGGTAAGTCTCCCATACTTGGTGTTTCATCTTCATCATCAGTAGTAGAAGCAATAGGAGTATTGTCTTCTTCTTCTTCAGGATTAGCCCACTTTTCAAAAATTTCTTTTAAGCTTTCGTAAGTGTGTTTTTTATTGATAGCAAAGATATCAGGTTGTTCATCTAAGTATGAACGTAATGCTACTGCATCTTCTGTAATAGGTGTAGTTTTTACTCTTGGTGTAAGAATACATTTTACTACTTTACGACCTGCTACTGTATCATCAGTACCTTCTACAATAAAGTCACGACCATCTTGAATGTCAGTGTAATCACCGTAATCTTCATTCATTGCAATGTTCATTAATTGAGTGTAAATTTCTTTACCAAATTCCCATAAACGAACACCCATGTCTTCTTCACCACGAACAATAACGGGTGCAAATACTCTCATTTTAGGAGTAATTTTTTTAGCCATTTGCCAATGATCTGGATTGTCTGATTTGCGAAGTTTTTGTGCTGCTTCAGCAATAGGATCAGCTTCACCCCAATTGGTTAATGCTAAAATAGGTCCTTTAGTGTACCCGTAGTGAAAATAAATCTCACGGAACGGTGTAGACTTGTTAAACTTAGAAGGAACAATACGAACTTGATGTTTTCCTACTTTTGGTTTCCAAAAAATTTTTGTGTAATCTGTTTTTTCTCTAGACTGGCCTTTGTTGTTAAAGGTGGCCAACGTCTGCTTGATTAAAGATAAATCCATAACGTTTTTTAAATTTGTTTATAACTTGTTTTAGGTAAATGTAAGAAAGAAATTTGGGATATCCAAATTATACTTTAATAATATTGTGAATTTTAGTGTGAACTTTTCTTAGTCCTCCTTCTTGGGTAAGTAATATAACGTTACGATGGTCTTCCCATTTAACCTTATAATTAGTATCTAATACACCTCCATTTAATTCTTTTATAAGAGCATTAAGGGCGTTAATAGTATATAATGTGTTAGATTCTTTTTTTCTGTGAAGTAAAATAGTATTAGGTAAAGCATTTTTAGAACTAGTATTTACCACGTCTATGTTATATGTTAAGATTAATTCATCTGTATCGGTTGATTCCAATACAAATATTTTATCATACAATATAGAATATTTATTTGTAAGTATATTTAGAGTTTCGTCTAATTTAGAGGGTGCAACAAATGTGCAAAAAAGTTTATTTCCTACCATGTCATTTATAATGATGTCATTAAATTCATAACTGGTGATAAATATCGGGCTTTCTGTCATAACCATTAGGTATCTTATGTTAATTCGTTATAGTTAGTTCCTATTTTTACTTTGGTTGGGTATTTTAATTTATGTATAATCTCTTTTATTTGATTTACTTCGTCTTGCACGGCATCTATTAATATAGCATCATAAGTATAAAGTACAATTCTTGATTTTAATGAACGAAAATCGTTATATAAATCAAATATTTGTTCAACATTTTGTGATGTTTCAAAATTTTGTATAAGATAATTTAATACTTTTTGAGGATTAGGATTATCAATATCTTTTAAACGAAATGTTTTTCCTGATGGTGTTGTTATTGAACCACCATATTGAATTTCGTCCCATAAACTATCAGTGAACATGTGTACATTCTTAAAAAATGGTTTACTTTGTAATTCGTATCTAATACCACCATATAAATTTTGAAATGTTGTTTCTTTAACTTTTAATATGTCTTCAGTTTGTAATATTTCTGCTATTTGAGCATAAACATTTATTTCTTTATCAAACTCATATCCAGTTAAAGTTCCTAATAATCGTGGATGGTAACCATTAAAATCAAACTCTAAATATATATCATTATTAGGAATATAACAAGTTCTTTCACCATTTTCTTTATTTAAAGCAGCATAATTTATGTTGTTAAATGAATTAGAAGGACGACCGGTTAATGTATATAAATTGTATTGAGTATAAGCTCTTCCTTTACTAATTGAAAATTGAGGTGTGTTATGATCTTTATGATACTTAATAAAGCATTCTTTATCTAACCTTATGCCTTCTTTTTCTATTTTAAAGAATACAGTAGTTAATTTATGTGAATATTCAGTATTTTTAATCATATAATTCTGTAGTAATTCGTATAAATTTTCACAATATTCGTAATGTTTAGATATAGGAATTAAAGTATTTATATTTTTTAATTCTCCGTATCGTGTATAGAAATCTGAATTTATGTTAGGGGTACAAGATGATAAGTCTGGTTTGGTTCCATGTTTATCTATGTAGTTAAATGTTATATCATTTATTTTTCCTCCTAAGAAGTATTTAGTGTGTTTAGCATCTATGGCATATAATTCTTTTTCCGATAAGAATTTTTTAAGAGATTGCCATTTTAAACCTAATGACTCTGTATGATTTATACAAAATATATATCCTTTATCATCAAAGGGTTTAACATAAATTAATGATACTTCAGATATAGCAGGATGATAGTTGTCATTATTTGCTATAACATGAATAAAACATTTATCGAAGTGCGGTAAGTGGGGTAATTGATCTTCTTTTTCAATTATATAAAACATAACCTTATTTATTTATTCGTTAAATATACGAATAAAATTTTAGGTACCCAAGAAAGCAGTTAATCCAGGCATTTGTTTATTTACCTCTTCTAAAGTTTGAGTATTTTTATTATATGATATTACTTGATAATTATTACTTAATTTACCTGATAATTGGTCGTATGCCTTTTTATCAATTTGTTTAATTAGATTATTAGATGAAGTTAAATCTTTATAAAAGTAACGAACTGGGGAAGCAGTTGAAGGTGAATTTTTATTGCCGGAAAGTATAACCCCTGCAGCAGAAATAGCTGCTAGAGTTGGAATGGAACCAGCCGATGCTACAGCACTAGGGTTTATGGGTAGAGTATATCGTTCTAAAAGTTGTGAACTTTCTATATATTCTTTCCCACTATAGTACTTAGAACCATTTATTACTGAGTATGATCCAATGTATGGTTTTTTAGTATTAGGAAAACGTAATAAGATATTTTTCCCAAAACCGGTTCCATTAGTATATTGATTTTCTACTATTTTGCTTTTTGGTATTGGTCTCATATTTTATGATTGTATAAATGCTCTAACAGCGTCTAAATTTATTACTTTTTTTCCATTTACAAATACATTACTATATTTAGCTATGCCTGGGTTTTGTTCTGCTAATTTATGTTGGAAATTTATAGAATTATCACTTCCTACTATATAAGTACTAGGTTTTCCTATAGCAGCAGGATAGAATGTTGCTACATAAAGATCAGTAAGTGTTCTAGGTTTGTCAGATCTAAATCCTAATGATTTGTAATAAGATTCAACAACATCTAGTTGTTGATCTCTTGTCATTTGACTTAAGTTAGATAAAGTATATTGTTTACCACTAATAGTTTTAATAGATCCTCTAGATACATCAGGACAAAATTGAATTAAACCTACACATCCTATTGAATTAGTAGTTGAAGGATCTAAAGTTCCTGCTGTTTCTTTATACATTACTGTTAGCAAATCAGATTCACTAACTCCTATGTTTTGTGCTACTGATTTTAATTTATTTGCAAAATTTGGTTCGTTCTTAACAGCTTCAAGATAAGCTTCAGTTTGGTTTGAATAAATAGCACCAATTCCTCTCCCTCCTACTCTAATTATAGTAGCATCTCCGGGGTATTGTTCGTTATTCCATTGTTTCCAAACTTCACTTCCTATAGATGGTTCAAATATTATTGGGTAAGCACTTATTTGTGTAGTCCAATCATTATCCGTTATAGTATGTCCTAATCTTGTAACAATATATGCTAATTTTCTACCAGCTACACCTCTATATCCTTTAGGTACAATATCTTCATTGATTTTAAATAAATTTCCTATAATTATACCTCCGATACCATCTAAAGTAACACTTAGTTCTGTTGGTATAATTGTTTTAAATCTATTACTTCCTACATTTTCTTTATCTAGGTGTGCTAAAAAATCTCTAAAAGCAAAATTTAAACCACCATATACTAGATTGATATCATCTTCAGAAGATCCATCTGAGATAACTTTAAAATATTTCCACATTTGAGTTAAAAATGGTAATATATAAGTTACTACTTTATTTTGTTGATCTAATAAATCATTTTTACTAGTTAATTTTTTAGGTATTAATCTATCAGAAATACCTTGATTCCAAGCAACTAACGTAGCATTATCATACCCTAACGTACCAACACCTGCAGGATCTTGAGCACTAATAGCTATAATTGATCCCATTTCTGGAAATATTTTTGATTGAAAATTATATTGTCTTACGCATGAGCTCAGGTTGTGTATCTGTAGTGTAAATAATTCATCTTTTACATTTAAAGGGTCTTGAGTAGAATTAATGTCTATTATTCTTCCTATAGAATTTCTATCATCTACTTGAAGATCAAATGTATTTAAATTACCAATACTATTTTGAACATCTCTTAATATTTCTTGTAAATAATCTCTTAAAGAAATAACATTTTTAGTTTGATTATCATTAGCTGCTAGATTTCTAGATATAGCTTTATCATAAAGATATTCTAAATTAACATATATATTCCCTATAATTCCAAGTTGTTTTTCATTAACTCCTTTTACATCTACTAAAAATTGTTTAGAGGCTTCACTTTTTCCAGCTTGTTCTGCTTGTTCTGCTATTTGTTGAGCTACTTCTGGTAATTGGTCTTCAAGACTTTTTTTCAATACAGGATTTATAGGTATATTAGATAATGCTTTTTGAATAGCACTAACAACACCTTGTTTAGTCCAACTTGTTCCTTTATTATCTTTTACAATAGAATTACTTTCAAGAAAAGGATCTTCAGGTCTTCCTTCATTAGCGTTAGTATTTAATTTTCCATTTTTATCATAATCATAACGAAAAAGTTGAAGATATACAGCTTCAGCAGTTCCAAAATAATCTAGAACATCAATATTACTATTATTAGAAGTTGTAGATATAAAAGAAGACCCATTAAAAAAGAAAAATTTAGGACGTAAACTAATATTTCCATCTTGATCTTTAACAGGAACATATTCTACTTTAGTTAAAGCGTTTCCTAAATCAGATGCTAGTTTATCTATATCTCCTTGAAGTCCTAATGAAGATTTATAAGTATAGAATTTTTTTCTATTAAGAAGTGCTGATGCTACATCTATTAAATTAAAACCAGTTGTTATAGAATCAAGTTCTGTTTTAGTTATATTTGATGCAAATCTTTTAAATACATTATTAGGATAATCTCCAAAACCCCACCCAAATGTTTCAGCATTTACAGCAGTTGATATATCTCCAACAATAGTAGTTTCAACAGTTGATGATACTTGTGGTGTTTGTACCTCTAAACTTTCCCAATTAGGGTTTTCAACATAACATACTCCTAAATTTGTAGATAATGATAAAGGACTAGCAATACATTTAAGAGGAACATTAGTTAAAGTACCATTAGGAGCTTGCTCGTTAGTAGTAATTTGAACTAAAGGATTATCTTCTTTAGAGCCATCTTTTAATAGAACATGTTTATTTATTAAATCACAAAAACTTTGTAAGGTTATATAATGCTCATAACTTGTTTCTCCTTTATTTAAATTTTTAGCTAAACCTCCTCTATTATTCTTTTTAGCACTACCTACTTTTTTTCGAAAAACATCATAAGATATATCATTATCAGGTACTTTAAAATTAATACCTATAACTCCTGTATTACTTCCTGGTCTTACATACTGGTATATTTCACGAAGCAATCCTGGGATTATGCCTTGTTTGTATGATTCTGGTATTTCAGGTGATGCCGTTAGTCCTAATAAACCCCTATTGCTTCTATCAAATGCTTTAGTATTAATAGGAACCCAGTTACATTTTAAAGATTCTAATACTTCTCCTAAAGATATAATAGATGTAGTACAATCATATCCACCATCATCACGAGCTGACCAGCTATAATTTTTTACATATCCTAATAAAGCACTGTAGCTTCCTTTACTTTTTTCTATTAAGGTATGTATATCTTTAAAAGCATCATTTAATACTAAAGGTATTTTTGTAGGAGTTAATATATTATATCGAGGTAATACACCATTTGCTTTAGCATAATCCCATCCCATTTCAAACAATACAGTATATCCTGGGCGCATATAAAGTAGTTCTAGTTCCTCTAATTGTTTAATATCCCAACAAACAAATGATACTGTTGCTTCTTGAAGTGATCCATAAGCACCTTTAGATTGTATAGATACATTAGTAACACCGGGCATAGGTTTTATACCTAATCTATTTGTAGCACCTCCAGCAGTTTTATTACTATATGTATTAGAAGCACCGCCTAATCCCGATTTTAACGCGAAAATATCGGTTACCTTATCGCCTTTAGTAGCCGTGGCGACGTTTAAGATACCGCCTTGTAAAACGTAATTTTTCGCTAAATTATTACTACCATTAACATTAACTCCAGACGTCATCCTTACCCAAGCTGATCTTGAGTTTAATTGATGGATAAAGTTAGGGTTACGAGTAAGCATACCCGCTTGTCTTCGATTTAGTTCTTCTTTAACAAAAGGCTCAAACGTTTCTCTAAATATAGACATAACTTATTAATTTGTGTTATTAAAACTACTTAATACTTCATTTATATCAATAGGAATTCTAAGTTGTGTACCAGGTTCAGGAAACATAGAACCAAATGTAACTCCATTATTTACTCCCGATATAACCCACCATAACGAAGCATCATTATAATATGAAAAAGCAAGTAAATCTAATCTATCTCCTACTGTAGTAATAACATATATATCACTTTCTGAGGGTGGTATAGGTGGAAATTTTTTTGCTTTGTAATACTGTTTCCCAGCACCAAATGGTGAATTAATATTTGTAGTTAATATGTCTGAATTATCGTATATCATAATTTATGAATATATTAATTGGTTGGTAGTTTTCCAACAGGAAGTATACCTAAATTTTTAATATTACCTATCGTAGAAGTATTGTACATAGATGTCAACCACGGATTATCTTCTGTTCCATATTGATTTGTTTGTCTATCAGCTACAAATGCTGGTAAGTTACTCCAATTTTTAAGTGGGTCTCCAAATACTGAAGGGAATTTACGTGGTAAGAAATCATGTATAGGAGCATAAGTCATTTGTATAGTCATTACATGTGGTAATTCGTATAATGAACTTCCTACTTCAGGTTCATCTAATGCTATTTCCCAAGGTGAATCATTACCTATAGTATATGTTAAATTTTTAATTATACCTGGTTGTCTAAACATGTAGTCTCCTAATGTTAATCTCATATATGGAGCTCTCATTACATTATTACTATAATCAGGCATTGTATTTGAATATAGATAATTTAATTTTTGCCACATTGGTCTTAACTCTTCTTCAGACATTGCTGCTACTTGAAGAGTAAATGATAGACTACGTTCAAATCCTTTATAAATGTAAAAAGGTTCTCCTCTACCTACATAATTAACTGTATTCCATGTTGGGTTTGGTGTGTCTGTTATATCTTTAAGATATGCTCTAAATACCATCCAAGCACTTGGACCTGTTGGGTTATCATTATTTACAGCTTCAATTCTAAATTTAATTATATCTCTAGTACCATATTTTTTTCCGTTTATTAATATTGCAGTATTAGGAGCAATATCAGATAAAAATACAGGTGTTAAATTTACACTATCTTTAGCACCATATCCTTCAGCTTGGGCTAAACCTAGTCTAGTTTCTATACTACTGCTTGCTAAATCTAATAACCCATTTCTTGATCTTCCAGTTGGTTTAAATATAAGAGGAGTTGTAAATGTAAAATCTTGTATTGAATTTCCTACGGGAAAAGGGAGTTTTACTTCTGTAGGTAAAGTTACGTTACCAATTTGATTTTTTTCTTGTTGATCATCAATAGCTTTTTTTAAAGCATTATATGTTTTACCATCAGCAGAATACTTAATAACATTTTGATCAATTTGGCTATTTGGAGTTAAATTGTTATTTCTACCTTTGGTAGGTATAAGAATATTATTTTCTGATGCTATTCTTGAACCAATATTATCAAAGTATTGGAGTGATACTCCTTGAGCATTATAATAGTTTAAATTTAAAGAAGGACGTATATATAACTGTCCTAAACTAGAATAATCTGTATTATTAGCATTATTCCCTTCTTGATCTATAGATAATGAAGTATCTAATGGTATATAAGGTCTAGTATTATTCTTTAATGTTTTGTAAACATATGGAATAGTAGTAATTCCTATACCATCAACAGAACCAGGACCACTAATATAACGAGCTATGTTAGCATTTTCATCAGATTCTAATTTAGCTTTTAATCTAACTAATCTATTATTTTTACCTCCATCATCTTCATTTAGAGGATCATTGTTTCTAGCAACAGCTTCATATTTAGCACTATCTGATTCGATGGGTAATAAACCATGTCTAACGATATGACCTCCAAAAGCATTAACAGGTACTTGAAGTAATGTATTAATACCCCCATTGTAAATACGGGTAGCACCTATATTAGCATTAAAATTATCACCACCTCCAAAAAGTGTACTAAAGTTTCCTTGTAATACATTGTTTAAAACAGCCCCAGCACCTCTAGGTGCTTCCAACTGTGGGTTAGATAACTGTAGTCCAACTTGTTTAATAATAAACATTGGACCTCTAGGTGGATCTTTAAAAAACTTCCCAATACGAACAAAATCAGTAACAGAAGCTCTTGTTGCACCAACAAATCCACCACGTATTAAACCACTATCTGAATTCCATATGTTGGTTGAATCGACTTGTTGTTGGAGAGCAGGAGGAATAGCAGTAGTGATATATGGTTCACCGCTATTACCTCCTCCTATTGTATCATTTCCGTATTGTAAACTTCTTAAATTAGTTAATGTTGCTTGTTGGAATATAGCCATTAATAAATTTTTTTATTATCCTGGTGGGTTGTCTAAGTATTTTTGCCCAGGTGCGTTTTTAAATTCAGCTGTATTAGCTGGGTCTCCTTCTTCTAAGATTGATGGTGGTGGAATATAAGGTACAAATCCAGCCCCAATTGCTCTAATTGCAGGATTTCCATTAATTGAATATTCATCATGGCGTGTTCCTGGAGGATTTGGTATAACGTTAGGTTGAGCAACTGGTGGTACTGGTCCACCGTCCCATCCTAGGTTACTTGTTCCGTTTTGTAATAAGTTTAATAATCCCATAATTATGTTGTTTTAATTGTTTATTATAAATATTTAATTAGGCCAAGGTATAAGTACCTATAAGTTGAGTTGTTCCGAAATTTTGACTATCTACTTTAATTTCAGATTTTTTAGCATTTAATTGAGCTAAACCACTATTTGTATTTTTAGCTTCAGTAATTAATGTATTAATAGCATTTACTACAGCAGAGTTATCTTGTTGTACTACAGTAGATGATGTTTGTGATCTGTTAATCATATCACTTATACCAGGAGCCACTGCTATCTCATCATTTGGACTTGGTTCAAATAATCCTCCTTCTGCAGTTGATATTAATGTTTTACCGTTTGCATAAGACATATCACCTATTGGTTGAGCTGCTTCACTTGCGCTGGTCATTGAGGCCCCTATTAGTGCTCCTAAAGTAGCTAAGGCTGCTATACCTATAATTAAACTTGCAGGATTAATGAATGCTGCTAATGCACCTCCAGCTACAGCAGATGATGCTAAAGTTGCAGCAGTTGTGGCTAAACTTGCTATTAATTTTACAAATGATATACCTGCTATGGCAGTCATAATTCCATATAAAGCAGCAGAACTATCTAATAATCCAGCCATCATTTCTGCTAACTGTCCTAAAGGACCACCTGCTATGTTTGCAAATAAATCCTTCATTTTTTCTACAGCAGCATTAAATTTATCTTGAGCACTAACTGCTTCTAAACGATTAGCTACTTCTTCACCTGCTAGAGCAACTACTTGTTCTCTAGACATGTTCATATATTGTTGTTTTAATAACTGGTCAGATAATTCATCTGTAGATAATCCTAAAGCTGCTGCTACTTTTTCTTGAGCAATAACATTCATGTTAGAGAACCTATTAAAATCAACACCTTGATTGTTAAGTTCTTTCATTGTTGTGGTTAAATCTCCTGTTAATGAAGCGGCTCTAGCTCTTTCTAAATTAAATTGTTGACCTGTTAATAATTCAGCTTGTAATTCATTTTCAATAGATGATTCAAAATCAAGTAAAGCGGATGCCTGTTTTTTAGCTATATCTAAAGTAGTTCCTAAAAGTTTTGCTTGAGCAACCGCTTGAGCTAAGGCAGCAGGATTAGCTTTAAACATTGCTAATGTTTGACCTGATATTTTTCCTATTTCCTCAAGTACTTCTCTTTGATCTAATTGTATTCCGTATTGAGAAGATAAAGCTTGTGATACTCCTAAAGCTGTGGTTTTAGTTTCTTCTAGAGTCATACCATTAGCTTTAGCAAATTTAGCTAAACCACCAGCTGCTTCCTCACTCAATCCTATCTGTTTAGTTAATTTTGTAAATTCAACAACAGCATCATTACTAAAACGAGCATTAAACCCTAATTGTTTACCTAAAGCAGCATTTGATGCTACTAAAGCATTAGTAGTAATAAGAACATTTCCAGATGCTACTGCTAAATCATTAAATTCACTTCTTACATTATATGCTTCATCTGAAGATAACATTAATCCTTTTTGGAGTTGTGTTACTTGATTAGAAACATCAAATGCCACTGATTTTAGGAAATTAAATATAGGCATAAAGGCTCCTAATATTCCTTGAACCTTTTTAAAAGATTCAGCTATTTTATTTACAGGTGCATTTTGTTTTTGAACTGCTTCTAAAAGAATTTTATTATTCTTTATTTCTTCTTCATATTGTTTTTGAAGTTCTTTATGAGCTCCTATTATCTCATTAACTTTTTCTAATTCTTGAGTTTTTCGGGCTATTATTCGTTCATTGTTTTGAATTCCTTTTTCAAGAATATTAACAAGTTCAGATTCTTCTTTAATTCTTAGTTTAATATCAGCAATAGCTCTATCTGCTATATCTCTTTGGGTTCGAGACATAGTAGCATTACGAACTGCTTCTTCATCTGCTAAATTACGTCTTAAACTATCAATACGAGCATCAGCATTTGCTATATCTTCTTGACGTTTAACCTCTTTATCGGCTAAGTTATTAAGTTCTTCTTGAAGACTTTTTTGTCTTACAGTAAATCTACCTCTTTCACCAAATGATTTATTATTTCGAGCCATATACTCTCCATAAGTTCGTTCAATGTTTTTTAAGGCCTCAGATACTTCTTGTTCTTTTAATCTTCCTCCATATAATCTTTTAGAAAGGTTATATGCTTTTGCTAAAGCATCATTATATTTATTAAGATCACTATAGAGTTCACTATTAGCTCCTTTAGAAAGTTTAAGAGCATCAGTAACAGATTTAACATTTTTAGATAATGATCTAGATAAATCTATAGATTCTTTTAAAGAATCATTAAATTTATTTAATTCATTAGTACTATCTTGAAGATCTTGTTTGTTAATATTATCTGCCATAAAAGTATATTATATGAATAAATATGAAAAGCCCTACTTTCGTGGGGCTTTTGCTGTATATGTTGGGTTGATTAGTGGTTTAACAGTTGTTGCTGTTTTAGATTGCATCATTTTTTGCTGTTTTTCGGAATTCGTTTTTTGTTTATCATAATGTTCACGAATTTTATGATAAATAAATTCACGATACATTATTGGTAAATTATATATTGTCTCCCAATCATAACCACCTTGTCCATAAAAGCATATTTCATGGATTTTTGTAAATAAGTATTCTCTATACTTGGAAGTCAGGCCAAAAAAAGTTAATCCCGATAGGGATAACTACGCCCTCCTGTACGTATCCATCCTTATCAATAGTGATTGTAGTGTCTATATCTGGAGATATCTCGTAGTAATATTTTTTGAATGCTCTTGAATCGGGTGCTAAAAAGTAATTGTCTACAAAATCATGGATTGATACTTTGTCTGTTTTTCCATTAATAGATGTTATCATATGTTTTAAACGTGTTGTGTTTTCATATGAAGCATTAGCATCTATTTTTTGTAATCCTTTAATTTCAGCTTCTATAGATTTTTCATCTTTACCTGTTAATAACTTAAAAGTTATTTTATTTCCTGATTTAGGAAAGGTAAAATCAAATTCATTTTTACCTTGAACAAATAACGCTTCATCTAATGGTTTTTCATCTAATTGAGTTAAATCAACAGTATATTCATCGTCTTTACCTGTTACTTGATTTTTAAATGAAAATGTGTAATCATGTCCATATCCTAAAATACGAGCAGCGAATAAAATAGCATTTTTATCTCCTGTAATTAAATCATCTAAATCAATAGGTGATACTACTAGAGATTTTAGTAATTTATCAATTGCTGTTCCTTGTTTAATGAAGTTAATATTAGTTAATATATCTTCATCTTTAGCGCTCATATAACGCATTTCAATTTCACCTTTAGCTAATAGTGATGTTTCAGGATAAACAAGACCTTTAGAAGGTAATGTAATAATTTCTGTTGGAAATTTTAATTCTGCCATAAACTTAAATTTATTTTTATATATATAAATATAACAAAAGAATGTTTCCTATAAAAAAACCCGATATTTCTATCGGGTTCTTTGTATTTAATATAATACTTGTATTAGTAATTTAAGATACAATAATCCATTCCAATTGTTAGAGTAAGGTTTACGGCTTCGGTATATGTTGACCAATCGTAATCATCAAAGTTTCCTGTTTTAATGAAAGCTCCTTTGATTACCCACTCTGATACTACGTCACCAACTGGACCTAAAACATTAAATGTAATGTCTTTTTTATAAAAATCCGAGTAACCTGCTCTACCTGTAATAGATTCATATGCTAAACGAGCCCATTCCATTACTACCTGAGCACCTGATGGAGCGATTGGGTCAAATAATGTAAATGTCATGTCTCCCCATAATCTTTTCCCACTACGGATTTTTCTATAAGTGTTGATGTGATCTAGAATAATTTCACCATCATCAAAATTTACGGCACTTACTCCTTTGATTATATATGATGGAATACCGTTTACATACATTATAAACCTGTTTGGAACTTTAGGTTCATACTGTGTAAACATCATTTCGTTTGCGTTTAATATAGGCATGTTCTCTCTGTATTTATTGTTTGTTAATTATAAATATTGCTTAGGATGGGAATTCAACACCTGTTGGTAAAATTGTGAAATCTAAGATCACAAATTCAGCAGTTTTAGTTGGTTGAATGTAAATCTGACCAATTAATTGATTTCTATCTACTACACTTGGTGTATTGTTTGATTCATCCATTACTACTTTATAAGCGTATAAACCTTGTCTTTGAACCACACTGTCTAAGTATGGGTTGATTTGGTTTAAGAATGCGTTTCTAGTAGTAGCAGTATTTTGTTCAAATACTAATCCACGAGCTACACCACCAATATATCCTTTTAATGCAATTAACAATCTTCTAACATTTACTCTATCTAAAGCTGTTGCTTTTTGTTGTAATGTTTTCTGACCAAATACTACAACACCATTTCCAGGGAATGTAGCTAATGGGTTTACATTATCTAAATATAAGTTGTTTCTGTCGTTTAATGATAATCTTCTTTCAACTCTTGTTACATTTGGAATACCACCTCTAGTAATACCTGCTGGTGCAAACCAAGGCGCTGCTACTTCATCATTGAAGGCAAATACACCTCCCATTAATACTGAAGAAGGAACCCATACTAATCTACCCATTGCTGAACTAAATACTTGACACCATGGCCAGTATGTTGCTGCATAGCTTGAGTTTGAAGCATTTGCTGCTGTTTTAGCACTTGTTATTGAACCACCATAAGGTACTGGGTCAACTACTGCTAAAGCATCTGCTCTTCCTTCACACAATGCGATTGGATCAGCTCCGTTTGAACCTATTGCTGGTGCTGAACCTGCACTTAGGAATAAACCTGGGGTCATTAGTAAGTTAAACTGATATTCGTCTGTGTTGTTTAATAAATTTAAAGCTGTTGCATAATCTGCTGCTGTAAATCCTTGAGCATTTGTAGCTGCTGTTGTTATATTTTCAAACATAAACTTACCTAAGTTAGTATCAGCTATACCACCATTAAAGGCACCTGCTAAACCTCCGTCTCCATTTTCTGGTAAACTTCCACTAAATACTGAAGATTGATATAACCCATTATTATCAAATGTGTTAAATTGTGCTTGAGGCACGTTTGCAACTCTAACATATCTTGAAGCATTAGGAAAATCACCTTGAACATCAATATATCCTTGACCATCTGCTGCTGAATAAACATATACTGGTTTAGTATTACCAATTACTCTAGCAATGTAGTTAGGTTGATTAACATCCATTGATAAGTTAGTCCAAGTTTCAAGAATATTTGGTTGAGCGTCTGTATCATTACCACTTCTTATAATTAATGTAAATGTACCTTGTGTAGTATTTACGTTTTGAACTTGCCAACGAACATTAGTAGCACTACCATTTACTAAAGCTCCTGAAGATAATATGCTTCCTGAGTTGTTCATTTGGGCACCCCATGCTAATGTTTCTAATTCAAAACATTGAGCACCAGTAAGACCACCAGCAAAGGTTCTGTCAACACTTGATGATACTATATGGAATGAATTTCCTAATGTTTCATTATAAGGCACACTAGCAGTTACAGCTAAATTTGTTACTGATGAGCTCGCTACTATATTAAATGTAGACTGTAATGAATTAATTTTATTTACAATATTATTAGTAGTAATTGTAGCTGTTGATCCTGTTAAAATATAATATGTTGGAGCAGCATCAATTTGACTAGCACTACTTGTCATTATAAATTTACCATAAGATACAGCAGTATTTAAATTAGCTGATCCTGTTAATATAAAAAATACAGTTCCATTACCTGGGTCATCTGCGTTAAGTCCTGCTACACTCATAGAAGAAGTTGCATCAAATCCTACTAAAGGAATACTTGCAGATGCAAATGATTCTAATGCTGATGAACCTGTTCCAGCATGTGTGATTCTTGTTACTAACAATGTGTTTCCACCATTGTCAAAATAATTTTTAGCTGCTAACGAGGTAAAATATTCATAATTACCGTTAGCACCGCTTTCAAAAGTAGTTCCAAATTTTGCAACATAGTCACTATACGTAGTAACTAGAGTTGGAACATAAGGAATACCATTAACTGTAGGACCTACAATAGCTGCTCCAGCTACGATTGGGCCTTGAGTTACTGCACTCTGGTCATTTTCATTGGTGTAAACACCAGGAGAAATAATTGCTTCTGCCATTTTATGTTATTGTTTTTAATTTCTAATAGAGTTTGTTCTAATAATAAATATTCTAAAAACCTTACAAAACAACATTTATTTTATTCAAGTGCACCTGTTTCTAAATTAACTTGTTTATCTCCGTATTTATCACCTAATTTTCTTACTATTTCTAATCTTTTTTCATTTACTTCGTAAACTAGATCAGATAAGCGGGTTTTTTCTTTACTTAAATTTTCTAAATCTAAGGATAATAAACCTAAATTAAATACCGCTGTTTGGTATTCTTGATAAATGTTTTTGAATTCTTGTAATTCTTCTGAGGTTAAATGTGTTGAGTTTTCTGTTTGTTTTATCATAATTATAACTTGTTATTTATTCTTTCCATTTGTTTGCAGGACATGGGTTTATTTCTGGGTTCTTTAGGGAAAATATTTTTTTATTTAATGGACATAAACATATGCCACAGTAATAAAATTCAATTACTGTATCGTTTTCTTGTTTATGTTCACACCCGTTACATACATTTAGTCTGTCTTCTGCTAATTTTTTTTCTTCTGGTGTTGGGTTAGCTGCTGTTATCCAAGCATTAGCTATTTCTTTAAATTTTCTTAACATAACGTAATGTTTCTTGTATTATACGAAAAATATTTTAGTTCTACAACTCTCCTGCACGAGGATTAGCAAGATTTGATACTACTTCTGCTCCTATTGATATAATTGATTTGGAAAAGAATTGTTTTTTACCATTTGTAGCCATATCCCTATTAATAGTATCAGGAATAATATAACCATAAAGTGTTAAGGTCATACTTGTTTTAGCTATACGTTGATCACTAATACCATATTCATTAGTAGAATCAAATCTATCAATATATGTTCTAAATTGAAAACGATTCTTATCACCCCAATACGAATCTGATGCAAACTCTACTGATTCAACAATTTTGTTGTTTTCTTGAATAAAATTAGTAATAATGGCGCACTCGTATGTTATATTAACATAATCCGGTACAGGAGTTAAATAGAATTTTTCAGATGGTATTACATTATTTAAAACATCAAAATTAGTGTATTGATTTTGAGCATTGTATCTAGCTCTAGCAACAGCAAAATTATTTACATTATTACCATCTAATTTATTTGCTAATGTTCTGTTTTTTTCAAATCCTGTTCTTCTAACAATGATGTATGGATGCATTGCCTTTCCATTTTTATCCCTAAAATAACCATCTTTTTGAACAGATACCCATCTTTCAGCAGAAGCATAAGCTACTGGTACTGGTATTTGATTACCGTTTTGAACTATTGTTGGTTTTATAATATTATTAAAATAAAAGAATACAGCATCATCAATATCTTGTAATCCAACTGAAAATGGTTTAACATCATTTTCAATATCAACAGATATTTGACTAGCTCTATTAATTTGGTCTTCAGGTAGTATAGGTTTAGTACCAGGAATGTATGGTTCTATATACTCATTTAAAGCACGAGCTGGTGTATTTGGTAATATTGGTAATTGGTTTGACATTATCTAGTTTGAGTTAATCCTAATGATTCTGGTGATACATAATGAGCGTTACAAATTATAGAGAAACTAGCTCCAAAGTCATCTAAGTAAGCTCCTCCATAGTTGTATTGAGGTACTTTACCTACTATGTCTTGGTTTTCGTTTACTAAATTAATTTCATAGTAATCATTATTCCATAAAACAACATCACCAATTTGAGGTACTACATTTTGATCAACTAAATCTCTTCTTAAAAATCTAAATGCAAAATTTCTAGTAAAGTCAGGTCCTATTTCATTATCATAATCACCTTCATAATCACCTCTATCAATTAAACATTGAATTAAAACAGGTGGGTAGTACATTTTAGTACCATTAGCTGCTTCACCATAAACATTCACAGAAGTTTCATCTAGTGATATTTGGTAATATCCTACGTTTTGTTCAATAATGTTATGTATTAACTCTCTGTTAATAACATGAAAGAACGAAATATCTCTAGATGAACCGTATAAAGCCATAATTATTTATTTTAACAATATCCTTGTGCATAAAAATTATTTACATTATCCCAAGCATCTACACTACGAGCACAAAGGCCAAAATCAAAACTTCCACTAGCTACAGTAGTAGTATTCCAAGGTATTCCATCACAATCTGTATAATACACTGTTACAGGTCCTGTTAATACCCAACCACGGCAAGTTGTATCAGGATTAGAACATAAATCTCCAGTTAATGAATATGAACCTGTATTACTAGATGCTAATATGCTAGTAGCGCAAAATGATCCTGTAATTCCGTATGGTACACTTATATCTTGTGTATTGTAATTACAATCTATATATTTTATTACTAATGTTGATCCTGATGTAGCATTAACAAATGAATATTCAAAACAACATTCACCCAAGTTAACACTAAATGTAGCTGTTAAGGATGTATTATCTATAAGTTGCCATCCTGTTAAAGGAATATCAGTATCGGTATAATTTACAGGTAACCCATCATATGGCCAATTTATAATTTCCCAATATAATCCATTCCATAATATTCTCATCCCATATTGAGTTGATTCCCAATAAGGACGTCCATTTTCATATCCTACAAATACAAAGCTTACGTTTAACATTTATATATTTTAATTACAAGGGTTAGTGTTACTGATTGTTCCTACCTGCCAATAAATATTGTCATTACAATCTATTGTTTTATCATAGCTACCACCGGGTGTTGTTCTAAATTGTCTTGAACCAGTATTAAAGAAATTTTTATCAGTTCCATCCCAAGCTGATATGTTTAGTTGAGAAGCTACTTCATCTATTCGGCAAGCATATCCGTAATATGTACTTCCGGCAAATACTAATCCTATAATTTTATAAATTCCATTAAAGTCTGCTACTAAAGCAGAACCTGAATCTCCTCCAACTACAGGAAAAGGGCATTCGGCACTAGTTCTAGTAAATCCTATAACTCTACTAAAAGTTACAGGAGTAATTGTTCCATCTAAATTATACCCATTAATAGGTAATATTTGGTTTAGAATAAATGTGGATAAACCACATAATGATCCTGTTTTGGCTCCGGATGTTCTTCCACTGCTGTATAATTCGGGATCACTGTATAGTAATAAGTCAATCTCAGAAGTTGTAGCAAAAGGCATTGCTGCTGCATATGTAAAACCATATTGTCTAACAGATGCGTTATTAACTATCGAAGAAGAATCTACTGTAACTAGAGCACCATCTACCTGATTATAAGCATTAGCCTGTATAGGAACATATCTTACTACTTCACCAACAACATAAGTAGGATTTCCTTGAAATCCAGATTCTCCTGGTTGATAGTAAACATCTTGGTATTCATTTACAGGAGACACGTTTCTTAATGCTGTATAAAATGCGTTACCTATTACAACATGGTTATTAGTTACTCCCACTAAGGCATCTTTAGCATTATCCACTGCTATAAATCCTAAAGTACCTACTTTACCTAGTTGGTTTTGTGATGTTATAGAAATGCCTCCTTTTAAAGGCCTAATATATCCTCTGTTTCCAGGTGGTGTGTTACCACCATATATGTTTCCTTCATAATCAAAAGGTGTACTCCAGTTATAACAAGTATTTAAAGTAGTAGAACTACATGACATTAATTCTACTTTTCCAATTTCAACAACATCTGTTTTATAAGTAACACCATCAATTTCAATTTCTTTAGGAAGTAATTCATCTTCAGGTATTTCTTCAATAGGACGTTTTTTCTCTACAGTAAAAACAATAGCATGTTCTCCTGTACGTTCTTTATTTATAGATTTGATACCAAAACCTACCCCAACATAATCAGGGGTAGATTCGTATAATTCTTCTATTTTTTTGTTTGTTATCATAGAATATCTAAATATTTGTAAATTGTATTAACTCCTACATTAGGTGACACTGGTGGTGTTAAACTAGGTGTTGGTGTTGGTGATTGTGATGGCGCTGGTGGTGGTGGATTTAATGCTACTGTGTTACAATTGATTGATGAATTATATGATCTATAAAATGCCCCTGAGTTATCATATATTGGTGTTATGTTATAAGGGCTGTTTAAATTAATTTGATATATAATTGATGTAGGAAACGGATTATTTTTACCAAAATATAAATTACCGTTTGATTCAAATAACCAGGATTGAGTAACACCTTGTGTAAATCCTACTGATGATATGTCAATTCTAACTTCTTGAGTTCCTGTTGGGTAAGAATATTGAGTTAAATAAACACTATTACCATTTCCTCCTATTGTTATTATTTTATTATTAGATGTTAATAACATAGAAATTATATTAGTATCTGTAAATGTAAATAACGTTGTTAAATCACCAGCTGTGACATTTATATCAGTTATATCCATTAATACTAAAACACAAGTATCAACTGTTGGTGCAATTGTTGTTAATAAAGTATTGTCATTAATAGCTTGTAAATAAGTAAAATAATTTCCATTAGTAGATGATATACCAGATACATTGATTGTTCTACTTAATGCTAATACATTAGGTGTATTAGTAGGTATCCATTCTTTAATAGTATTAGTTTGATTACCTTTCCAATATCTAGTTGAAGTATGAGTTTCAGCAAAATTAGTAAATGTGTCTGTAGGAAGTGTCACTGGTGTTGAAGTATTATTAATAACATTATACAAATAAGTATTTTCTATACTACTATAATAAACACATCCTAAAGCATTAGATGGTTGTGGTATTATACTTCCAGAACATATACTAAATACAGTACCTTGATTACCTCCAGGTGATCTTAAAGTTAATGTTGTATAATTTAATGGAGCCGATATTGTTATTATTCCTCCTCCTGCTGTATATTGAGGAAAATTAGTACTTTGTGGTACTCCTGGGTATAGTTCTGGACCATAAGAGCCTGATATTATATTTCCTGTGATACTTTGTCCACATCCTTTACATAATGATATACTAGGAGTTCCTCCATTTGTATCCCATATAAAGCTTTCGTATAATGATTGTACTGGATCTCCATTAGTTCCATTATATAATATTTTTATATTATTTACAGGTTCCGAAAAATTTAAACTATAAGTATATGGAGTTGCTGGGATTGTATTTCCAACCCATAATGAGTAGGAAGGGTGAGCAACAGCATTAGAACCATAACACCCAAAGAAACTACCAGGATATATATTATCTCTAGCTCCAGGACTAACAGCAAATGTTGGATCTCCTACTACCCCTGTATATGTTGGTGATATTGTTACACCACCATATGTTACAGGTGTTGATATTTTTAATGGTAATCCTACACACTCAGGACAACTTGATATAGGTAAGTTTGTTGTTATACAACTTGCTAGTTGTGAAGCTGCTACTAATTGAGTCTGTGGTGATTGAACTAATGTTAAAGCAAATGTTGTAGGGTTAAATTTATAAACATTATAACCCATCAAATATATTTCACCACTTATTTGAGCTAAACCACAATTTGTTGTTATAGTTGGAGTTAATGGAGCTCTATATTCTAATACACCCGTATTATAGTTGTATTGTGATATATAACGTATTTCAGAAGGGTAAGATATTGTAAGTATTATTAATTTATTATCAGATGTTAATAACATACCCCCCATAGATTGTTCATAAGGAAATAGTTTGAATTTTAATTCCCATGTAGCTACATTTGATGTAATATCATATTCTACAACATTTCTACCATTTGCTGCTTGAAAATCAGGTGGATTTCCTGGTGAATATACAGAGCCTAATGTAACATTTCCTATATCTGCTACAACCCCTATTAATTTTGTATTACTAATAGCTAATAGACCTAAATCTGGTTTGAAATCCCCACCATTAGGGAATGTAGGTATTTTAGGTAGAGCAATATATCTATTAATAGTTGCTGTAAATGGGTTACTTGTTGTATTATATTCTATTATACTAAATGGATTTAAATTAGAACCATTAGGATTATATGTATAAGACCATAATTTATTAGAAGTATGTGTTAGTGATGATACAGAAACACCTAACGAAGTTGCAACACTATCATATGGTGCAGCTGGTACATTTAATAATGTAGAGGTATTAGTTGAAAAATTATATGAATAATATTGATTTCCTTGTGTTTTATACAATATGGTATTACAACCAGCAGGTACTATATTTGGAGTAAATGAAACATTATTACAACTAGGTACTTGTGATGCTCCCGAAACGGAGTTACCTATATTATTTACTTGAGTAATAGTATAAGGAAAAGTAGTATTTATTTGTTTAAGATTATTATTACTAAAAATATAAATACCACCATTTATTGTAGATAAACCAAAAGGAGATGGAGCTGTATCTGTGATATCTAGGTCAAATTCTAATGTCCAAACTCCATTTACTAAAGTATATTGAGAAATATAAAAATAATAAGGACCCGAAGAATTATTAAAGGAAGTTAAAATAATTTTATTATTTGTTGTATATATTATATCCCCGGATATAAATCTTCCTGTGGGAAGCAAAAATAAATCCTCTATAATAGCTGTATTATTTGGTGAGGAGTTTAATATAACTTGAACAATTAAGTCTCTTTGGTCTGGTTGTGAGTATCTAGATGATATTAAAGTTGTATCATTAATAGCACCTAAACCAGTTCCTAGTCTAACCCCAACAGGTAAATTTATAGTTCTATTATATGTTGATGTAAATAGGTTTAATGTAATGTTATATTCATAAAGACTTGTAGTATTATAAGGGGGAGTAGAAGCATTATAAAGCCATAACTTATTAACAGTATGAGCTACATCAGCAGAAAGTGTAATTGGTATAGGTAATAATGTAGAAATATTAGTTGTACTATTATAAGTATATGTTTGTCCAGAATTAGTATTATATATTACAGAACATACAGGTACTTCTACAGTTCCATTAGATGTAGAAGGTGTAGGTGTAGGTGTTTTACTTGGGGTCGTACTAACAGTAATACTAGGTGTTCTACTAGGTGTTTTACTAGGTGTTCTACTTGGTGTAGGAGGTGGATTAGTACTGCTAGGAGTTACAGATGGTGTAACAGATGGTGTAACAGTTGGTGTTGCACTTGGCGTTCTACTAACTGATATACTAGGTGTTACAGATGGTGCTGCTCCAAATTCAATATTCATACATAAACCAGCTACAGTTGGTATAGAACCTGTAGTTGATAATGATGGAGTTGGAGTAGGACTAGTTCCGTTTGATGGAGTAATACTAGGAGTAACACTTATACTAGGTGTCTTACTAACACTTGGTGGTGGTGTAAGAGACGGAGTTTTAGACACACTAATTGTTGGTGTAGGTGTCATACTAGGTGCTACTGTGTTACTTGGAGTAATACTTGGTGTTACACTTATACTTTTTGTTATACTAGGTGTAACTGATATACTTGGTGTATTACTTGGAGTAATGCTTGGTGTTACGCTAATAGTAGGAGTTATACTTAATGATGGTGTTGGTGTTGGTGTAAAAGGAATACAACCTCTACCAACACAATTTCCTATAACAGTAATAGTTACAGGCCCTTCAACTACTCCAGGATTACTACCACATATTGTTAAAGATTCATTAGGTTGTAGAGCAACAAGCTCTGAGGCTGTGTTATCACAGCGAGTATAAGAAACATATGTTAGTGAGGATGTTGTATTAGTAAAATTAATACAATTACATGTATATAAAGGTGTTGTAGATGGAGTAGGAGAAATAGATATTGAAGGAGTTACCGTTGGTGTTGGTGTAGGAGCTACACAGCTTCCACCTTCAAGAGCATAACTGCTAAGTGTTATTGTTCCTAGATCATCTTGCCAAAACATAGCAATAGTAAGTTCAGAATTATCAGCACAAAAAGCATTAGGATATGTTCTTGCCGAAGAATAAGCAATACTTTCAGGATCCCCATTACAATCTATGTAACTAATAAATACCTTTCCATCTAATTCTGAGTCTGAGTTATTTATTGAGTTATTTAAATCTTGTTGATTAATTGTAACATTATAGTATATACAAGCCATTAGTAATTTCTGATTTTTAATATTGTTCTTGTTCTAACCTCAAATTTTACCAGTCCTGGTATTTTAAGAGCTTCCGTTTTAATACCTTTTACAGTATCAACTGCATTTCCCTCAGAAATATATTTTATTTCTAATAAAGAATAATTATACAAATCATTAGAAGCAGCATTTAATTGCTCATTGTCAATTACTTTAACAACAATTACATCTCTTATACCTCTAACTTGATTATATATTTCAGTAAAGTTAAAATCATTCTTCATTTTAATAATTACTTGAACGAAGAATGTTTCAAATGTTGCTTCACTTAATAATTTTTCTAAAGATACCATGTTAAAATATATATAGTCCCATAGGAACGTCGTTTAAAACTTTTAATAAATTCTCTGAGTTAGCTGCTAGTTTTTCTAACTGTTTTTGTCTTCCAGTTTGATCTAATGTTTCTCTTAATTGAGCTAATAATGATTCTTTTTGACTTCTAGCGTCAGTTAATAAATCATTCTGGTTTAATGTTACTTCTGAACCTGGAATAGGTACAGTTGAATATTTTCCTCGAACATATCCTAAAACTTCTCTACAAAGTGCTAAAGTATATTGATAAACCCACATTCTTCCTACAGAATTTATATAATTGTAGTTAGGGTTTGTATAAGGTACATTAGATGTATTGGTAATTAAATTAGTTTGTGGAACACCTTCAGAGTTTCTTCCACCTATAGCACTATCTCTTTCAGATCCTTTAATATATTGGAACCAAAGTGCATATTTTTCTAAAGGTACTGGAAATATTTTTAATTGATTATTGTGAATTTCAAATGAAAATTGTGCTCTTCTAATTTGATCGTTTAATTTAATAGCTTGAATACGTTGTAAATCAAAAAACAACGGCATTAATAAGAATGTAATGGCTGGAGAATATGCTCCAAAACCAAAACTGTTTAGTAATCCTTCGTAGCTATAACCGATACCTACGTACGGATCAAAGTATCTTAACGATGCTGGTGGCGCTTCAAAGAATACGCGTTTAACTTCAATGTAATCGCCAGGAGACAGCGATGCTGATTCACGTGCCCATTTATTTAAGTCATATTCTTGGACACCTCCTTCTAATCTGATAGAACCACTATACCAAGTTACATTTCCTCCTACTCCTGCTTCTTCAGCATAGTTTTCTGCTATACGAATAGCACCTCCTAATGAAGGAGTTAATAATAATTGATTGTAAGGAACTGAACCTGTTTGGTTTCCTTCAAGAGAAAGCATGTTTTCTCTAATTTGAAACTGATAAACTTCATTACCATACACAGTAACTGCTTCTTCAAAAGCAGTATATATTTGAATTGGTTGCAATTCAACTACTTCTATAGGCCATCCTAAACGTTGAGTAACAAAAGTTACAATCTTATCAGCATCTACTTGAAAATCATATTGATAATCATAGAAACCAAAGGCTGTATCTCCTGGAAAGAACTGAGATGAACCATTATATACTGGGATGTCTGCCATGTTTTATATATTGTTGGGTATAAATATTACAATATATATAACACTTGAAGATTAATTTTAATGTTTCTACCTACATGTATATGATTAAATATAAAAATATCTATATGTAGTTTATTTTTCTATTGAACATGATTGTAAAGATTTACTATCAAAATTTGTTCCGTTCCAATATACAACATTAATCCCATCTGATATATAACATGCGTATTCTAGTGTATCTTTCATATCTTCTCTAAAAGCAATAGTTGAAGCTGATGATAATTCATCAGTATCTATAAAGAATATGCTGATATTGCCATTAAAATAATTATTACAAGCCTCTTCTGGTGATTTTGTACTAAGTCCTACTTTTATACTAGAATTTAAAATATTTTCTAATTTTAAAGATTGATTAATTGTAACAACATCGTATCGTGTTAAATCAGGTGAATTATATATTTTTTCTATTTCATCTTTTAACATTTCATCTAATTGTCTTATTTGTTCAAACAATTCTAAATTTTGTTTAACAAGTATACTTTTTTTTTCTTTTATTGAAGCTGCTATTGTTAAAGCTCCATCTATTAATTCTCTTGACATATGTTTGTTTTTTAAATATTATTAATTATTAACAAAATGTTGGGAAGCCAATAAAATCAGTTCCGTCCCAATATCTTACAATAACTGTATCTGAATAATAACGTGCAATAGCTGGTGTAGTTCCAGCAGCATCTGTCCATAATACTGACATGTTGTTTAAATTTGAATTATCTGAGTAATAGTTAGTAGAGTTAGAGGCTGTACATGCTCTAAACTCACTTGTACCACTTACAAGAACAACTAGTATAAGACCAGATACCGATGTTGATGGTGTTATCGATGGTGTTCTACTAATAGAAATCGACGGTGTTACCGAATTTGTAGGGAACGGCGTTGGTGATGCAGCCGCTGTTACTGATGGTGTAATACTTGGTGTTCTAGTAGGTGTTATCGATGGCGTTCTTGAAATCGATGTACTTGGCGTTCTTGAGATCGAGATCGAAGGTGTAATCGATGGAGTTCTTGAAATCGAAATACTTGGTGTTACACTTGGCGTTGTTGTAAACGTTGGTGTAATACTAGGCGTTCTAGAAATTGAGATACTAGGCGTGATTGATGGCGTAGCACTATTTGTTGGCGTAATTGATGGCGTTCTACTTATACTAATAGAAGGCGTTATACTAGGTGTAGTACTATTTGTTGGTGTAATCGATGGTGTAGTACTAAACGAAATTGATGGTGTAATTGACGGAGTAATACTTGGTGTTCTTGAAATCGAAATACTTGGTGTAATCGATGGTGTAGCAGTATTACTTGGTGTAATTGATGGTGTAGTACTAAACGAAATTGACGGTGTAATACTTGGCGTAGCACTGTTTGTTGGCGTTATACTTGGCGTTCTACTAATTGAAATAGATGGCGTAGCAGTATTTGTCGGTGTAATCGATGGCGTAATACTAGGCGTAGCTGTATTACTTGGTGTAATCGATGGTGTAATAGAAGGTGTTATACTTGGCGTAGCTGTAATACTTGGAGTAATTGACGGCGTTATACTTGGCGTAGCAGTAATTGACGGCGTTATACTTGGAGTAATACTTGGAGTAATTGATATAGTAGGTGTTATCGATGGCGTTCTACTAATTGAAATAGTAGGAGTAATCGATGGTGTTGTACTAAACGAAATTGATGGTGTAATTGACGGCGTTATACTAGGTGTAGCACTTATCGAAATTGATGGAGTAATACTTGGTGTAGTACTGAACGAAATCGATGGTGTTATACTAGGAGTAGCTGTATTTGTTGGTGTAATACTTGGCGTTCTTGAAATTGAGATCGAAGGTGTTACACTTGCTGTTGCCGTAATTGACGGTGTAGCAGTATTCGTTGGTGTTATACTTGGAGTTGCACTTATACTGATTGAAGGTGTAAGTGAAATCGTTGGTGTAATTGACGGTGTAGTACTAAATGAAATTGATGGCGTTAAACTTGGTGTAATACTTGGTGTATTACTAATTGAAATCGAAGGCGTAATCGATGGAGTAGTACTAAACGAAATTGACGGCGTTATACTAGGTGTAATAGAAGGCGTTCTAGAAATTGAAATACTTGGCGTTACACTTGCCGTTGCTGTTATTGAAGGCGTAATCGATGGGGTTGTACTAAACGAGATCGATGGTGTAATACTTGGTGTTCTACTAATACTAATACTTGGTGTAATAGAAGGTGTAATAGACGGAGTAGCACTGATCGAAATCGATGGTGTAATTGACGGTGTAGCTGTAATCGATGGTGTAATCGATGGTGTTCTACTGATTGAAATTGAAGGAGTTGGTGATGGAGACGCATTTTGATTGTATCCATACCACTCAGACATAGCATAAGGAGCTAATCCATCAGGTCTTAGTGGGCTGTTTTGGTTAATAGGAACATAAACTCCCGTTTCTGCATCTTTCAATGAGAACGGAACTTGAGAACCTACACCTAATTCAGTTCTAACATTTCCAAACGATAAAGATCCACTAAGAGGTAATGTCATTATTTATTCAATAACTTTAGTATGCCGTTAATTTGTTTTTGTTGTTCTTTTATAGCTTCAAATAATATAGCTACAGCATTTTGGTATTTAACTGCTTTAGTTCCATCAGGATTAGTTACTACTAATTCAGGAAAAGCAACTTCTAATTCTTGTGCTATAAATCCAATATTATCTTTTTCACCATTATCTATACGATCATACAAAACTCCTCTTGAATCTCCAATTCTTTCTAATACATTTTCAATTGGTCGTATATTTTCTTTTACAGATTGATCTGAAAATGCTACTATATCTCCAGTTGCATATATTGAGGTTCCAGATGCTGATGCGGATACATGTAATGGGTATAATGGTTGTATTGTACCTATTCCAAGACTACTACCTGAACCATATAATACTGGTCCATTACTTCCTAATTTTATAGCTCCTACGGTAACATCTTGTACACCGTAAATACCCATAGTATTTACTATGTTAACATCATAAAGTGCAGCGTCATCTCCTCCTTGGAAATACATGTTTCCATTTATAGGAACGTAAATTGGTTGAGTTACTGTTAAAGAACCTGTTATAACCGCATTTCCTGTGTATGGAAAAACTGGTGTTCCTGATGTAGATACTGTTATAATATTTCCACCTGAATCTACTGCTAAATTAGCTGTTGCTGTTCCAACAAATGCAGAAGCGTTAGTATAAGATGGTAATTTCATTTGGTTTGTATGCAGGTCCCATTGTGCTACTAATGCATTACTTCCAGCATTCGTTCCTTTTAATATTCTAATTTGGTTTTGGTAATTATCAATAAATGAAGCAGAGGTGTAAGTACCTCCTTGTGCATTAAATCCTAATTGACCTCCTTCTCCTGCTCCTCCTGCTAGAGATGGTCCTAAAGTTAAAGTATTTTCACTTGATCCTAAAGAACTTGATCCTATTACTGCAGAACCTGTTATAAGTACATTTTGATTTAATGTATTTACAAATGATGCTGTTGAAGCAAATGAAGCAGTTCCGAATAAAGAACCTGTAATGCTACCTGATATATTTAAAGAACCTGTTACTGTATGTGTATCTGTTATTAAATTTCCTATATCAACACCTGTAGTTCTTACTTGAAATTCTCTAATAGTTCCTGGTATTACAGTAAAAGATCCTGATACAATTGCGCTTCCACTTACATCTAGTTTTGCATTTGGTGTTGTTTTTGCTATACCTACATTCCCATTAAATATAACATCAGCTGCATTACCTGCCTTTGTATACCATGCACTAGTTTCTGCTGTACCTGTATTAGTTCCAAATCTCATTGTATTTCCAAGACTCCACATTTGAAACGCAGAACCTCCAACGGTAGTATCTTCGAGTGTAAAACGGGGATATCTTCGAGCACCAACAAATACATCGTATGTGCTGTCAGAATTATTACCAAGTACTTTAATATAGTTACCCGCACCTGATGTAGTGTCTCCAATTTGTAATGCTACTGTAGAAGCTGTTGTATTTATACCAATATTACCACTACTAGAAATAAACATTCTAGTTGAACCGCTTGTTTCTAAAGCAAGTGATTGATTATCATTTGTTCCTAATAATGCTGTTGTTCCAAAACTATTTCCGTTTTGAATAAAAGCATTTGTTGTACTTCCTAAGAATGATGATGTTGTAGCAAATGAAGCGGTTCCAAATAAAGAACCTGTAATTCCGTTTGTAACGGTAAGAGAATTTAAAGCAGCATTCGAGCCGCTAATTATGACTTTTTTCCAGCTTGGCATATTAAATGTTATTATGATTGGTTACAGGATTGCCTGCCCACTTCCCATTAGGGGTCTATAATATATAATATAAATATGTGATTTAAACAAAAAAGACATAAAAATTGCATTACATCATGACAATGTTTAATCAATTGATATAACGCCGTATATTTACGTTATTTTATAGGTCTTTTGTTGGTTTTTTGATCTTCTTTGATGGCTTCTTGAAGACTTTCCATTTTTTGAGTTTCTGCTTCTTGAAGCATACGTTTTACTTCTTCTATTTCGTGTTCTAGCTTTATTTGTAGTGAAGCTACAAAACGAGCATCTCTACCTTGAATAGAAATAGGATCTAAAGCAGATCTTAGGAAAGTAAGTTCATTAAAAGTAAGGTTGATTTCAAATAAATCCATAACTTGTATTATTTAGTTTGTTCTATGTATTGGTTTTGTAGTTTAATAACCATATTATACAAAGGCTCTAGGTCTTCTCCAAGGAATGTTGATCTTCTTATTAAAGAAAGTAAAATCTCTATCTCCCTCAAAGTTAATTGATTAGGAGATAGAGTATTTTCTATATTAAATGTAGTTTTATCTTTTACAACTACGTTTTGTGCATTAAATGCCATAACTATTTAGTTAGTTTTTATGAGTATATCCAAATACTTTCGTCACCACTTGATACATAAATATTACCTACTGCATTGTATCTTGCTGCTGGTGCTGGTGAAGTTCCTGCTGCTGTTGTTACTGCTGCCATGAAAGCGTCTGGTGTGTATGAAGCTTCGTTAGCAGTGAATGAACCAGTAACTCCCCATCTTGATACTCCTGAATCCCAAGCAAAAGCTTCACCTATATTTTGTGTTGCTTGTTGTACTACAATACCCCCGTCTCCAGTTGTATTTGAACCAGAAGCCATTAAGATAAATCTATCTGCTACTTCTAAGTTAGTTGTGTTTTGGAAAGATGCTGTACCTTGTACTGTTAAGTTATTAGTTACAGTTAAATTATTTGATACAGTTACGTTACCTCCGGCTGGACTTATTGTTAAGTCTCCAGTTGTAGTTGTAATTGTATTGTCATTTGAAACACCTACTGTTACATTACCTGCTGTTACACCTGCGAATGATGGACTATCTCCTGTTTCTAGTCCTAAATCAATTGTAGAACCTGCTACACCATTTGTAGTTAATAATGCTTGACCTTGACCTGGTGAAGATAATACAGAAGCGGATACTATATTTGCTGGTACACCTGTAATTCCTGAATAAGAAATTTGTGATGATCCTGATACTAATCCTGCTGGTACGCCTGTAATTCCTGAGTAAGGAACTGTTGAAGCAAATGAAGCTGTTCCTTGTAAAGAACCTGTTAAATATGAACCAGCAGTTGTACCTTGGAAATAATTAGCAGTAATATATTGGTTTAAACCAGCCATTCCAACCCCACCACTACCTGGGTTTAATACTAAAGCACCTGCTGTGTTTATATAAGTTTGTTGGAAATTGTTACCTGCAAGTTCAAATGTAGATGAACCTGTAAGAAATACACTTAAAGCGCCTGAGATGGCTACATTTTGATTTAATGTAGTTACATAAGAAGCTGTTGAAGCATTAGTAGTAAATGAAGCTGTTCCTTCTAAAGAACCTGTAAATGCTGTTGAAGAAACAGATGTAAGACCTGTTAAACTTGTTACTGTTGTTCCTAAGTTTACAACTGTATTACCAATTATAGAACCAGAGTTAAGTAAGTTAGCATTTGTAATACCTGCTGTTCCAGATAGGTTAGCATTTGTAAGACCTGTAATTTGTGCTGATCCTGAAAATACTCCTGAGCCTGCTAAAATAGTAGCTTGTGTAATGCTACTACCTAGTGAAGTTGAAGTACCAGCAATTGTTATAGCTGAGTTAGCTAAACTTGCGTTAGGTATAGCTGCTAAACCAAAGGTTAAAGTATCTGATCCGGCATCCGCTGTGATTGTTAAACCTTGAGTTGAGGATGAAGCAAAGTTTAATGTACCTGAGATTGAATTTGCTAATAAATTTACTCCATTAAATGAAGCGGTACTAAATAAGTTTGGTACTGATAAAGTACCTGCTGTTATATACCCTGCATCGTTATTTAATTGCGATACGTTACTCCCTGATACAACGACTTTTTTCCAATTTGCCATTTTATTTTATATTATTTTTAGTTTATGTTTATTTTATGTTGATAAATATTAAATATTAATCTATTCCTATAAATAATGAATTAGAAGTAAAATATATTCCTCCATTTGGTGCTGGGTTTGATAATTCCACGGATTGTGTTGCTATTACTATAACACCACTTTGACTTACAGTTAATATATTTGTACTATTTTGATTTTGTACTAAAAATATATTAGCAGCTGTGCTTTTTATTGTTGTTGCTCCTTGAGAATTTATTAAAAATAATGATGTACCTGCTTGATTAGTTACACCAAATGAACCTGTTACAAATACATTTGAAGTGCTACTAATACTTCCATCAAAAGAACTAGTCCATTGTGAAGTAGGTAAACCAGTTAAACCACTACCATTTCCAGTAAAAGTACCTAAAAAAGATCCTGTATTATAAGATGAAGTAAAAGCATTAAATGATGAAGTAGAAACAAATGAACTAGTAAATAAACTTGGATCAGCTGCTGGTCCTGGAGGACCTTGAGGTCCCGGAGTAGCTACTTGGATTACCGTGCTATTCCAATCTGGAAGTACAGTAACTGTATTATACAGAGAATTTGCTGGGTTGTTAATATTTACACTCATTATCCTATTATAGTAACTTCTCTACTTAATTTAACTTTTCCTTCAAGAATTCTATTGACTACAGGACATGGTCCACTACCTGATACTAGGTCTAAATCATATAATGCTGTGTCAAAATTAAACATAGAAGATGTACAAGAGGCAATATATATTCCTATAGCTCCTGAAGCTGCATTGGTCATATTTAATCCAGTTCCGTCTGGGTTTAAACTACTGCTTAAAGTTATAATAGGAGGAGCATCATATGTTAATCTAATTTGCATTTTTGAACCATAACTTGTCAAATCTATAGGAGCTCCTGTAGAGTCTGTGTAAATTATAGTAAAATTAGTTGTAGATCCTTGTTCTATTATGAATGAATATTTACCTGCTGCCATTTATTGTTGAAATTACTACCTATAAATATTAAGAAAACCTAATTAATCTCTAAAATCTTGATATACTTTTAGTATAGGTGCTACTATATCATGTCTATGGTTTTGTTTTAGAGCAAATATTTTAAATCCAGTTACTTGTTCTTCAACTCTTGTTAAAAATGAAAAACCAGTTTCTTTTTTTACTTTTAAATCAATTTGGGCTAAATCTCCACATATTACCATTTTGGATCCTTTACCAAGTCTTCCTAATACAGTTTCCATTTGATCTTGAGTAACGTTTTGTGCTTCATCTACTATAACAAATGAATTTACAAATGTTCTACCTCTCATGAACGCGAATGGTACAATTTCAATATTACCACGTTCCATTTCTTTATCTACTTTATCTTTACCATATAACATGTATAAGTTATGATAAATCGGCGCTAACCACGGATCCATTTTTTCCTTTAAATCACCTGGTAGGAAACCTAATTCTTCTTTAGCTACGGTAGGTCTTGTGATGATAATTTTTTCTACTTCTTTGTTAAATAACATATCAAGTGCAGCCTGGACAGCGACTAATGTTTTTCCTGAACCTGCCATTCCTTTTAGAACGACAACTGGATTATCTACAATAAGTGCTTTTGCTTGTTTTTGTTCTTCATTAAGTTGGAGTTGGAACTTAATTGGGTTTTTCGGTCTTCTCTTTGGAGTGAAAACCTCATCAGTGTGATGGTTAGAAGCCATAGTGAAACGTTTATTTGTTTACTATAAATATAAAAAAAGACCCAACTTGCGTTGGGTCTCTTAATAATTGGTTTAGTTTGTTATTAGTTAATACCTAAAGCATTTAAACCGTTAACGAATACTTTACCGTAGAATTCAGGACGTACCATTTTCTTAGCGTAACGAGTCATAATACCTTTACGTGGTGTAAATGTTTCTGGATCGTATACTAATGGAGTCATTAATAACGGAACGTATGGAGCATAAACAGCACCTGATTCTAAGAATTGAGCACCTTTATAACCCATTAAGATTACGTTATCACTGAAGTAAGGGTTTACATATACTTTGTAACGAGAATTTAAAGTACCAATTTTTTGGCTACCAAAGTTGAATACTTTATCTAATTCAGCACCTGCATCTGAAGCATATCCTGGAATTGATTGCATAATAGTTGCAACCGCTGGAGATATTACTAAGAAGTTAGCTTGTCCTCTAAGAGTTTTCTGTAAGATTTTGTTAGATACTGATTGTAATACTGTACCTAAAGTTGCGAACCAACCACCTTGTGTGTTATAGAAACCACCTGTTGTAGTTGAAGTTTGAACGAATGATGAACCATTCCAGATTTTGTTATTTTCTGCTGACCAGTATCCTGTAGTAGCTGCCTCTTCAGTCAACATACCTAAGATTTCTAAGTCAATCTCCATAGCGATGTATTGAGATAATAATCCTGTTAATTCAGCTTCAGCATCGATGTTTTGGTAAGCATTTAAATCTTGAGCTAACTCAGGAGTCCATTGTGCTTTTAATTTTCTTGTTTTAGCAACAATAGCATCTGATTTCATTTGGATGTTTACTGTTGGGATAACAATTTGATTATCATCTAATGAGTTAGGTACAGATGTGTTAGTTCTATCTGCTTCAAAATCACCTCTTTGTGCAGGAGTCGTTTGTTTGCTGTAGAATAATACTGTAGTTGCTGCACCTACTGATGGAGCTGCGTTAGTAATGAATGTTAATGCAGTAGCACCTGAACCACTTGAGTAGTTAGTGAACTGTTGTAATACGTTCGCTGGATTAACACCTGAACCACTGATGATGAAAGCAGAAGCTGCTAAGAAATCAGGAAGATCTAAAGTTGCTAATTGAGAATCAGAAATACTTACTCTGTATAAAGTTGATGAAGTTCCAATGTAACGAGAATCGTAGTTTACGTATGGTGCTAATGAATCAGAAGCAGCAGTAGCATAAGATGCTGTAGTTACTGTTACAGAAGCAGAGAATTGGTTCATAGAGTAACCATATCTACCTTGACCGTAAAGACCACCTGTTGGGTTAACGTTAGTAATATCATAGTCAGTAGCTTGAACATCAGCTAATGAACCGTAAAGTGATTGTCCAGCCACGAATGGGTTTTTGTTATCACCATATTGGAAGTCTAAGTAAAATACTAGACCTGAAGGCATAGCCATAGGTTGTACTGAAACGAATTCTTTAGCTACGATTTCAGCGAATACTCTACGTACTAATGGTAATGCAATACCAGCCCAGTTTTCACCTGTACCACCTAGCATTGAGTTTGTACCAGCAGTTACATTAGTTTCAACAACTAATTGTTTTGCTTGGTTTTCAAGGATAACAGACATGTTGTTTCTTTCAACTTCAGTTGTTAATCCTTCAAGAAGTCCACTTTTTTGCCATTTAGCAGCTGTTCTAGCAGCTTCTGCTTGTTGGCTTTTCCATGGATTTGCTCCTTCTAAAAGAGTGTTTAAATTTTCCATTTTTTAAGAATAATTTTTAAATTTTTATTTAATATTTGCTAATTTTTGCATTCTAGTAACAAAATCGTTACTTTCTACAATTGTTGGTTTTGCAACTACACCAGTGGATTTAGATGCAAATCCTAATGATTCTTTGATTTGACGCTTTTCTGGTCTAGCAGTAAACGTTGTTGACAATGATTCGTAAACAAGTTTAGCTTCTTTAGCAGATTCTGCTTTATCAAATGCTTTAATAACTGTTAATTTTTGAGATTCGTTTAAATTTTTAGCCTTAAAGATTTTATTAACGTATAATAATTTAGCGTTTAATAAGTTAACTTCATTAAGTTCAGTACGAAGAGTGTTAACAGCTTCTAAAGCTAATTTTAATTCTTCTTCCATTTTTTTCTTTTTGTAGTCTTCAACTCCTTCTTCTTCAGCAGTATCTTTTTTAATTTTACCACGTCTGTCATCTGGAATGTTTCCTTTGTTACCGCCGTATTTTTTACGTTCGTCTAAATCTTCACCCATTAATTCAGCTAAGATTTCTTCTAAATCGAAATCTTCTTCAGCTCCGTCAACTGCCATTTCTGCGTCTCCCATGTCATCCATAGCGTCTACAGCCATTTCGTCTTCGTAGCCTTCACCGTCTCCGGTTTCTTGTGAAATAATGTCTCTAATTAAACTTTCTAACTCATCCATAGATAAGTCTTTAACTTCTTTATCTTCCTCTTCGTCTTCTTTAGCATCGTCTGCAACGTCTTCAACTTCTTCTTCAGCTTCGATTTCTTCTTCGTCTTCGTCGCCTTTAGCTTCGTTTAATTCTCTGTCTAATTCTGCTAAGATTTCATCAAGGTCGATTTCTTCCATAGAATTATCACGATCAGCAAATTCTGATTGTGTTTCTTCTTCCATAGGGATGTCATCCATCATGTTTTCTTTGGCCATCTTGTCTTTCATTTCTTCTAAGTCTTTCTCTTCATCATCATATGCTTCTTGCAATTTAGCAGTAAACATAGATTGTAAACGAGGAGCCATAGCTTCTTCAAGAGCAAGTTTAGCTTGAGCTAAGGCTGTCTCACGTACAGTTTTAGCATCAGCAATAGCCTCTTTTAAAAGTGCTTTTGTGTCTTTCATTTTTTTGTCCTAAAATTTTGTTTTGGAAATAAGCTTATTGATTAAAAAGCTTAATAGGGATTTTAATTTAATGACGAACCATATAGAGATGATTCATTAGTCCCTCATAAATATGCATATAAAACAAAAAACCGCAACATTGTTGCGGTTCTTTTTTAATTTCCTTGACCTATATATAGTTTTTTATAATTTTTTGAATTTTTTAACTTAGATGTTTTACTTTTTGCGTGAACACCTGGTCTTTTTCTTTTTGGTTTCGCTATATAACTGTTAACGGAACTGGTTTTTGCTTTTGCTGCCATTAGGATAAATTTATTATTTTATACTTGAAAAAACATTATTGGAGCGCTTGTTGCGCTTAATGAAGCACTTGTTATTGAAAAATCTATATTAGTACCTGGTGGTATAAATAATCCAGATGTTGAAGGAAATGAAAATAAAGTTCCATTACCATCTCTAAGTGCAGAAATGTGACCAACTGCAAAAGCTGATCCTCCTGTTGATACTACTGATCCTGAGGCCATTACTTGAAATCTATTATAAGATCCAGTTATTGATTGTCCTTGATATACGATTGTTGCTGTTGGAAATGGCATATTATTGTAAATTAGTTAATTTATATTTAGTAGAGTAAATAAGTTCGTCAACAGCATCTATCTGATTTTGTAAATAACTATCAGCTAAATTAGGTGCTTGTCTTAATGTTTTAACAATCATACATAATTTATCAAAATAATCTATGATATTTCTAGTATCACAGTTATTATCTAAATTAACTACTGGTTTGAATTGGATTAAACCGTATTTACCTTGATAAGTTTCTACTAATCCATCTACTACACCATCTATACTTTCATAATATTTTTGAAGTGCTTTATGAGCAGCGTATGCTCCTGGTCCACTTACTCCTAAATGAAATATATGAGTTTGTGTTTGTGAGTGTAATAAAATTGATGCTAATTCTTCCATAATTATTGTCCTGGTAATTCACATGAGCAAAATCCTGCTCTGTTGCATAGTATTTCTGTTATTAATTCGTTTATTTTTTGGTATTTATCAGTTTTGATAGCATTTGGGTTAAGTGATTCACTTACAATTTCCATAAATGCACCTTGAGTTGATGGTGTTGAAACAAAATCCCAACATACTAACTCTAAATCGTCTTGTACCTCAACAGTTTCTCCAATTTGTTTTACAGAACCCATAGCACGAGATGAAATACCAACAGTAATACCAGCTATCAATAATGCTTTTAATATGTTTCCTGATGGTGTAGGTAATATTTCAATTTTACCCATTACATCATCACCATCCCACCATAAATCTAAAATATTATGACATACATTTTTTAAATTAATAATAGGTGATTCAGGATGATCTAACTCTCCTAATGCTCTATTTTCTTTAATATATGTAGCTTTGTATTTATCAATTTCTCTTTCTAAAGTATCTTTAGGATAAACGCGACCATTACCATTTTTAGCATTAGCACGTTGTACTACTCCCTCAACAATCAAACGCCCGTTATTTTTTACCGCAGATTCTTGCAGTAACTGCGGGGTCAGTGTGAAGGTGGATACTCGTTCTATTAATAATTCTTTGCTCATTATATCGCAGATTTTTTCGATAGAGTTTCGTTCATTATTTTACTAATTAAGCTTTCTAATTTAGGAGCTGCTTTTTCTGTGACAGATCCCATTTTGCTATAATTTTGTGCAGAAGTAGTAGTTGCTGTTTTTACTTGTTGAGTATTTTTAGCAATTGTTTGGTTTATTTTAGTTAATAAGAAATCAAATACTGGTTGTAGTTCTTCCTTATTGTTAATCATTTTAAGTTTATTTAAAAGCATAGTATTTTTTCCGATCAAATCTATTACTGCTTTAGCATCGGGTGCTGTTCCAGCTTCATTGATTTGATTTTCTTTTACTATTTTAGATAATACCTGTCTAACTTTATCAGGAAATTCTGTTTTAAGTTTATTTATAGCATCTTTACCTTTTGTTTTAATATATGCTTTAATTTCAGTAGCATCATCAGTTTCAATAAAATCAGCAAATACATCATCAAATGATCTTTGAGCTTCATCTAAACCGCCTAATTTTTTTAGTAATAGTTTAAATAATTCTTCTTGAGAAATACCCATTTTATCAGCCATTGCTTGAATAGATGATCTGTTTTGAGAAACTTCAATTTCAGCATTCTCGATTTCTTCAGGTTCCATATTTTCTTTAACGACTTTAACTTTTTTCATTTCGTTTTTAGTATCGTTATCTTTGATAGGTTCTAAACCGTCAGAAGTATTTTTAACTTTTTTATAAGTTTTTGTTTTAGGAATATCAGTTATTGTTGTAGCAGGATAAATACCATCTTGCTCATCTACTTCAGGTGATTGTTCAACTTTTTTATATTTGATTTTATCATCTGGTGTTAATGAATCATATGTTGGTTCTTTATCTGGTGTTCCTTTTACAGCATCACCTTCACTAAGCATTCCTTTAGTTTTTAAAATTTTAACTGAATCATCAAATGAATTATGATTGGTTACAAAATTAGGAAACATCATTCTTGCGTTACGCAAAAATTGAGCTTGACTCATTTTACCTTCTAATAGGTCCTGGTATTGTCCGCTTATATTTTTCATTATTCCTCTTCTTCTTGGTTTTCTTTAATTCCTGTTAATTTTTCTAACATACTAGTTAGAGTATCTTTTATTTCGTCTGTAGGGAAAACAACAGCGAATGAATTTGGATTATCTTTATAGAATTTTTCTGTTTCTTTTTTAGCTTTAGGTAGAGCTTGTTTCAATTTGGTTACAAGTTCAATAAGCTCACTAAAAGATTCAATACGAGATTTTTGAAGTTCTTCTCTTTCTTTAGATTTTTTAGGATCTTCCTCTTTCTCTTCAGCTAACGATGATAAAATATCTTCTAACTGTAGTGATTCTTGTTCAGTTCTTAATAATCTATCATATGCTTCTTTCATATTACGATACCCCTTCATTAATTCAGCGATATCAGTTTTATGAGCACCTTCAGTACCATTGCCTTTTTTAGCTTCAGATACACGGTATTTTATTTCTTCACCTAAAGTATCTAATTTTCCTTTAAGTTGTTCTTTAGTTAACTTTTTTTTCTCGTTATCCATTAGATAGTTTTTTTATGTTTTTAGATAATTGATTTAGCTTTTCTGATAACACATTCAATTGTTCTAATTTAGAATCCCAAAAGTTACCACGTTTGATAACATTTTCAGTTTTTAATCTATTAGAATATTCAATGACTTGTTCTATTTCTTTAACGCGTTTATTAACTTCACTTAAAGCACGTGTAATTTTACGTTCAGGAGAAACTTTATTAACACTTTCATTAAAACGTCTGTATGATATTTCGTTAAGTTGTTCTTCTTTATAAAGTTTATATCTTTTAGGTTTTGGATCTGCTGGGAATTGTTTATAATCATATACTTTAGAATCAGAAGGCATTCCTTCTGGCGCTTTCTTAAATCCATCTTTAGTATATGAACTAATATTAGCTTTTCCTGCAGCCATTGTTGGTGTTTTTTCGTTTAATTTTTTAAGAAAAAACTTACTATTCTGTGCTTCACCAGCCCCAGTTGTACTAGTACCGTCTTCAGACATTAATTTATTTACTGTTTCTTCTATGAATTTTTTTAAATCTTCTGGTCTCATGTTGATTTGATTTCATGGATTAATTCATGGAATTGAAGTATATTTAATATGTCTTCATCTCTAGCTGATTCTGTTTTATCTAAAGGCTTAATAATTGATATTAGCTCAGTTAATTTAATTTGAGTTCTTTTATCTTGTACAAATGATTGTAATGATGTTAAAGAATTTTTAATATGACCTAACTCTTGATTAATAAACTCACGTAATGATACAGTATTGGTTATGTTATTAATATATGTTTTCAATACGTTACGTTGTTCAGGAAGTAAATCAGCATATTTTTCATTAAATTTTTCAATCATCAATTGAGAAATCAATGCGCGTGTTGATTTATCTTGAGAAGCATATTCAGCCATTACTTGGTCTTCAATTTTATCTTTATCTATATCTTGTTTAGTTAAAAATTCAAGTAAAGTTATTTTGTTAGTAATTACAAATGATGGATCTATAAATTCTAAACTGCTTTGAGCTTCTAATAAATTATAAACAGCAGCATGTGCCTTATAATTATGTATCTTAGCTTTAAAGAATTCTTCCAAATCATAATATTGCTTAATTTCTTTAATTAAGTTATATTTTTCCTTACGAAGAGCAGTACGATTTAAACGTTCAACTAATTTAACAGCAGAAGAAATAATGCTTTCTGCTTTAACCTCATTTAATGAAGTTGCTTTTGTTAACGCTTGATATATTTTATATTCTTTTGCTAATTCTCCTTTAGAGAAATATTTTTTAACAATATTAACAGCAGACGAGTCTTTATTAGACATAATGTCCGATGTTATCTGTCTAGTTAACAATTCGAATAATATACCCGTGTTTTTATATTTATTATGTTTTGGCTTCACGATGTTAATTTACTGGTTATAAATATATACTTTTTATATGCCTTTAATATTTGATTCATCTAATAGTGAAGACTTTTTATTATCCTTATCAAACACATTAGATTTTTTAACCATTTCCTCTAACATATTTTTATTTTGCAAATATATTGACTTAGTTGCTTCTAAAGCTAATGGCGATCCTCCTTTAGGTTCTGGTGCTTTTGCGCTATCTGGTGATATGTCTACTCCTTTTCCTAGTGGGTCTTTTCCTAATACTCGTTTCTGAGTATTGTAAACTGATGTTTTTTCTTGAGGTCTTCCTACTGGATTTGTTTCATCATATACTGGTGGGGTGCCCATGTCGTTTCGACCTTTACCATATAGTGAAGCTAAATCATGAGGTGTTCCATATGATTCTCCACTTGTTATAGGGTCGTTACCTTCATTCTCAATTTGAGCTAATCTAAACATTCGTTTTTTATCTTCAATAACTAAATCTCTCATGTCATCATATTTGTCTTCACTCATATGGAAGATATAATCATAAATGTAGTCAGAAGGGAATAAACCAGTTTCTTGGATTTGTCTAGCTAAATCAACTTTTTCTTTCATTAATGCTACTCTTTCTTGATCATAAACAATAGATGGAGTAGTTAATTCAAGTTCAAAGTTTGTTAAGTTTTCATCAGTATATCCTTGAGAATATAAATGTACTAATGCTATTTTAGTTAGTTCAGATACTATAATACGTTGAATACGTTCAATTGTACGAGCAAATCTAATATCTTGCTGTGCTAGTGTAGATTTACCTTCAACATCTGCTTCATATCCTAAAAATGCTTTAGGTACTTTAACAGCTGATAGCATTTTGTCTCTTAAGTAAACAACGTCTTCAATAGCGTTATATTCAAGACCAGGTAATGTATCTATTTTAGTTGATGTGTTTCCACCTTTTGTAGGTATGTAGAAATCTTCATTTACGGTCATCATGTTATAACGAAGATTATATTCACCAGTTTTAGGATCAACAAAAGGAGTACGTTGTGTTTGTCCTTTTAATTTCTCCATATATGCTTGGATTTCATTTGGTGGAATGTTTCCAGTATCTACGTAATAAACTCTACGTTGTGGTGCTCTTAATATACGGTGAATTAACATAGCATCTTCCATTAATGCTAATTGTTTAAATATTTTACGAGCAGGTTCTATATATGATCTTCCGTATGGTAAGAAGTTGTAATCTCCTAATAATCTAAAGTTAGCAACTTCATAGTTTTGAAATACCATATCATCTTTATCAAGTCCTCCTAATACACCAGTATATGAAGCATTTGGTTCAACTCTAAATTGAACATAAGATGGATTTTTAGGATCTAATCCTTCTTCTCTAATTACATTATAAACGTTAAGTGGGATTACTTGATATACTCCATATTTTTCAGCAACATGTAGGTGTAAATAAAAGTCACCATATTTACACATTGAACGAACCCAACCCCAAAGATTAAATTCGATATTAAGTACATCGTAAAATAAATTATATAATATTCTTTGAATATTTTCATCCGGTGATTTAATAGCTAATACTTCTCCCGCGCCATTTTTAAGTGTAGATTCATCGGCAACAATATCTAATACAGATGCTATGATTGGATCACCATCCATTGCCTCATAATCATTATATAATTGAGGTCTTAATATTGTAAAATTAGAATAGGGAGCATTACCAATATACGTACCTTGTCCTCCAGTATATATACGTTGGTATCGCTCTGGGTACATATTTGTTTGTACTACTCCGGAGCTTTGTATGTGGTCACTATCGATTACTTTAACTTGGTTTCCACCAACGTTTCTAATAATTACGTCGTTTGAAAATAATCGTTTTAATCTACCAAATAAAGATGTGTCTATCATATGTATAAATATTTATCCTAACAGCCAAGTAATGTCTTCGTGACCTCCTTGTTCTGTTTGAATTTTCCATGGGTTATTATTATTATTATGTCCTCTAGCGTTATAAGGATTCATCATTCCTTTATCTACTGATATAGCGTTTATTATTGCTCTATCGTATTCTATATTTGATTTTCTAAATCTTAAAGCTGTGTCTCTTAAATATAAACCCATACTAAAAGCCATTACTAAATCATCATTATATCCTTCTTGCGCTTGTGCTTTACTATTTTTCCAAATAAATACTTTCATTTCTGCTAGTGTTCTTTTAGAACGAATAAAACATGCTTTTTCTTTAGTATATTCTCTAAATTTTTCAATCATTAAAGGACGTGTTTTTACAGATGTTGTAAAACCAGCTACTAAACTGTCTTGATTTTCACTACGTCTAGCCCATTGATCTGATGTATATGCTTCTGTTTTAGGTGAGTAATATAAATTTTTATATCCTCTATCAATTGCTGTTTGCACTGTATCCCAACCTACGTTAGCGTTTTCTATCGCTAATAAAGCATCGTTATATTCTGCTGCTAAACCTACTAATAAATGTCCAAAATCACGAGTTCCTATTTGTCCTTTATATTCAGCTACTTGTGTTGCTGTTTCTAAATCAAACACATGACATGCAGAATGGTCTTTTCCATCCCCTCTAGCAACGTCGGCCGTTACTAAATAACTTCTATTATAATCTGGTTGTTCCCAAATCCATAAATTACCATCGACATTACGTTTTTCAATTGGATCCATTAGATTAGCTTCAATCCAATCAATTAATTCAGGTTCAAATACAGTATCTCCAGATGTGCTAAAATCACAATCACATTCTTGTGCTGCCATTCTAATTCCTAGATCTGTGTCCTGTAAGTTTCTCCAACTTTGATCCCTTTCAGGATGCACATTCCATTTCAATTTAATTGGAACGAATGAATTAGCTCCTAATTCTGATTTAGACCATGTTTGATGAAACCAGTTTCCAGTACCATTAGGTGTAGATAATGCTATACATCCTCCACCCGTTGCTAATGTTTGTTGAGCAGAAGCAAATATTTCATGTATGTTATCAATGAACGCGGCCTCGTCAATTATAAGTAAAGAAACGGCTTCTGATCGACCAGCATCACCTGCTGCCGAAGTTGCCTTTACTTGAGAGCCATTTGGTAATTTAAGTAAGAGCTTGTTGTTCTCCAAGGGTTTTTCGGTTCCTTTTAACCAAGAAGGTAAATTATCGTACATAAATCGTACTTTAGTTACCATGTTTTTAGCTGTTTCTTGTTTTGTAGCGATACAAAGTATATTTTTATCTCTTTGGAATAACATCATCCATAAAGAAAAACCAGCTACTAAAGTTGAGATACCTAGCTGTCTAGATTTTAAAACTATACTATAATTGTTTTTTTGAAATTGGTGTAATACACCATCTTGAAAAGGATATAAATTAAATGGAATTCTACCTCTTGTAGGATGTTGAATCATACAATACTTCTTCATGAAGTGGGCAGGGTCAGTCATACATTTAACGTATTCCTGTTTAATTACATCTTTTATATTTTGATTTTGTTCACTCATATAATCATTTATATATAAATATACAAAAGGCCTGATGTTGGTCAGACCTTATATACTTTGTTATATGTTTGTTATTTTATTAAAAGATATGATGTAGTAAGTATACCGGCAAACGTTCCCGCTTTCCATAAAAATGTTTTAGTCCTTTGTCCTTTTAATTCTTTATGTAATTGTTCTGAAAGTTCTTTAGATAGTTGTAATTGATCTTTCTGGGTATTAATAATGAATTGGTTATTCTTGTCTTTATCTTCTAATAAAGAAATAATTGTATCCTTTTGAGTTTCTCTTGCTTCTAGTTTAATAACTTTTTCTTGGGTAAGTTTTAATTCTTCAACACATCCATCCCCTTTAAGGATATCTTTTATAACTAATTTTGCTACAGGTACCTTAATTTGAACTTTTGTCGTATCTGTTTGTGAAAAACTGCTCAAGCTCGTTAGCAGTAAAACTATCAACACTATTAATTTTTTCATCTGTTTGTTGTTTAATTATAGATATATTATTATCTATATGGTGAATTTCTTTAGTAATATTAATTACGTTATCTTTTACCGAATCAATTTTCACGTCAATTTTTTCATTAACGGCTTGTGCGGAATCTACTTTAGTTTGAAGAGCTTCAATTTTATCTTCATATCCCTTTACATCAGTTTTAATGCTGTTTGTATTAAAAATATTATACAAACATAATAAAGCAATTATTACTAATACTATATCTTGTTTAGTCAGCTTCATTGTATTTTTTTAAAATAACTTTAACTAAATCTCTAACATCATCCGGATGTACTTTTATATAATTTCCTGTATTATCTACTAGTGTAATAAAAATACCATCTTTGCCTACTTCAATTTCATAAACACCAGATCCCACATTAGCATTTATTTCGTATATGCTACCATAATCTTTAAAAGTAGGATCTTTATCATCAATATCTTCTACATCTTCAATAATTGTATTATCATCATCATCCATAAAATCTTCTTCGTCTATTGATCCTTCATCTGATGGTTTATCATCTGCTAGTTCTAAGGCTATACTTTGTAAGGCACGTGTAGAATATTTAGCAGCTTCTTGAGGTGTAAGACCGGCAAAATTAATTAATTCAGAGCGAGTCATTTTCCCAATTCGGTCCATAGTATATTCTTCTTCTAAATTAACAGATTGTTTTTGTTTTAAAGCATTATTTACTTTAGTTTTTTCTGTTGGCGGTAAAGCATTATATGCTGGGTCTTTTATAGCTGCTGGGAGTGCGTTTGGTCCAGCATATAGGGTTTCGCGTACTTTGGCTCGTATAGTTTCTTTTAATTCACTTACTTTCATATTTTATATATAAATGTTAATTTAATATAAATATTAAGTAGGAATTACTTCTAGTATTTGTTTTATACGTTCTTCTGTTGTGCCAGATATGGTGTATATATTTTTTATTCTATGTGAATAATTTTTAATAATATGTTTAATTGTAAAATCAATTAAGTCTCTATATTCAGCATTAGTTTCACGTACTCCATTATCTTCTATTTCTATTCCATCTGGAGATACGTAGAATATGTAGTCGTATTCATTGATAAAGTTGCGAGCATATTCTTCAAATGAAGTTTTATTACCTTGTTTAATCGATTTAGAAGCATTTGTAAATGCCATTACATCAATAACTGTTCTATCAGTAATTAATTTATCTCTCATTAATTCAGAAACACGTTCAGCTAAGAACATTGTTTGACCTTTTAATGTTGAATCGGTATTTAAAGGAATACCTAAATCTCTTAAATATTTACTACGTTCAGTAGCAAAATGATAATCTTTAAATTGTGGTAATTCAGCTAAAGCATTAACTAATGTTGTTTTACCTACAGATACAGTACCTACTAATCCTATTTTCATATTATTTAAAGCTATTTTTAAACAATGGGTTTTTTGCTGGTGGTAATCCAGTATGATTACGTTTTAATTCTTTAATTACCTCAGGTGTGTTGCCTTGATAAATTCCCCAAAAATAATATTCTTTTTTTCCATCAGGTTTAATTAAAGCAGGACCATCTGTATTATGCAACACCCATTCTTCTTTATATGCATTAGGTTCGTTCTTGTCTTTTACGCCCTCTCTTAACTTTCTCGTTTTCGATAAGTACATTATCTGTCCCTCTGGTGTTTTTAATTTTCTTTCCATTTGTTTGTTCGTTTTTTGTTTTAATTTCTACTGCTATAGGACCGTAAGTAGAAATATCTAAATCGTATGTCCATGTAGTTATACTTTCATTATCATTATATACACGAGTATATTTGTTTGGGTTTTCTGAAGGTATAGGTTTAATTGTTTTGGGTCTTGCCATTTATTAAATGTACGAAAAATTATTTAGATTTCAAAATATCTTCTGCTACATAAATACCTTGTGCACCACTTACTGTTATACCTCTAGCGGAAAGTGCATCACCAACAAAATGTACGTTAGGATACTTGGTCAGGGCTAAGTTGGTATAATCAACAAGTGGCTCAGGTGATAGATATTTTACTTCAGGAATATAAATTCCCCAATCGTCTTTTAATGTTGGAAATACTTTTTTCATATCTTCAATAAAATCTTCAATATAATCAAAATATCCTTCAAATGTTCTTCTAACGTCCATCATATCAGTATCTGTTATTTGATGTGCTTCTACATGTCCTCCTTCTGAAGTATATGATACTTGGCGAGTTGGAGAGTAATATAAACCTTTACCATTTATTGATTGACATTGTTTTACTACATTTCTTGACCATTCAAATGGGTTTTCAATACCATTTAACTCCATAATAATACCAAAGTTAGTCATATCGTTTCTATACTTTTCATCTTTCTTAGCATGACCATTGTAAGTATAGTTTCCGTATGTTTCTTCTACTGCAACATAAGCAGCATTATTGTTAGTACAAAATGAACGTAATGATACTCCTTTATTATCAAATTTTCTATATAACTTAAAGTCATATGAAATATCAATTAAGTTTTGGAAGTGATGTTGTGGTGCTTCAAATCTAACACCAATTTGTACTGATTTAGGTTCAGTTGGTAGATCATATTCTTCGGCTAAAGATTTACCAAAGTCAATACCTGATTTACCTACGGCAAATATAAGTTCATCATATCTATATTCTAGTTCATGATTTTCTTTGTCTAAAAATTTACCTAATACTCTTTTATTTTCAAAATCAATAGCATAAACTTTAGTTTCCCATTGAAAGTTAACACCCTTATCAACTAAATATGAATACCAATTTTTAGCAATTTCTAATAAGTAATCAGTTCCAACATGCCATACAGGAAATAATCTTAAACCAAAATGAGGTTTAATAAAGTCAGGTTCAGCATCAGGATTTGAACATTGTACTTCTTCTGGTTTAGGATGAAAACGTTTAAAGTTAGTTATAACTTGATCCATTAATTCCATCGCCTTATCTTCACCACAATATTTAGAAAGTTGACCTCCAATAGCAGTGTGATAAGTTAATTTACCATCAGACCAACCACCAGCACCTAACATACCAGTCATTACTTCACTTGGTAATCTTTTATGAGGATCTTTCCCCATATCAATAATAGTGATTAATTCACCCGGATATCCATTATCTACTAATTTAGTAGCAGCATTAATGCCTGCTACTCCGGCACCTACAATTACTATTTTTTTACTCATGTTTATATCTTTTGAACTGTTAAATATACGAAAAAGAGATGCGGTCTCAAAAACTGAGGCCACATCTCTCTAAAATTTATCTCTTACGAGCGACTAG